TATATAAAGCTCTCTAAGGAATCTTAACATCAAAACCATATACTCACTAAGGGTAAAGCTCTACAAAGCCTTACAGAGCTATTTAGAGGCCTTATAAGCCATTTTTATCCTCTTCCCATACCACATCGTGCGCGCCTCGCCACGCGCTCTTTCTTTAAGTCGAAGGGATCTCATCCCGAGACATCTATGTCGTAGACCATCGTATCTTTGATACGATAATCCATACTCCTATCTCTGATACCGTCAGTTCTTTCAGAACCATTCACTCCATATCGGAGATATGCATGGTTCTGAAGAACAAGGTATTCCTTAGTGTCTTTACATCAGTGGACCATAGGCCCACTGATGATTATTATAAAAAAATTTCTACTCAAATCGACTCTACTCATACTCGTATCGAATCTAATCGTATCAACTCTACTCGCTCAAATCGACTTGTATCAACTCGCTTGAATCGTATCGGATCAACTCGATCACTTGAATTAATTCTCTACTAAACTATACTTTATTATTTGATTCAGCACATATCTTTATGCAGTTTAAACTACGCGAGATAAGATAAATAATATTCCTATTAACCGTAGTATACTTTTATTCTTTACAGCGTAAAATACGGTTATGTATCCCGTAATTACAAGAGGTTTTACTGATGTATCAGCACTTTAAAGCAGATAAAGAACACTTGGGAAATAAGTTCTATTCTTATCGTGGTTTACATGACTTAATCTACACTACCTTAGAGCATGCTACTAAACTCCATGTGACTGAACCTAGAGACACCATGAGTGGTAACAAGAAGATCCCGTACAGCAAGTACGTGATCAGTGCTATCGACCGTAATGATATTTTAACCACCATTGAGATCCATACCCGTAAAGACATGTATGCTAACAGCTACAAAGATCCTAGAGGAGAGATCACAGGTCGCCACTTTAAAGGAGACCATCATCTGGCGATCTTATTCCCTTGGGGTTCTTTATCGAACAAAAGACAATCCTACTTCATCACTACCCGTGAAGGACAGTGTTGGTGTTATGAATCAGGACTGAATGATTGCCTAGTCCATACCTCGACTTATGCTGAGGAGTCCATGGTAGGTCTCCTGAAGCTCTTAAGAAGAGTCAAGTCTCTGTCTGAAACTTACTTCATCGGGAAAGAATGTCCTTTTGTGACTATTGGAGATCTTGAGGTGAACAAGATCATCTCTCGTGAAGAGAAACATCTGAAGAAAGATATATTCACTGTAGATGAGCTCTTAACTAAGATGAAGCAATATACCAATACCGAGTGTTATGTTGAGCAAGTCAAAGATGGTTATGTCAACACCATCTTGACCTTGAAAGGCAGTGATCGTCATCACGTCTTTCGTATCGAAGCAAGAACTGGTTTTCATTCCTCGATGTACACCTATGGTGATCCTGATATCTCCATCCATATCCCACGTTACTTTGGATCCATGGAAGAACAGACTTTGGACATCATGGAGATGGGTAACAACTACGTATTTAGGAACCATCGTTTTGATGTGGTAGATCAGTCCCATGGAGCAGCTATGGATCCTTCTATGCTCTCCTTGATCGGTTATCTTGCAGATCGTGGCGTGAAAGGTTCTTTGCTTCAGACAGAGAACTATGATAAAAGCCATTACTTAGAGCTATAAACAAGTTCCATACCTCACTAGGACTACTAAGGTCCTAGTGAGGATATATGCCGTCTAGGCTATCTGAGAGGATCAGGGACGATCCTCGATGAAATGACGCATACACAGCACTATTTTACCAAATCCTTTCTATAAAGCTCTATAAGACATCTTAAATCAAAAGTAATATCCTTTATTATGGTCATCACAGATATCGTCTTAGAGAGGCTCTGAGAGCCTTCTAGAGCATGTTAACTATTTTACTTATGTAAAAATAACCAAAATAAAAGCATAGACGTCATATACCCTTACCCAGGACTGTGTATCCTGGGTAAGGGGTAGTGTGTATTTAGATCAAGATACCATATTGAACAAAGTCTTCTTCATGGATCAGAGGAGTACTTAACTTGACAGCTTTCTGGTATTTACTCCCTTGATCTCCTTCTCCACAGAGAAGATAGTCGGTGTGTTTACTGACACTGTTGACTACGATACAGCCTCTTTTCTCCAGATAGTCTTTTAACTGACTTCTACCGACGGAGAAGCTTCCAGTGATACAGATATGCTTTCCTTTCAACAAGAATGCATCATCGATAATAACATCTTCTTGGATATGGATCACTGATAACAGTCTATCTAAAGATCTTAGGTTATCGGTATCCTGGAAGTACTGATAGATATTGTTTGCTATCGTCTCTCCGATACCTGGGATGATTTTAAGCTCCTCTACACTTACTGATTTAAGATCATCTAAACTGTATTTACTACCAAGTAACTTACAGATACTGGGTCCACAGTTGTCGATCATCAGTGTCAGCAATACTTTCTGTAAAGAGAGAGTTTGTTTACCATGGATGTTCTCTAAGATCTTCTCACTGAGCTTAGTGCTGTTGGTTACTTGTGTCAGTCTAAATTCATCGAGTAGATAGAGATCACTAGGCTCTTTTAAATAACCCAGATATACCAGCATATCGATGGTACTTTCACCAAGACCATCGATATCTAGTACTTCTTTACTAACAATGTAGCTCATCTTAGCTTTAACGACATCTAAGCAGTGTCTATTGATACACTTTAAATAACTCCCATCTTTGACTAATACCTCCTGACAACAAGGACATCTCTCAGGGATCACGTACTTCATCAAAGAGGGATCTCTTCTTCCCAAGATCACCTCAGTGATCTGTGGGATCACTTCCCCACTACGTCTGACAAAGACATAATCCCCGATACGGATATCTTTTACCTCAATCAGATCAAAGTTCGCGAGAGAGACATTATTGACTTTAGCACCACCGATCTCTACTTCATCGATGACAGCGACAGGTGTGATGACACCTGTCCTACCTACAAAGATCTGGATATCTTTTATTTGGCTGACGACTTCTTGACTGGGATACTTGACAGCGATAGCCCAGTAAGGATCTCTGTGTTTATAACCCAGTCTTTCTTGTAGGGAAAGACTGTCTACTTTGATGACACAGCCATCGATATCGTAGTCTAGCTCATCTCTCATCTTTCCTATCTCATCAACACAGCGATATAATTCATCCATCCGACACCTCCTCTGTAAAGGAGATGTCTTAAATCCTAGTTCATTTAACCAGGATAACACTTCTGTATAGCTATCAGGGATAGCACTACTGTGATATCCTACGCCATAAGAGAAGAAGGATAGCTGTCTCTCTTGAGTGATCTTAGGATCTTTGACTCTTAGACTGCCACTAGCAAGGTTACGACAGTTGCTAAAGGACTTATAGTTGCTAAAGGACTTACAGTTCTCATTGAGTCTATCGAATACTGACCTTCTGACATAGACCTCACCTCTAATCTCGATCACCTCTGGGATCTCCATCCATGGGACGATATTTTCAGGGATATCTTCTATCGTGAGCACGTTCTTTAACACATCTTCACCGATAGATCCATCTCCACGAGTCGCTGCTGATACCAGTACACCTTTTTCATAGATGAGGTTGCAAGCAAGACCATCGAACTTCTCTTCGATAGAGAAGTCGATAGTAGAGATATCCACATGTTCTTGTAAGGATGCTAAGAACTTTGCTAGATAGTCTTTATCTCCAGTAGAGGGTATAAAGACATTTCCTTGGGAAGGGACGAAAACGTTGGAGAGCGATAACATCGGTGTGAGATGCTTGATCTCTTTAAACGATGGATCTTTGGTATCGGCGATAGTCTTAGTAGGAGAGTCTTGATCTGTGTAAGTCAAGGATTCTAAATGTTTAAGTCTTTGCACTAACTGATCGTATTCTAGGTCTGTAGTGAGTGGATGAGACTTTTGATAGTAGTGATGATCAAGTTCTTTGATGGTCTTCTTTAAGGATAAGATCTCATCTTGGATATTCATGTAAACTCCTGTGTATATGTACTTCAGAGATATGATTTATATCTGTATCTTGATAGATATATACACGTCATAAAGCCCTGATACACCTGTAGTGGGTGTATCAGGGTGTAAGGTAATATGACGTTTATTCCGGGATTGGCAATGGTTTAAAGACTTGCTGATCATAAGTCAAGATCTTCTCATTATTCTTATCCCACATCTTACCGAGTGTATTGACGTGTAGTACTACTTTACTGGCATCGTTAGCGAGCTTGATATCACCATTGATGTTTTGCAAAGTACAAGTGAGTCCTTTTAGGGCATTAGCATCGAGCGGATACTGCACGCCACGAGGACTACTATAAAGGGGTGTGACCGTATGTTTCAGATAAATCCGCTTACGGTCTTTGACGTACCAGACAGAGAAATAACCAAAGTAAACATATTGGTTATTGCTATAACCTTGTTTCTGTCTGAAATAAGAGACTTCGATACCGTAGTGGTTGAGCAAGGTGTTATCGATCTGATACTCTTTACCACCACCCATCGATCTTAACACCACTTTAGTACCTGATAAGGTAGCGGTATTATTGATCTGTGCTAAAACTGCAGCACTGGGTTTACTGGTAAACTCTATCAATGGAGATTCTCCTTTGGTATAAAGATCAGGATTGTTTCTCTGAGCTCCCATGGGTTTGTTGTTGTAGTAATAGACGACCTGATAAACATACTTACTAGAGATATCAACACCATTAGCCTCATTGACACGTAAGATCTGTTTATTACGCGTGTATAGTTGGTTGTTGCGTGCGATATCATTTACTGCATACTGCTTGACCCCACGATAGTCTACTTGCAGTTCTCCTTCATTGGTGACTTCACCAAGGATATATTCCCCATAGGCGATATTACCTTTGGCAAGATTGACATTGGTAGGTAACTGATCAAAGGTAAAGGGTTCTGAGTAGGCGATCTTTTTCTCACCAGTAGTATTGTTCGTGATCTCGTATTTGTTACGATAGACAAACAAATTACCGACGTATTGCTCTTGACCACCGCTATTGCGAGCACGTTCCAGTTGTTCAGTATCAACCAACTTGATCGAATAAGGTCTTTTATATCCCGTGAACTTCTTGAAGTTTTTATAGTCGAAGACTACGTCTTTGTTGTTATCGACTGCTGCTGTGATAGACTTCTTCTCAGCTTCCGTGATGGGGTGATCTAGATAGATCATCTCTCCATCAACAAAGTTTCTCCCAGCATCATTGATCCCACGGTTCTCACCAGCAGTTTCAGCATAAGGGTGATCGATATTACCGATCTTGGCAAAGACAAAATAGACAAACTGTGTCTCCATGTACATCGGCAGGTTCTTCTGGTCTTGTAAGGTGAACCCTAACTGCGAGATATAATACTTATCTGGGCATTCCCATTGACCATTTTCAGTGAAAGCATAGTTCCAGCGGACATTAGCATTCTCTGCTATATAAGGGATGATTTTATTATACTCAGCTTCACTAGGCACATGACCAAACTTCACAGGCTCTGATTCCATCTCAACGGTTCTATCAGAACTGTTTTCTCTGAAAGTGGTGATGACAGTATAGATGTGTTCATTGCTGTAGTCTTTGTCGATACCGATCTTGGCGATACGATTACCTAGCTTCTGTGATACAGGCTGATATGCTAACTTAGGATCTTTAGGATAAGCTACAAATCGATCATGATAGAGGATCACAGGCATGTTGAACTTAGTATTATAAAAGACGTTGTGATCAGGTCCCTCTTTGGGTTCTATTGGAGTGATATTAATCGTCCAGTAATCTGTAGTCTCAGTAGCAGTATGGACCATGCTTGCGATCATGCTATCTTTGTTGACAGGATCATCACTACCATCTTTCTTATACTGATCGATATTGAAGAAATGTTCTTTAAAAGCACGATAGATCTTGTTAGACAGATCTTTCTTACATTCTGCAGTATCAGTGATCGGTTTATTGTAGATGAGATAGATCTCCTCTCCTCTGGAAGACTTTATACCTTTCTTTTCGTACTTATTGATATTCTCAAGTTGATCTTTGATGATCTTTAGTCTGACAGCATTCTTAGGACTTCCTCTATGGTATTTGATATCGATCTCACCGATGAAACGTTTACTGTTCTCGGTGGATTTGATCTTGACGATGGTGTTGGGTTTGACATACTTGTTATACTGAGAAGCATCAACCTGAAATACTTTCTTGTCTTTAGTACTTTTGTCAAGGATAAATTTGTTATCATCAAGTACAGGATCAGCCGATCCATCGATATTTCTGACATTCTCTACTTCGAAGTCATCTTCTTCGATATCGATGTTCTTACTCTTTAGGTACTTGACGATATGTTGTTTAAACGTTAAATCTTTCTCAATGAACATGTTGAGTATTCCTTTTGTGTATAAGTTCACATCATGCATCATACATCCTCAGTAGGACTATCATTAGTCCTACTGAGGTGCTCTGTATGACGTGTAACATAGTGGCATCATGTATTATAACGAAGACCTGAAGATGCGATCTCTTTAACAAGATTTTCAGGTTTAGGAACAGGAACAAATATCTTTCCCTTGTACCCCTTGGGATAAAAGTCAAAGCTATTATCCTCCAGCACATAAGGAGATACCGGAAAAGTCATGGCGAACTTCTTTTGTCTCCCAGGTGTGGTTAACTTACTTTCGATCTCACCATCGTGACGTAGGTTCAAGATCTCCTTGAACCTGTCACTGATGTATTTACGCTCGAGAGGGACATTTGCTCTACTGACTGTGACAGATACAGATGTCTTCCAGACATCACTCATCCCTTCACTGAAATCATCCCAAGTAGGACTCAGTCGGTTTAACAACTCGGTTAAGTTCAGTCTACGATAATGGATCTCAACTTCCACACCATTAACGAGTGCAATCACTTTAGTGTTAGGTTCGATATCTCCATCGATACTCTTGATATCAGGATGATTAAGGTAGTAGTCTTTCGGTAGATCTATACTTTCCACCTCACCTTTCAAGGTCACCGTTAATTTACTTTCATCGATACCGAGATAGTCTTGGTAGTACTGCTTGATCTTTAAGATCAAAGCAGACTCCCCTTGACTAAGGTCTAATACTTCCTTTCTTCTTGTCAACATAACTCAACCATATTCAAATTCATCCAAGATGATCTGTTTGATCTCCAAAGTAAGAGGATACTCAAGACCTAGCATCTGGGTATTCTTGATCAGACTACCAAGATCTTTCTTAGCTTTGTAGGTCTTGATATTGACCAAACAACCACCCGTGTAGATCAGGTTTTCATATTTCGGGATGAGTTGCATCAAGTATCCATTACCATTACGATAGAATCTGTATTCCAAAGCATCAGCGATAAATCCTAATCCACGACAAGTGTGAGTAAAATACGCCTCGTCTATGTCTTCAGACTCATCCTTAGGAAGTAGACTATCATCTATCCCTAAGTACACGGTAGAAGGATTACCGATAGACTTCGTGTAGAGACTAAGTTGTTCTCCCAGATGGATCCTTCTATAGACCACTGTAACCTCACCAGCGTAGCCTTTCCCAGCAACGACTGAGAAAGTCACTTTGGTGTTGTTGACCACTGTGGTATTGACATCGTCTTTTGAGTAACTCTGAGTCCCTTCTTCAAGTTCTTCGACTGCTTTTACTTCGATCTCTTTGATATCGAAATTAGGATTACTGTCCTTGATTAGCTTTAAGAAGTTCTCTAAACTACTCTTACTCGGATCTAGTTTAACCATGTGTTTCTCCACCATGTGCTTCTCCTAGATCCGTGATGTCTAGTGACCCCATAGGTGTGACATCATAAGCAAAGAAGTCATCCCATACACCAGGGATGACTTTACTTAACGATGGTTTCACGACCTTAGGTTTAAAACCAATGATCTTCTGTCCTGTGAATAAGTAGCTATCTTCCTTAGCAGTAAGGGTGACTTTACCTTCTTCACCATTAAGATCAAAATCCATATCTAGGAAGTCTAGCTGGATCGGAAAGACTCTAACAAAGAAGTCCATCAGTATCCCTTCTTCAGTTAATCCACCTACGTATTTCTCAGGAGGATAACGATAGAGACTGTTATCGGTCTTGAAGATGATCTTCCATTGGTCTTCGATACTAAGTCTTCTATACCTTAAAGTACAGGATCCTGTCACTAAAACACTATCATCTTTAGCAGTGATGGTGACTTCTGTGTTAGGTTCGACATGATCATTAGGGTGATTATAGTCGAGATGACTACTGATCTCTACAGGTTGACCGATTTCAAATTCATCTTCATGTTTACTGAAATCAAAATCAGTCATCTGTCCTTTACTACGGCTTTGCAATAAAGCCAAGATATTTTGTTTTTCGGTTAACGCGATATTGATTTCCATGATAACTGTCTTTAACTTACAAAGGGTCCTGAAGGATCATGTTCCGGATAGAGCAAAATGGTAGTTTTGGCGAATACTTGTCTACAAGCCTCACCTACCAGATCAACCTGATACATGGGTTTACCACCTGATGTACTAGAGGAGATCCTGATGATATCATCGTTGTTGATATAACTGGACATGTTGTCCATATCAAATATCTTAACCAAGACTTCTCTGACCTTCTGATAATCCTCACTATGCGCGATCTCTTGGTCGTGATATTTAACAAAGTCTTCCCAAGTAGGCGTTCTTAGTTTCAACACTAACACCGGATCGATACGATGGTATTTGATCTTACCGATCTTAAAACCAAAACCCGTTAAGTTCTTATCAATCTGCATCTTGCTATGCAAGATCTGATCGGTTTGAAAAGATGTATTCGTAGGTAGCTCTCTATTGATCTCACGTGGTGTTTTGCCATCGTAGAAGTTAGCAGGAGTCTCTCCATCTTCAGTAACAGTGACACTGCTACCGATGACACTATCAGCTTTCCCTTCTTCGATACCAAAATAAGTCTCAAGATACTTATTGACAGCTTGACCTAGAGGATAACTCATCGCGATTTTCTGTGTTCTCGTACTCATGACTCACCTACACCGTAAATGCTTCTAAAGTCACCTCAGGGATCTCAACGACAGTTTCATACTCGAAAGTATTGTCATTAGTGAGGTGGATAGTTGAGATATCTTGTTTACGACGGACGTATTCAAGACTGATCTCGATCTTGTTGCCATCTGTGGTGTACAAGAGACTATTACTGATCGCATCTAGAGTAATCTTTGCTTGTTCATCATTGATCTTGGTGAACTCATAGCTGATCTCACTGTCAACATGATAGAGGATGTTATTGATGTGTTTCTTAACGTTCTCTTCTGTGAGCTCTGGGATCATCTTCTGGTTATATTTCCAGTTAAGACGCGTTTTCCCAAATAACAATGTCCATTGGTTCTGGAGATTGATGCGACGATACTCAATCTCTTTACTGCCTTTGTAACTAGTGCTATCACTTTTGGCAGATATGACGATCTTAGTATCAGCTTCGATAACGTTATTGATATTCCCTGAGTCGATACTAGCCACAGCTTTTAAGACAGCTGGTGTACCTATATCAAACTCATCGATATCTGCTTCAGGGATAGAGATCATCTTAAAGATGATCTCTTTCGCAGTTGCATTCTTAGTGATCTTCATCTACTATCCTTAACCACTGAAGGTGTAGCCATTCTTAGCAGCATACTCTAGATCATACTCGAAACCACTCAAGCTGGTGGTGAGGATGACTTCTGGGAGCTGGATCTTATCATCACGTTGGACAGTGATCATAAATGCTGTTTCATCTGCGACATAGACAAGATCATTTTCTTTAGCGGTGATCGTCGCAGATGCGTTATCACCAGTGTTGATGGTGACAGTGATGTCTACTGAGGATTCGATTAGTTTCAGTTCACTGACCAAAAGACTCTTAATAGAGCTTTCATCAAAGGTGGGGATCTTAGATTTGATCACCGTCAATGTAGGATTAGTCGATTCACCGATACGGAACTGATATTGCTTACGGATAGAGATTCTTCTATATTGGATCTCAACACTACCTGCAGCATTACCTTTACCTGTCATGGTGACCTTGGTATTGACAGCGAGGTTTGTGTTCGCAGTGGTTTTGTCATGCGGCAAAGAAGCACCTGCGATCACAGAAGGTGTGCCAAAATCGATATCTCCTTCAGCAAGGCTGGTGCTGTTGGTCTGGTTGACAAGTGCCAGGAGGTTTACTTTAGCAGATTTGGTGTGGTCAAGTTTCATCAGGGTCGTCCTTTTTAAACAACTGAAAACATACTAGAGATACTTATCTCTAGTATGGGTGAAAATAAAAAATACATGTTTTCACAGGGGTCACCGGAAAACATCATAGTATCTTCGTTTGTCTTATTTTACGGTAATAACAATAATAGATATCTATTTACACGTCATAGACCCTAGATACACCTACCATGGGTGTATCTAGGAGTAAGGTGATATGACGTGTTTTCAATGAGCTTTATTTATAGACGTCAAGGTTGGTTTTTAAGCTCATACTTAAATCCATCCAACTTCAACGTCTTTACCTTAAAAGTGACCGTGATCTCCAACTTACCGATGTACAGCAAACTACCTCTTTTGGCAGAAAGCCTGATCTTCTTGATGTGATCTTGTCCTGTGACAGAGTCATAAACGATATCTAGACTCTCTTTACGCAGTTTGGCTTTAGCGATGATAGCATCACAAACACCGTTGATCTCTTCTTCACTATAACTCTTGTTGTGGGTGGTGCTATCAGCACCCCCTAAGAGCTCATGCTGCAGATGGATATCGATCCGTCTATACTCGATCCCATCAGGACCATCGTAATCACTACCACCACTGATACTGACTTTGGTGTTAGAGACATAGTCCTGATTAGGAGCACTCTTACTGACCGTATCAATACCTACACCGTCAATGACAGTAAGATCCGTGAAGCTAAGACCACTATAGGTCTTAGCCATAGCAGTATTGATCAGACTGGTGACATTGTCTATTTCATTTTTCGTGATATCGATATTCATCTATCACCACCTGCTGAAGATGATATTGCTACGCTGTGCTTGCAGTTTTCTTTCTTCTTCGATCAGAGCGGATAAGTTCTCTCTGACATGGATGATATCAAAGGACTCAGCGCTGACTGATGGGATCTCATTGAGTCTATCTAAGAACTTCATGCCATCGACTCGGATTTGTTCGATAGACTCGATAGAAGGTGTCAGTAGCTTCTCGGCGTTCCAGATACCTGGTTCATTGACATAGTCAAAGGTGATGATGTCAACCAGTTTCTTGATATAGGTACCATCCCCTCGAGGATAGTCTTTCGTTAATGACCTAATCGAGAAACATACCTGTTCACCAGGAGATTCAAATGCATGGATCAAAGATTCTCTATAGGGACCAGAGGGATAGATCGTTCCCATGACTGGAACGATCGTGCGTCCTCTCTCATCTTTTAATTTCTCAGGTGATAACCAGATCTTGCGCCAAGTACCACAGACCATGGTCTCCTCGATACGAGTATATCTGATACCATAATCGTATTTGTCTTTGCTCCCTATGGGCATCTTGGGATGACCATATTCAGCTCTAAGGACCCCACGATTGATCCGTCTATTGAAAGAGGATTGTTGTTGGAAGAACCTAACACCTGCTTCTAGATCGTAGAAATCCTCCATGCTGTTGTAAGCATTAAGACCACCGATCACTTGGGTATAGCAACCATCAGCATCAGGTTTGATGATACCTTGTTTACCTGTACCACGTAGTCTTGTACATTCAAAGAAGATCTCCCTTCCAGGAGACCTTCTTGCTGTTGATAAATATTGCATTGCTATTTTATCCTTTCTTATTGTCGCAGTAAGCTCTCGATATTTTCTAGTCTTTCTGTCGGATTGATCAAAGCAGATGCGACACCTTCAGAGAAGTAGTTGCCACCAAGCTTATTTAGCGTGTTGGTGGCACCATATTCGATATTACTCATCTTGATCCATTCGAGATTCTTACTTTCAGGATCACTATCGACTACCTGACGATAGTAGATCCTTTTATCTTCTTTGGCTCTTGCGATCAAAGAGATCATGAGTTGTACGACTTCTGGTCTACTACCTACATTGGCATCAGCATAGCTCTTAGAGGTCTCAAATAACCTACACATATCGACATAGCTCATATACGCAGGTATTTTACCTTTGGAGATAAAGAGATCGTAGATGCGATAAGGTAGTGTATCTTGTTTGACGATATCAATGTTCTCAATCACCGTGTCTCCTGCTTCAAAGCTCAGTTTGTAGTAAGGATCATTACCGTACTTGATCTCTTCTATGGAAGTAGGGTTGAAAGTGATCATGGCGTTGACACTCAAAACCGCATATACAGTACCTACCGTGATCATGTCTACCCCTAAGGTGTAGACATGATCACTTACTTCAGCAAGACCTTTAAGCTTATACTCGACAGGGAAATAGATCTCACAGTCCTTCAAAGCCACCCACCTTTTGTTGATGACTTTGAAGTTGCTTTTGACGACATCACTATCACGAAGATAGCCGAACATATCCCCTCCTTATCTAGAGATCGCGATGCCACTAGCTACCGCATCGACCAGATAGTAGATCGCAGCGATAGATGCTGCTTCTTTGACTGTGATATTGGGATATTTATAAAAAGCTGTATCGATACTACTTAAGAACAACTCAGCATTCAGACTAGGATAGATAGGAGCCAGTGACCTTGATACCAGTTTCAATGTCAAGACATGGATGTTTTCGATATCTTGTTGACGGACGTATTGCAAGAGATCTGTGAAGAGATTGGTCACTTCACGATACTCTTGTTCACTGGCATGGAAAGGATCTTCATTGATCAAGTGGTGGAAGTTAAACTCCAGTGACTCTTTTACACGTTGTACCATGTCATCAGAAGTCGTTCTAGTGACATTGTTGACATGTTCTTGCCAGAGAGATTTCAGTTCTTCTTTGTGTTCATTGATCTCTTCGACTGACTGATAGGTGTTTCTTTGTAATGACAGACCTAATATTGCCTCTACATCACCACCATCTTTGATCCAACCATGATAGGTGAAAGGATTAACTCGGATCTCATTGTTAGAACGAGAGCTGATGATGATGCCGTTTTGGGCTTCTTTATCAAGCTTCTCAAGATAGCTCTTGATCGCAAGACCTGCTTGACCTCTTAAGTACTCGAGGTGGTCGAGTATCTCACTAGGAGATCCAGTACTACCTTCAGGAAGATCATTGATAAACCAGTTTGAGAGAACAAAGACAATCAAAGCAATCTTCACATGCTCTGGATGATATCTTAAGTAGTGACCAAGATTATTCACCCCACGCCAGTTCTGTCTGAACACCCCATGATAGACTTCTTTGACCAGATCATCACTGAGATCTTTTACCAATAACCCACCGATACCAGGGTATCCAGCCAACCATCCCATCACCACACTACTGTCAATATCTGCAAGTACTGGAGATGCCGGGATCTCACCTTCTATTATCTCAGAATGAGAGAATCGATTCAGTAATTCTTGGAACTGACTGTCTAAGATCACATCAGGGACTACAGCAGTATTGACTTTAGTCTTGATAAGATCTTTAGGATCTAAAGAAGTAATAGCGTGTTGTACTGAATCTACCAGTGCTTTGACAAAAGGATTGATCTCACTTCTAACTGCCTTTAGCAATACTTGAAAATCAGGGATCGTAGTGCTGACGATATCAGACAAAACACTGTCGTATCTGGAAGGGATGAACTCCTGTGTCTCTACAGGGACTTTGTTGGTTATACCAACAACATCATTGATCACTTCACTGTCTGATAAGTTATTCACGACGTCTTCTGGAGGAAGACTGATCGCTTCTACCAAAGGTCTCAGATAAGAGTCTTCTTTGACAGATAAAATAATGTTCTTATCTTCTAACTGAGAAGATACCATTAAAGCTTTAGCAAGATCATTTTGGGTAATCATGGATAGTACTCCTTACATCTGGGTGAAATGGTCTTGCAGTCTAGACCAGACGATATCTTTGACAGAAGACAGACCTTGGTCTTGGATCTTATCAGAGATGTCATCACCTGCGACCCCATGGATGGTCGTGGTGACGACATCATTCAGTGCTGCCAAGATAGCAGCATTTTGTAGCTTAGTGTATAACATCGGTATACCTTTTCTAAATAACTAAAAACATGCATGTGATATCCATAAACGGATACTATACGATTGCAAACAGCTTATATTGAGTAGACGACATAATAGACGACATATATCCTAGATACACCCATGATAGGTGTATCTAGGAGTAAGGGATGTATGACGCTTACATGACGTTTACATAATCATCGTGGGAATGTTCCTGGGACGAACAACTTGGCGATGTCGGCGATAGGATTATTGCTCGCCATCATACCCCAGTAAGAAGCATTAGAAGTACTGTCCTGTCTGGCTAATCTTTCTCGCCATTTACGTACCAGTTTAGGGAAGAAATAGATCTGTGCTGTCATATCCAGAGATCCCAATACTGCCATGTAGTCACTAAAAGGACTATCAAAGTCGAACCATCCGCCTTCTAAGACGTTAGGTCCTTTGAATATCCCTGCTACCTGATCAAGACCTGCTTTCAACATCCCTTCAGTACCACCCATGTTCTCTACCATCGGCATATGGAGCATCGTCTCCATATCCTCGACGTCTAAAGTCACTCTGATGTTCAAAGGTTCTTGGTATTGCGTCCAGGAAACATTACCTGTACTACCTCTATTGATCGAGATTGATTTCACCATACCCAGTCTTGTTTGGGCGCGACCTTTATCAAAGACCTGACACAAAAAAGGCTCTGTATAGCTGTGTCTCCCAGTAGATCTGGTCAATGATCCTGCAAGCAGTAGTGACAGAGGCATGTAGATGTTGATCAACTGGGAGAAGACATCACCATAAGGAGAGATAAGGTCTATCGTGTAAGATTTGGTTGAGAGCTGTGCATCTGCTCTATCCCAAAACTTAGGCACTTCTGCATAGGCAGATCCTGTTAAAGCAAATAGACCACCCATCCCAATTTGTTCAGCGAATTTGCTAATGTTTTGCATCGCGCCTGATACCATACCTTCGATACCCTCGGCTACATCATTATCACCGATGTTGCCATAGTTAGCTGAAAATTTAAAAGACCTTGCTGCAGAAGAAGTATTATTGATCCACTGTGCTAATTCTGATTCTTTAAAAGAGTTAGAGAAGGATTCCTGTGCACCACCAGTGGTTGTGACACGAAATCCTACAAACTCAGCACCATCATGCAGTCCAGCTTTAACAATAGACATAAATGAATCTGGATCTGAACCATCCGTAGAAGCTTCTTTGGCTATAAGTCCTTCGTTAGGATCACCTGTAACTTGACCTAGACTAGATCCAAACCATCTACTGGTTGCATTACCTAGGTTTGTGATATGGGGGTCCATGATGTTGCGATAACTCGCTTTGATCCCAGATTTATAACGATTGACCATCTCTCGTTTAAGATCGCTACTACCTGACGCATTGAGATCACTGAGTTGTTTCATATACGCCCGTTGTGCACGGGTCGCAACACCATAGAGGTTGATATTACCTTCATCCGTGATCACAGATCCAAAGTGTTTTCTAAGATAGTCTAATTCAGCACCACTGGGTGTCCAACTCGGGTCTCTGTCTGAAGTAGTGGTATATTTACTTTCCCCTACACGAGGGGCTAAGAATCCTTTATTGACTGCAATATGATTCAATATCCCTTGTGCCGCTGACCAGTATAATGGCATGGTAGGTTTCAAGTAGTACAACTGAGAGGTCTTACCTGACAAGAATGATCCTATTTTGTCTATCGTATCTCCAATGATACCAACAGCACTTAACCCTAATGATACAATCCCTAAAGGCAAAGTTGCCGTTTGACCGATTAGCTCTCCGATGGATTTAGTTAAACTAGAAGCAAGACCACCAGTTCTGACAAATCTTCCGTACGATGGAGAGTAGAATCTACTATAAAAACCCGTGATAGAGTTAAATACAGGAACACCAAATCTAAAATACACTACTTGTTGATGATCATCGTACATCTCCGAGTAGTAGGGAGAGAGAAAAGTCTCTGTATTGTACTTATTGGCATTCTCTCCTTCTTTTAACACCGGTGGATCTGTCCATCTTGAAGGCTGTGGCAAAGGGTTCACCGCTAGACTCCCACCAGGGGTCGTATCGGTAAACTTCATCATCGCTGTGTTATAAACTCTTGCAAACATCACTTCAGGATCTACGCCTTCATTGTGTTCAGTGATGTTGCGCATGAAAAAAGCCCGTTGTACCCAGTTGGTACGTTCATCTTCACTACGGGCATTGATTCTGTCAGTATCGATCATGTATTTATCCTGATATCATTGTTCTCAATCACCACTCTGCCAAAATCTCTTTTGATTGCTGATTTGACAGAGCTTCCTCCTAGACTTAACATGATCAAGAACTTCTCATCATCCAGTCTGGTACTATCATCAGCATTGATCTCATCTTTGACACTGTCGTTGATATGTTCATCAGTCAGTACTCTAATACGGTTACTGACCTGACAGCCTTTCTTGAATAGCTCTTTAAATCTCTCAGATGCAGAAGTATAATCTTTGGCATTGATGGTAAGATCATTACCTCTTTTGGTATACAACCAATCCTGATCTACAGAAGTCTTCTTCAAGGTCTCTTTGAGATCTTGATAGACTTCCATAGTAGGTTTATCTGCGTACTCATGCTCTTTCTTCCAGTTAGAGGATAACACATTTCTGAAGTTACCTTGCTGATGAGGATTAGAAGTAAGCGTATTGAACTTCTTGACACCAACAATATCAGTCATCGCTCTGATGGAAGAGAGATCTTGTTTATCCACAGCTTTGGGATAGATGTCTTTTACGATCCTATCTCTGTAAGGGTTGTTCTTGACAATGTCTTTTAAAGCATGCAATGATCCTGGGATATCATTATCCATGATGTCCCGCACGAGTCCCGTTAAGTAATCGGCTTGTCCACCTAGTTTAGACAAAGAAAAGACATCTGATCCTGTCAACTCTTCTACCATACCAAAGAGATTACTGACCTTAGAGAAGTCTGTATTTCTTATTCTGGATAAGGTGTTGTTGATATTACCATAGATCTCACGACCACGACTTAAGCTATCTGCGATATTGGGTAGGTTATTTACGCCCATCTGAGTCAAGGTAGAGTGAGAGATGTTGGCGATCCCTGAGAGTTTATCGAATATGTTATCTCCAGATAAACTACTTCTGACTTGGTCCACTGTAGAAGTGATCCCAGATAAAGCATTACCTACACCACCTAAGAATCCCGATATCGTTGATAAGGATACCTTCTCTCCCCCTTTTAACTGGGAAGCCACTTGGGAGATCTTATTTGCGATACCACCAAACTCAGAGATGTATTGGCTATTGCCTTCTTCTGAATAAGCATCTGGCGCTGCTTTTGAGTTGTCTCTGATCGTGGACCAGGATCCTTTAGGGGTAGGATCTGCGATAGGTGAAGATCCACCTTTTTTACCATTATCTCCTTCGATATTTTTAGCCATAACAAACTCCATTAACATTACGTTTATTATACCTTAGCCTAGCATTAGCCATGATGACCTCCATATACGCAGAGGACATCATGTCTGTACTTCGTACTAGTGTACTTCGTATTGACCATAAATACTCTCAAAAAAAATAAAAAAAAAGATGATGGTCTACCGAAGTAGACCACCGAAATAACAACATAGGAGTTTTATGTGTTTTTTCCCTGCGAAGCAAAGCGTTTATGATGTTTTAAGATCGGACCGATATCCGGTACAGGTAGTACCAAATTCTCATCTCTCTGGTAAGCTTCTCGAAGCTTCACCAGATTAGAAAGTCTTGGGTGAGTCACATGGGTATCATTAAACCATGTTCTACCCTCCTCATCTTCGGTGATGTAATACATCTTCAAAGGAAGATCAGACTCAATGAAGGCTTTCTTCAGCAAGGGAAACTGTTCGATCTTTAAATAATTGGCATATCGGATATGTTCATAGAAGTTAGGGATACGCACCTTGTGGTAGTTACCAGCAAGACGCATATCACGGATCTGTTTTCGACATTCATGACCTGAGATGACTTTTAATAACTCTATCGGTCGATCACTACTGATGAAATGCCAGAAACCTTCTGTGTTAGTGAACTGTCCTAATCCTGGATAGTAGAAAGGAGAGATCCATTGGCTATCCAACCATCGTCCTAACTTCGTACTACCACGATTGTCGATACGGATATGGTTGACCCCATCTTCACGGATCAGCTCTTCCACACTCTCAGGACTGATCAGCTTCTGATGTTTCTTCTGGAGCATGGTTTTTCCCTTTCTTACTGTCTCTGACATGAGGACGATGGATCTCTTTTCTCTCTGCTTTACGGATTTTGTGCATTGAGTCTGCATAGTAGTCGATGTTGCTCTGGATATCTTGTTTGACTTTCTGACGTTGTTCCTCTAGCACTTTTAGATACTCAGGATCTGCTGTATGGATACCGTGATCCTTACGCCATTCTTGTAAGTATCTTAAAGCATCTTCTTTACCCATGAGTAACACATCTAAAGAATGGGTAGATTTAGAACCATCAGCATTGTGTAAGGTGATATTAAAATCGACTTTCTCAACACCTAATACCCTCAGTCCTTCTAAGAATACCTTCCAGGTAAACTCAGGTTCACTGAACTTCTTGTGGAAACTACCTCTAGCATTAGAAGCAGCAAGGTTGTTATTGGGATAGATGATCTCTAAGTATCTTGACAGTGACTCACTGAACCTAGTACCAGTGATCTTGAGATCGTGTAATATCGTGCGATACCAGCGTGCTAGTATCCCACCAGCACTGCTATTGGTTTCTTTGCTCTTTTTATCTGGGCTATTTAAGATCGGATCTAAGGGATTCTCTCCAGATCGGATGGTTTTCTTCATAGTGACCTCTGCTTAACAGGATTTTCATCAGTGTTCTACTTACTGATGTAGCTTCTTAAGAAATGACATAGTGTCATCTGGCTATCACGTAAGACATCATGCGAGAGTCTTTCTTTGATAGCACGTCTGGCAGGATTCTCTTCTTGAGAGATATCCTGTAATAATAACGTTATCTGATTAATGAGATCGAGTACACTGTCTACTTGGATCAAATAACTGCCTTCATAGACGGTAAAGTAGTCCAAGGCATTTCTGTCTTGGTACTCTGCTTTGTAAGGATCATGGGTGAAATGTTCAAGATCCTGATAGTGGTGTACGCGATATCTGACGGCTTGGTAGAGATGGCTGATCGATGGATAACTGGTTCTGATATCATCAAAACCAGAGATGATAGTATCCAACGTCTCTTGTTTTTGCTTGGCGATGGATGCCTCCTTCTTCACCAGAGGAAGGATCCTTCGCAAGCGATCCACGTGATATCCTTTCAGATACTGTGAAACTACCGCGTTGATGAACATTTTTGAGATGATATTCACATAGACCTCTCCTGTGTTTGTTAGAACAGAGTAGATGACTTCTACTCTAGTGGTATAATGTATATCTTAAAATTATTTATTTTGAGATATACGCTCTGAGCATAGCGAAGACATGTATATTTCAAGTAGCTTTAAATACAGGATATAAAGACATGACAGATGTAGTAGAAACTCTAGATCCCATAGAAGAGGATCTTAAATATACCCAGACGATACGCAAAAGTATCGTCTCAGCTATCTCCTCCCAAGGTACCTACGAAGAACTTATCCGCAATGAGGATCTATCTAAACTCCTCATGCAGACTTTACGTGATATGGATCATCAGGCACTGACCAATAAACGGATCAAGTCTGATGATGCCAATGTCGATAAACTGGTCGCCAATAAAGCATTGGTAGCTGAGATCTTGTCAACATTCTCCCCTAGAGATGCTATCTATACCAATGGTAACAACCTTAACCGTACTTCTTTAGATGAGACAGATGGAAAGCGGGATTACGTCTTAGACGAGACCATGGTAGGAGAATCCAATCTCAATGTCGATGATTTTCAGCAAAGACAAGCAGCATTGTAATAAAACATACTTATACCTCAGTAGTACCTATCAATGGTACTACTGAGGATATATGACGCGTAGACGTCATTTTCAGATGGCATAGGCGTCATACATCCCTAGAGTACCGATCATGGTACTCTAGGGTGCTCTGACTGAATGGAACGAAGTGTAAAGAGGGAAGAAAAACCCTGTACACCAGATCACTCCAGTGTACAGGGTGCTCTTTCAACTTAACTCTTTTTCATTTCTGTTATCTGTACCTATACGCTCTGCGTAGTCATTGATCACACAGAAATGATCTACCGGTAAGAAATGGATCTGTAGTAATGGCATATAAGTCTTCTCAATGAAGTCAAAATGATCAAAGTCATTGACCTCAAGCCATCCTTTCAACTGTTCTATCTCTTCCTCAGTAGGTTTTCTTTCAAAGAATATCCTTGGGCAATACAAACTGATATAAGGAAGTCCTCTATGGGCTAAAGCTTTAGCTCTTGCATTTAACCAGACATCGAAGTGATACATGAATAAATGCGATACATGCGTATACACCCAAGCACAATCCAGATCCTCTAAAGATACGTCAATAAACTCAATCTTCGCCATATCCAAGAGATGTTGTCTTAACACACCATGGAGATCACTTTTCTCAGCATCACTTAGCTGATACGGATGGATATTGACATAGACGATGACATCGTTATACAAAGGATGTTCATAGACCTTGACCTTAAGATCAGCTACTGCTTCCTTTAAAACAAAGATCATATTCGATACAGCAGAATGCTCTAGTACAGACTGATCTCTTTTTAAATAAGCTTCATCAAAGACCTTTTTATCAAAACCAGGGAATACTTCTTCTACACGACAATAGTAGCTATCATCATCGATCACTACCAGCCCTTGTTCAGGGTCTAACATCATCATCGTCCCCATACGGGTATCCAAGAGGGTATCGAGATCTATGTAGATCCCGATCCCTCTTTTCTGATAGACTTCCTCACTCATAGTCCCTGGATATCACTGATGTTGAAATGTAGGTTCAGTAAGATGATGGGGATCAAGAAGTCATTGTCCTTCAAGATACTTTCCATCTCTTCTTTAGTAGTCGTCGTGATCCGTTGCATCAGGCTATTGGATATTAAACATTCCTTACCATCTGGGATACGGATCTGATACACGATCTTCTTGAAGAAGGTGTGGTATTCATTACCGGGAAGATCGAGTAATGCAAAGAACACACATCTTAAGGTCAAGATGAGATCCATATTGGTCTCATTCTTGAATATCGACTCTAATAGCTTCTTCAAGACTTCTTTATTTAAAAGCGTGTGTGCCTTGAACCGAGTGATGATATCCATGAAGATCTGTTTCTGCTGGGTACGGATATCAGCATTGGCTTTATCACGACTGACTCTTTTATCTAAAGTCAAAGAGATCGCTTCAGATAACACTGCTTTGATGTAGTCATGATTTAAAGAAGTATCTGCTCGCGTAGATTTCACGTAAGGTTCAGTAGTGTCTTGACTATAAGTCTCAGTCTCACCAGAATGAAATCTGCTACCTGGAGGTAATAATGCCATATCAGTAATCCCTCCTTAGAGATTGTTCTTAAGATGCATCGATGTCAGATGTACGTGTAAAGCATCGGTGGATTTGACTCTACCAGAGTAAGGTTCTATCGCTTTCAAAGATACACCTCCGGTGTTGTTGATAGAGATGTTCATCTGTTGCATCCCGTATTTATCCCCACCACGATACTTCAAAAACTCTGTTAGTGTCTCATTTAGACCAGTAGCTGCTAGCATCTGTACTTCAGGATAAGAGATCTTAGCTCCTTTAGAAGATCCTGCAGGTTGTCCTGTGAGGTTATCGATGGTTTTGTTGTTATCAGGGATGGATTTCTTCTTATCCAGGATCTGTGACTGACGTCTTACAGGAAGTCTTAAGATCAGATACTCATCCTGGGTGAGGTAATGACCCCTATTGTCAGGGGTCTTTAGCCACAGTCTTTGATACAAAGGAATGTTGTATTTCTTAGCGACTGCAAAGTTTCTTGCAAGATCTAACTTCACTTCAGCACCATTGGGTGCGATCACAGAGAGATATTCTTTCTCGTCATGAAGATCTTTAAGATATTGCTCAAAAGCCTCATCACTGAGGCTATTTAAGTATTTATCCATCCGATCTCTATTGAAACCATCAGGCAAGATATCATCAATGGCTTCTAAGATGAAATCCGTGACTGCTTTTCTTTTGATGTTACTCACTGTTGCCATCACCATCACCACTATCTGTCTTCACTTCATCGTCTAAGCTTTCCAAAACCTTCTTATCTCTTTTGGTGATGAAGTTGATAGTTGGTTTTAAGTTATTCATCCAGTCTTCTTTACTACCACTGTCCACCAGTAAGAACCGCTGATCACGAGTATCTTCTTCGTACTTACCAAGCTTAAGTCTCAATGCTCTATTGATAATCAGTCTCTGATAGCTCATCGGTGAACCTTTAAGATCATCAGGACTGAGTCTACCGAGTGTCCAAGCATCAGGATCTGGATGACCAGCTTGCTCAAACATCCCTTTCACTTCCTGATAAAGATCACAGTCTCCCGCATCGATATCATGCTCTTCACGAGACTTCATATCTGCTTTTAACTCTTCAAAAGCAGCTTCTACATTGTTATCTTGCACTTCTTGCATAGTCATACTCACTTTTTACCTTTACTATCTTTCCCAACATTAATGGTTTTCTTATCATCCTCTAACCAGTAAGGATGATACTCACCGACACGCATCTTTAACAGATCCAATACGGATAAGAAATAACTATCATGGTGTTGATCCAAAGGACACCACCAGCCTCTTGTCTGACTTAAGATCATATCCCAATCATAGCCGAGGTTCTTGATGTCTTCATAGAGCACCTCTGGCTGACAGGCAAGCCTTGGATCAATCTTTGCATATCGGATACATTGCAATAACTCTGCACAGATGTTGATCGCTCTTGCAAGCTTAAGATCTTGATCTAAAGCAGACCTTACTTTCACACGATTTAATTTCACTTCAGGATAGAGTGCACAATGATAGTTTTTGTCGCCTCCGATCAAACCAAAGTAGTTATTCTTGCGTAGATAGTGGAACTCAGTCAGAGATCCGAGCACCCCTTGTCTTTGCGAGATGATGACATCCAAACTCATGTTAGAAGCACCAGACTTAGATCGAAGTTGTGTCACATACACGAGATTAAGATCAGTATCATCTTTGACTCCTTCTTCTCCTTGGATAGGATACTCACAGGTACGGTCTTTACTGATCAAAGGAGATGATCCTGCGAGCCACCAACAGTTCATCGTCAAGAACGTGAAGTCTGGTGGTGCTTTGATCTTTAAGTTGTTCTTAAGAGCTGGTAGTACTTTCACCTGAGGCGCATAAGGGTCGATCTGGATCTTCTCGACCACATGCGCTGTCATCGTCACGTAAGTAGACGATGCACCACAGTAAGAGTGAGTCTCATTGATGACACGAGTGTTGTTTCTATTCTGGGTCATGTAGAGCATGTTTGCTTTACTGTCCCCTATCGTGACATCATCACGCATCTTAGTAGTATCTTTGGTCTGGAAGTTCGTGATTGAGTCCAATAACACAAACGTAGGCATAGGTACTTTTAATGGATTCACCACCCCTTTATCATTGACTCTATCTCTAAAAGGTGTTTCAACCAAGATATCTTTACTTTCGATCTTGCTCTCCATGAACGCTTTAAACTCATCAAACCACACCTCACCTGGGACAGAGTCTTTATCAGAGACGGACCATTTGCCTTCTTCGATCCAGTTAGCCCCTTCACCATGAGTGGCTTCATTGATAAACTGCTGTAGTCTAGACTCTTGTATATTGACCTCTGTATCGTAGACCGAGATAGAAGCATTATCTCCCATGCGATAACAGCCTACGATGTTTCTGTAGTGCGCTAATGTAGATTTACCTAAGTTACCACTACCGATGATCGCATCAAAGCGACTCATCCCACCATTTAAAATAGACTCCCCATGAATACCCGTAATAAAGGTCCCTGTGGGGATGTCAAAAAGACACCCCACATTGATCAAGGGTTTCACTGGAGATGCTAGTTTTGTATTCATACGCACCATGTTCATGTTGTTCTGTACCTCTTATTTGAAAAAGCTCATTACATAATCCTTTCGATTAAAAACTCTATGAGTCGTACGCGACACATATATCATCTTTATCTATCTTTACTGGAGTTTATCGTCTTATGCGCTATATCGATACCTTGGATCATGGGTCTTTGCAATATATGCTGACCTATCGCTTAACACCTTCTGTAGAGTCTTTTACTTACTCAGAAGAAGGATTTCTCGATGCGATCAAACGTATCATCCCGTCTATCATTGATAGCTTTAATAACTTTGCTAAGAAACTAGGTTTTGATGACAAACCATTGTCTTATCTTAGTCATGTAAGACAAGTCGATGTCAGAGAAGTCTCTAAGTCTCAGTATACTGATATCATGGACGCTATCATCCCGATCCCACAGTACTACACAGGGACTTATCTTGCTTACATCAGTCTTTTGAATAAGTTCTCTGATGTCCATAAAGAACTCTTGTTCAATATGGAGACTTTCCAGAAGAACTTAGGGATAGCGTTATCCTCTCCTACAGGACTCAACCAAGACTTCTCTTCTGATCTGAAACGAGTAAGACAACTCAAACAAGAAAGACAATCCTTAAAAGAAGAGATGGCCGCGTTGTTCACAGGACGTACTAATGCTGTCAAGACAAGCTATGGTAATGTCATCAAGCGTAATGCTGATGTACTAGAATGTGCAAAAGTCATGGCAGAAGTTGCAGATAAGATCAATGCTATCGATAACAAGAAAGTCGTCTCTACTACGAAAGATCTAGCAGAGCAACTCAATGCTTTCAAGAAGCATATCTCTAGTAAAGATGTCGTTATCAATGGTAAAACTGTACCTGATTACTTCGTAGAGTCTACACTAGAGCTTGCTGAAGAGATTGAGTTTTATGCATTGACCAGATATCAGTATAGCATCTTCAAGTCTTTATTTGAAGAGATGCTGACTACAGTGATCAAAGCACTACGATAGACACAAAAAGACGTAGTCTCTCTCTGGTGGATACGTGAAGTATCTTGAAGAAAAAAATAAAACGGCATATATCCTAGATACACCTACCATAGGTGTATCTAGGTGTTATGACGTGTAATCAGTGTTATCTATAATCTAACTATGCTTGAGCTTGTTCATCATGCTCTTCTAACACACGAAACAAGATCACGACATCTTTCTCAAACTGCATGTAACTGTATCTCAGCCAAGGTGGCATGATGTTCCAGACCCTCTCTACTTTACTGCGATCCACTCCTGTCATCAGAGTCTTGATGATCGCGATACCACTCTCTCCCCAGATCTCCTGACGCATCGCCATCGGATATCTGAGAGATTTGATCTTATTCGGATCTACTGTAAGCTTCAACGCAAGATTGATCCGTCTTAGATCCTCATCATCTATCGTGTCTTTCAATACACGATAGATCGAGGAGAGTGCTGTTGCTCTTTTCAATCTCTCTGGTCTTCTTTTCACCAGGAATTGCAGTAACCAATATTTAAAACTACGCATAATGAGATTTACCTTTTCTTATAGTAAGTGGAGGAATACGTGGCTTGATAGATACACCAGTCATGGTTCTTTAAAATAGTCATCACCGCATAGTTCATGAACAAACTATCCTCTTCTGACCAGTTGAGTAGTACCACTTTGTCGATATCTTTCTCAAGCTTCTTGTAGACGTTTCTTTCTAAGAGATCTATACCAAAGGTCAATGTGACGGTTTTCTCTATCTCTCCTATGTTGATCTTGACTTTGATAGACTTGACATCAGTACCGATAGCTTTCTTGAACTGCACTTTACCTTTATTGCTTTCTTCATAGAGGAGCTCTGTGATATCCACAATCTCTCCAGGGAATTTATCCTGCAGATAGTAATTTGCCATCTCTTCCAGTAAGGTGAAAGAGGATAAAGTACGCATCGCTAAGAAAGGAGGATCCAAGATCAAAGTGATCTGATCCCCATAAAGAGATTTGATCTCTGCTCTCGTATATCCGGGGGACTTCAATAAAACATCTTTATTCGCAAGAAGATCAGGATAGACTTTGGATTTTGCGATATGATCCAGCATACCTGCAACGATACAGTCAGTATTGGCATCGTTATCTTCGAGATAACGAGCTTGTTCTAGCATGATCCGATCTAGCACCACATCACTTTGTTGTAATGAACATACAGCAAGAGCTGCATCACTGATCTCTTTACCGACAAAGGTATCTTCGACTTTGCTTCCTAGTTCACCGAGATAGTACTGGACAGGCTTACCATTTTTGATCTTCTCTAGATGATGTTCTATCCGAGAAGGGTTGAAATAGAATCTCTCTGTCATCAAGAAAGGATGAATGGAAGCTTTATTATCCACTTGGCTTAAATCATAGTCCTGGATACTATCATCTTCGATGACACCAAGTCCTATCTTTCTTCCAATCGATGCCGCAATGGTTGCCAAGTAATCGGCCTGTTCATTACCAGGATGACCATCATGACCTTTGATCCAGTGGAGTTTGACTTCAGTATCTTTGCTTTTGATATAGCTTAGTTGATCATGGATGTCTTGCCAGATATCTTCATATTGGACCTTGTTACCATCTTTCTTACGAAAACCATTGGTGCTCCATTGAGGGAGATAGTCATTAAAACCACTGACGACATTTTTACAATCAGAGTACACATGAGCTACTGCTATGTCATCATCAGTCGTCTCTTTCTTGATGATATCCAAGCTATCTCTGAAGGCTCTTAGCTCAGCACCGATGTTGCTATCATGGATACCGACTTTGCTATACTTGTTGAAGATCTTGATAGGTTCTACCCGGACTTTCATAGAGCCATTAATGACATTTTGGTATTTATCATCGGTCTTCTTTATAGAAGACACGTCATGGATGTCTTCATCAGTCTCTTTTTCACCCAGTTTTACGTAACCTATCTGGGTGTATTTGTATTCATCATTGTAGTTTACGATATCCTGATATGTCTGGTAGGTATACCCATGGATACCATAGCCGATCATCCCAGGGTTTTTACCATGGTTACCACCGTCACAGTAGAGGACGATACCTTTAAGCATATTTCCATCCTTATATTCACAAAAACGCTATAAAGTATCCCTTATGGTTTATCTTTTTCATCATCGATACTCTTTGGTGCTGGAGGAGGTGGAGGTAACACAGCCGGGAGATTAGGATCACGTGCAGGATCAGTTAAGATCTTCTTCACTTGTTGGTCTTCTTTCTTGACATTATCATCAGTCTTTTTATCTTGCAACGTGGCATCTGCTACCTGTTGGATCAATGATTTCTGCATCTCTTTCATGAACTCAAGCTCTCCTTTCATCGCATCTTTCTCTTCATCGGAGAGATTGGCATCAGCGATACGCATGAACATATCCATACCACTTTCTAAGAGCTTGGAGTTGATCTCTGTTAGATGTCTGTTGATCTTGATCAGACGGTTATTGTTCTCCATGGTGAGATTGTAGTTGTACTTTAGACTCGCGTAAGCTGCTTCCCATTTATGATTAAGGACGGACCTTGATCTTAAGTTGTTACCGAGTACATAACAGAGTCCCACCAAGAATAACATCAACCCCCCAACGGAGTATAAAAACCAAGGTTTCTTCCTTTTCTCTGGGTTGTGGAACCCCTCCCAAATAAAACTAAAAATGTATCTTATCAATGACCACATGTATCTGTACCTCGCATTATCGAATTTTATAGCTTGTCCCTAGACCCCTAGGGATATATGTATAATTACTTCTCTTATAGGACTTCTGTCACATGACTATCTCTATCAAAGCCTTTGCTACTCATAGTGCCCTCAGAGCCAACAGTAAAAATGATGTCTACCCCATCGGGGAGATCTCAGCTTACGCCATCACCTATGCCAAAGATCGTGGGATCTATGCCAAAAAAGATGATGAAGATATCACTCTATATACGTTTACTTCTGTCGAAGACGGTAACTATATCGAACTCTCTGATACTATCCTAGACAACATCTTCACCATCGTCACCGATATCTACAAGAAAGTATTATTGGGTCGAGCCTCCTGGGCAGACCAAGTAGAACAGTATTTGATCAAAACCTATGCATCCGTTGCAAACAGTTTCACCTGTGGGCAAGTCATCAAGAGTGATAACTACGCTTGTCCTGGCTGGATCGAATGGAAGATCAACAACCAAGATACGACTATCCGTATCTGGTTTTCTGACAAAGCATTTCGTGCGACTTATGATGAGTACGAGATCTCTGTCGTAACCCCGATCAAAAATGTCGATGATTTCTTCAAATCTCGACAAGAAGTGACTAAGTTTGTCGCTGATGAAAATGATCCGATCTCCATGTCAGAAAGAGGCCTCATTGTCCGTGATTATAAACCAGATACGATCAAACTGACCTTGATGTTTAAGTGGCATGATCGCCTAGATCCTACTTTCACTCTAGATACCAGATGGGATGTGTTCATCTATGGTGAGCGTGGTAACAACCCTGATGCGATCCGGGATGCGATCATCAGACACATCTTAACTAACTCTATCCATGACCAAGATGACTGGAAACAGATCTTCCCAGATATCTTTCGTAGATCTGAGTTTATCATCATCCCGAGATTTGATCAATTTGCGATCCCTAACAGACAAACCGTCTCTGGGATCTATACTCCTTTAGCGAAATATGCAGAGATAGTACCTACTATCAAGCAGTTTGCACAGCGTACTTATGGTTATACGGATAGTCATATCGAGACTTATGCCTCAGTATTAGCGCATCCTTACAGATCACTTCAGTCATTAGTGATCTCTCATCCTGACAACAGAGATAACTACCACTACTTAACTGATCTTTATCCGGATCTGATCGCAGAGCATTCTCTATCACAAGACTTCAACCGCATGAGAGCAACTACCCGTGCTTTTGCTGAAGCCTTGATGGAGCTTATCATCGCAGCTGAGTCATTTACCATGTATTCAACAACTCCAGCGAACGCTTACCGTATCGTCAGAGACGGCAAGCTCTATCTCTCCAGGTCTTTCAACAACATCAATTTCCTGGTAGCTGCCAAAGCTAACTTCGACTAAAAGGAGAAGTCATGAACATCGTGAATATCTCCATGAACAACGTGAATAACTTCAACTAAGAGGAGTATCCATGTCTACAGAACTCCTCCCTCAGATCTACTCCTCAGGTATCTTCAAGCTTAAAGGCAAACTATCTACTTATCTCTCCTCTGAGACCTACTATACCACAGTAGCCATTAGAAAGATAGAGGAGCTAGAAGCATCAGGCATCGATGTTTATAAAGCCTTCTATGAATCTCTACAACTCACCGAAGACGAATACGCTGAAGATCAGCTAGCCAACAGATCAGTAGTTACTCTGAAATCCTCTTCAGGGGAACTATACCACATCCCTTCTTCTTATCTCTTATCCTACCCCAATGGATCAGGGATCATCTACTCTGTAGTAGGTATCGCTCTGGATCTAGGTGCACTACCTGTAAACTTTGATCTCTCAGATCTCACCGGTAAGCTTAAACAAGTCGTCTTAAGTGAACTAGGGGTCATGCCAAGATCCCGTGTGCTCACCCTCTCTAACCAAGAGATCATCTCTCAGAAGACACATGAAAGAGTAGAAGCAGCAAGAATAGCTAAGAAAGCAACACCTGTCAACCAAAAGAAAGTCATCCAAGACCTCATCACTGAGAACAATGCACTTAAAAGTAAAGTCACGATGCTAGAAAGGTTCATCGTTGACTATTTTGAGGACATCAAGAAACAGTCTGTGGTCATGTATGCTGATGGCTTTAATGATCTTGATTAAGAAAGACGTAGTCTCTCTAAGGGATACGTAAAAAATAATAAGCGTCATACACCCTACCCAGGACCTAGCATCCTGGGTAGGGGTATATGCCGTCCACATAGTGTTATCGATAATACCAGAATACCTTTGTTGGATTTTCTTGTAGTATCACGATACCTTTATCTTCAAGATGGCTCCTGATGTTGTCAGCATTCTGATAGTCTTTTCTTTCTAGACATTTCTGCCATACTGATATCTGTTCACCCACTTCATCGCGAGCGATATCCGATCTATCGTTATTTTGGAGATATTCCTCGACATCGTTGGGTAGTTTCAGCCCCAGGATATCGAGCATCTTTGATAGCATCTCTTGATACCAAAGATATCCTTTATTGATCTCTTTGATGACTTTGTCGATGACAGTTAATGCTTCAGGCGTATTTAGGTCATCACAAAGTGCCTTATGGAAAATATCCATGTAATCGGTGACTTTATAGTCCTCTTGGATATCTTTGGTTTTCCGTAATGCCAAACAGATTCTGCTAATATAACCTCTACTTTCATTCAAACCTTCATAGCTGAAATAGAAAGGTTTACGATAGTGTGTCCTTAAGAGATAATACCGGATATCGATACCAGGATATCCTTGATCCAAGAGATCATTTAGATAGATAAAATTGCCATCAGACTTACTCATCTTCTTCTGATCGAGCATGACATGACCATGATGCATCCAGATACTCACTCTACCATGATGATGCGCAAAACTCTGTGCTGCTTCACACTCATGATGAGGAAACTTAAGATCGACTCCACCACCATGGATGTCGATCCCACTTCGGCAATAACGATGCGATAAAGCAGAACACTCGATATGCCATCCTGGTCTTCCCTGTGACCAGGGAGCATACCAGGAAGGTTCATCTTTCTTGGCTTTTTTCCATAAGACAAAATCTCTTGGATCTTTCTTGTCCTCATTTTCATCTGTAGTCAGTTGATCGATATCATTACCAGAGATATAACCATAATAGTGTTCAGGATCTTCTTTATGGACATATTCCTGATATTTCTTTACCGAGAAGTACACAGAACCTGCTTCTTCATAGGCAAAACCTTTATCTATCAGTTTCCGGATCATCTTGATAATATCCTGGATATGATCTGTGACTTTTGGTTCATCATCAGGTTCTGAACATCCTAGTTTTTAAAGGCTTTATTGGAGGCTTTATGGACTTTCTCTGTCAAGGTAAATAGATCGATATTCTCATCGTGCATCTTTTTGATGATCTTGTCATCGACATCAGTGATATTTCTGACATAGATGACATTTTGTCCTATGGAAGACAGATGCCGATTGAGTGTATCAAAGATGACTACTGATCTGGCATGTCCGATATGGGGATAATCATATACGGTCATCCCACAGACATAGAGGTGGATGAAGAAATCATGATCTGTAGAGACTAATTCCTTGGACTTAGTGACTGTGTTATAGATCGATTGCTGATACATATTCGAATCCTCTTGAAAAACGATAAAGTCATAACACCTCACTAGGACTACCTAAAGTCCTAGTGAGGATATATGCTGTCTATACGACTACTACGAACCATTATTCCGGGTTATTGATTTCGTCGATGACCATTTTATTCATCTCATCTACTGCTTCTTTACTATGTTGGACTTCACCAACAAAGGTTATTTTCAACCATCTCCACCAGTATCTTCCATAGATACTGGTGTATACCTTCTTTTTATGCTGTCTTGCATTCATTTCAGATAGACTGTAAAATCAGGTTTGACATAACTACCAGCATCGATAGCAGGTTTCTTGGTGACTTTATTAGTGTCATCCAAGACCAATTTACCAGCGACAGCTTTAGAGTAGTTAGAGACGATGACTTCATTGAAAAGCCTTAGTCCGTCACCATACTGGTAGAGATAGGTATATCCATAGCTGATGATATCGCTTAAGAGTCTACTATAGTCCCCTTCAGAGAAGTTTTTCCCGTATTGACTACTACTTAATGTGTTGTCATACTGGATGAAGAAGGATAAAGATGCAGTCAGTAAATCAGAAAGCTTACCATCATTTACGGTGTATACCAAAGGTAGAGTGACGACTTTATCAGTATCTTTGTACACGGTGTTGCCTATAGAGACCATCATCATAGCTACCCATACGACATCGCAGATGCCATCAACGATATCGACAGTAACATTCTGCCTACTGGCTTCAGTGAGCTCTAAGATCTCTTCTTTTAAGCAATGATACTGTCTTTCCAAGATCTCTTCCAGTGACCAGTCTTTTTCTTTATACTGGTCAGGATAAGCCATCTTACGCCAAGTATCAACCATGCGATAGATCTGGTTGATTTCACGAAGCATGATCTGGGTATTTGGACATCGTAAAGATCTTGGTGGTTTAAATTGGGTATAGTCAGCGGGAATAAAGTTAGGGTCGATATTGCCTACAGTGCACATATTTCATCCTTTTGTGACATGAAAATAAAAGATATATAGAGGTGTTGTAGGGGTCATCCCACAACACCTCATTGATGCAGCAGTTTATCTTAGACCGAAGTCATGATAAGTTCTTACTACTATTAATATGAACGCCATCATACCACTGGCATGAAGTGATGGCGTGTTTATAGTGTTTAGGATGCCTCCTTAATAGATTTTGGAAAATAGCATCTCTTAAATACCTGTCATATCCCCTACCCAGGACTTAGTATCCTGGGTAGGGGTTTATGCCGTTTATGCCGTTTATGCTATTTTTCAGTCAGATCATCGCCAGTATGCTCCTCTTCTTGGAGGAGCTTCTGTGCTTCTTGCCATGTTTTCAAGTCTTCAAGGGATGTTAAGATGATTTTATTCTTTGCCATAGATAAGTCTCAGGTCCTGTGTAGATGTTTAGTTGATTGAAGAAAGTTGTTTTGTTAGGAGCACGATGGTGTTCTTGTTTGTAACACCAATAGTACTTCTTGTAAGCTCTTCTGATGTTTTCATTGAGCCACTTACGAATATAGTTCTTTTTCTTATTCTTCGGGAGTTCTATTCCTTTAGAGACACACATGATGCGCTTACGCACATGTGTCTCGATCTTGCTTTTTAAGGTATTCATAACAGCTTTCTCTCGATGCTTGGTAAAGGTATTCAGGTTTAAGGAAACGTTGAGGTCTGACGAAGTCTTTAACGAAATCTATTTTACCCATAGAGAAGATAAAACCTTCATTGTGCTTATAGACACCTTCAGACCGATCAAGTCTGGTTATGGTGAATACATCAGTTGATTCTTTCATTTCTTACCTCTGAGCTCCTGAACAAAACCTTTAAGATCCTCAATGAAGTTAGTTCTTTCATGCTCATCACTGGGATTGATGATGATAGGATCTTTAAAGAGTATCGGTGTGTCATCTACATGAAGATCGCTAATCCTTCTCCTAGGATGCTTTTTAACATTAATAGCGTTCATTTTCCTTTACTGAGTTCTTGGGTATACGCCTTAAATTCTTTAAGGCGATTAGATCTTTCTTTGGGATCAATATCGCCAGTCATGTAGATAATGCTTTTAGCATACATGACACAAGTCCTCCTCATTAAAGACGATAAGTCGTCTGAGATGGTCTCTCTTATGTCATCTAGGATGAAACTATTGCTATCGATAACAAGATCTCCGATATTGGGTGCGTGGATATTGACACGTTTTAGACCTTGATCAACATCGATTAAACAACCATTACTGATACGGATGACGTAGTTGCCCCTGTGTATTTCGTTAGTGACGATGGTAATAAAATACATGTTGTTGCCTGCAGCCATCTTCGTCATGAAGTCATTAAAGGCATTTACGACATCTTCTTCTGTATACCTCATCTTCTTTTCCTTTTATGCTGTCTGATGAGATCATTGACTCTGTAGTACTTCTTCACCCATCTAGCCCATTTAGGATCAACAATTATCCTTTCAAGGGGTGTTCTCTCGACAGTGATCACAAAAGAGTAAGGTTCCTCTCCTTCAGTCACAGTGACTTTGTTAGTAGGACTGAAGATTGCATTTCGATTAGCCTCTACCCATTCATCAATCATGTTTTTGAGATCTTCTTTAGATTGAGGTGTGTCAAAAGTCTTCTTTAATTCCTCTACATGGGCTTTAAATAAAGCTTCTTTTACAGCTTCATCTATAGGTTCATTGTACTGCACATTGTACTCCTATCTGATTTTGATATTTACCATCATAGAGCGTATCACTACCACTCGTACGCCAAAAGATCATCTGTCCGATACCTACACCTGCATAGAGGATGATATTTCGAGGAGATCCATTAAAGATCTCCACGACGAGTTCTCCTTTCCAACCAGGTTCAGCTATCGTTGGTGGGAGTATCAGTCCCATCCTAGCCAAAGTAGATTTACAATACAGACTCCCGACAATATCACCGGGTAAATCAAACGTCTCTTCAGTGACTCCTAGAACAAAGCATCCTGATTTTAGAATGAATGTTTCACTCTCTCTTTCCTCGAAGTACTCCTCAGTGTTATCCAAGATAGATACTGGATCAGGATAGCGATGCGGTCTTAGATTACCTACACCATCGAACATTATCTCTTCTCTCGCAAGTCTACTATGTTTAGTACTTGCGGTATTGCTGTAGTATTTCCATTTAGGTTGTAATACCACGTCGTATCCTGCATGACTCAGTCCAAAAGAAGGTACTCGATAAAAAGTATCATTGATGACTTTACTGGAGATCTTCTCATCACAAAAAGGACTGATCATCCCTTGTAAGGCAAGTTCTTTGATCTCTCTGTCTACTAATACACTCATGTTCACACTCTACTGTAAATAGCTGCTTAATACCTGTTGTTGACGATGATCCTCATCAAGAAGATAGTCTTGGTTCTCTAATATCAATCTTGATATCTGATACAGTCCTTCATCTTCGTTGATCCTGTAAGGGATCACGAGTACGTAGTGGTGATCTCCACCATAGCTCATGAAGTCATAGCCGTATCCCCAGAAGAGTCTTCTTAACTGATGGTAGGTAAGATCATCTTCGTTTAAAGAGAAGATCTTCAAGAAGCGTTGTAAGTTATTAACGATGCGCTTAACCAGCGTTACTACAGCTTGATCTTCGATACTGTCGATATCAAGGAGTCTTAGCCCTGTGATATCGACTTTTAAGTAATTCTGATACGTGTACAAGGATCTTAGTCCATCTAACAACTGTATCGCTGTTAACAAATACTCATTGTGGAAGTATCTCTTAAGAATCTCATCATCCAAGATACCTCTCATCTCAGCAAACCTTTCCTTTGGACTAAAAGCATTAACTTTTACTATACCACGACTCTCGTAGATAGAGTCGCCATAAACGTTGATGATCTCACCACGTTTCACCTCTTGGATCTCATGGCTTTTCTTATTAAATAAACTAAACATGCATAGACTCCTACATTTAAAAATCACTGGGATAGTTACCAGCTACCCCACCTTTACAGAGCTCACCGAAGAACTCCTCGTTCATCCCAAGTGACGAGTAAGGGATGAACTGTAGATAGACAGAACTGTTAAATGGATATCGCGGATGAAAATATCCACTGTGATACTCTAATTTACCACACAAACCCATCCCATCTAGATATTGATAAAGATAGTCTGCGATACTTGATATCGCAAGAGCACAAGCGACATCAATATCACTATCACTGACATCAAGATCTACAGAGATCCCCATGTTCTCGATCATCTGTCTTTCGATATCCCAGGGTTTGGTGTCAACATTGATATAAAAACTAAATAAATCTCTGACTAATGACTCTCTTGTGAATAACTCAATCACATCTGTCGTGATCGTGGGTTCCCAGGTATCTAGATAAAGCTTGTTGATGAAATACAATATCTCGTAGTAAGCGACATGGATGATCATGCTACCTTCCTTGGTGATGGACACAAGCATAGCTGATCAAGAGTTGTCTTTGATCCATACAGACGATATCCTCGATACAGACCATCTCTATCGGAGGATGAGAGATTAGAAACTCATGTAAGAAGAAGATATATTTATTCATCAGAGCTATCACAAACCACTGTACCTTCATCGGAAAAGAATAAGGAACATCACTTGGGATATCACTTAAGTTCAACTGCCATAGATCAACAAACTGATCCATGATCATCTCCGATAACATCTGGATACTTGGTCTTTCTCGATATAAAACTAGCTTAGAGACAGATCTAAACTCATCCGTACATAAGACATCCATCGCATCATGTAAACTCTCTGGATCTAGTACAGAGATCAGCTCACTATAGTCGATTAACATTAAGGTTTGCACATAAACCACTCCTATAAAACAAAGTAAGCGTCATTTCTTCGCTGCTACGCGACATATATCCTAGCTACACCCGTTAAAGGCGTAGCTAGGAATAAGTGCTTTATGCCGTCTATATCTATACAGATATATAAACTTAGCCACCAGGATTGCCAGCCGGTGGGCTACCAGAAGGCGGGGTACCCTGTGCAGGAGCACCACCTTGTTTAGGTCCTTTACCACCACCGCTAGAGCTAGCGCCACCCTCTGAAGCAGCAGGCTGACTCGGCGGAAGACCTGATTGACTACCAGGAGCTACCGGCGGTACTTTGGGAGCAAGCACAGGTTTCTCTTTCGGGACGAGATAAGCTTCAGTAGCCATCTCGATCTTACTCATGACACGGTTGTTGTGGTTCGGACCGACTTGGACGAGGTATGAACCAACATCTGTGATCAGGTAACGACCATCGATCGGTACAATGACTTTGTCAGAGTCCAAGAACTCTACATCTTGGCCATCCGGCAAGAGTTTCTTAGCATCTGCTTGGTTAGCTTTGACCAGTTGTACCGCTTTAGCGACATTACTGGAACCTACAAATTGATACAGAATAGGATCTGCCATATTGAAATATTCCTTCTTCAGTTTAATTAAAAAGAAGCTTAAGGATCAAGCCTCATATGCTTTTCACCAAAATGACAGTATCTTATTTGGTCAAAGATAACCGTATATCCTGGAACTGGTAGTTGACCAGCCAGGATATCGGTATACTCAGTATGTGCTTCGATGATGATAAAAGGGATATATTCCCCTAACTGTGCTGACCATACACCACCACAGCTTTTCAAGTATTCATGTTGATCCATCACGAGTGTTGGATCTATCAGTAGTACCAGATACTTGATCCCATAAGGGTCAGTATGTACTTTATATCCCAGGAAAGACTCAGGATGGATGACTAAGTGATCAATACTGGCTAACTGTACATACACCTCATCTTCGTAGTCTACCTCTGGAAACCCTGCTATCTCATCGTAGCTATACATCAAAGTCACATGAGGTTTCTTCAGATAGCTGTTGGTCGCAGGGATATGTTTGGCTCTCCATGAATACCAATACTGTTCCAGTGGGTAGGACATACAGTAGCTGACATGATCAACTAACTGTACATCATGGGCAAAAGGATCTCGATGGTAACGTTCGTAGTCAGTATTCATGGATACCTCTCATTGTCAGTAAAGATCAGCGCTATCTAAATCCGTGTAAGATAGCTCATCACGGAAACGTACTTGGTCTTCTGCTTTGCCAGGATAGTCCTCAACAAAGTCATCTTCTCTATCCCAAGTGACTTCTCCAGTATCACGATTGTAGTGTTCTGACATGTTAAATCTCCTTAAATCAATAAAGTTCAATTTGATCTATGTCGTATATGCCCTCTAGGAGCCTCTTCATCAGGGATATCTATTCGAATAGATATCCCTTCAGAGCGCTCTGAATGAGCGTGTAAGGCTCTATAAGACATTATCCCTATAACAAGTATTACTTACCATAGATAATGTCTTAAAACAGCGTATACAAAGGAATAGCAATATACTCAATATACGTCATAGATCCCCTGTAGAGATACACTCCGAAAAGTGCACTCTACAGGGATAATAAATATCTCTATCACTTTTATTTACGTACTGACAGGGATCACGAGTTTATCGTGATACTGATATCCTGTCAGTTCGATATCATCGAGATCAAAATCGTCAATACTCTCATGTTCCCCATGTATCACTAACTTCGGTAAAGGATAAGGATCGCGAGAGATCTGTTTAGTGAGTGCTGATATCTGATCTTCGTAGATATGCATATCACCGATGGAATGGATAAACTCAAAGGGGATATGTCCTGTAAGCTTAGCTACCATCTGTAGCAGTAAACTATACATAGAGACATTCCAACCACCAGCAGCGCCTACATCTAAAGATCTCTGATACAGCATCAAAGAAAGACCTGTCTTATTTAAAGGATAGTTAGAGTAATCTTTGGTAGGATTACTCCTAACGTATTCTGTTACGATACGGATGCATTCCTCTTTCTCTTCTGTCTCACAGCAATCAGGGTCTTCATGGATGATGAGTCCTTCTTTAGAGAGATCATGACAGAGTGCTGATAAGGTAGCTCTGTTCTCAGGCATCGATAATGCTTCTAAGGTGGATAACTCCCTCACAGAGAACTGCATCAATGTTGGACAAGGTGCTAATGCCATATTCCCTTGTTCGACATTCTCAATAGGACTATAATTAGTATCAGGAAGATAAGTAGGATTCCAATAAGAGATCACATGGCGTCTTGAGAAAGGATCATTTTTGATTCCATCTATTACAAGCGCTAACTGATCGATGTGTGCTTTATACCAGATAGACCCAGCCAATGTAACTTTCTCTTCAGATTTGACCATGTGCTTCGGATGTGGTGTGGTTCTGAAAGATTTATAGTTTCTAAGCTGTACAGGATAGAGTGGTCCGACTGAGTTCGTGTGAGGATCAGTCCAAGCTTTCCAGATCTTCACGTCATGTTGGTCTAAGTAAGTACATTCACTAGAGCCTGTGAAATACCAGAATAGTTCAATAGCAATCTTTCTAAAATCCTGATACCGGGTTGTTAGTATCGGAAAACCGTCTTTCATGGAGTAGACATACTGACGACCGAAGACGGATAATGTCTTCGTATCAGTGCGGTTGCTGGTCAGGTGGCCGTTAGCTAAGATATCACTGACCATGTCGTGATAGTTCTTCATGGATTCTCCTTCTTAGAATCTAAAGGAATAGGTACACAGATGCTCTCATCTCTCCCATAGATCGCAGTACTCATCTTACCAGTAATGTTGGCAAAGATCTCTGTGATCAAAGTAGGATATTCTTTAAAGATCGCTTCTGCTTTCTCATGGGTACACATGATGTCCCATTCATTGGTTTTGGTGATCTCATTGATCATCCGAGGGATCAGTAGGGTCTGATCGATGATCATGCGTGTAGTGTGATCAACGATCGTGATACAGAGATTACGATCGACATCAACAAACACGAGAAAATCATAGTTGTCTTTATTAAAGACCATAGTTAAAACTTCCTTTCGGTATCATCTTTGTTATAGATATCTCCATCAGCAGTATTAGTATCTACAGGATCTACGTACTCAGGTCCTACAGGCTCAGGCTGTACATCCTGAGTAGTCTGTCCTGATGCCTGTCCTGATGGATAAGTCTGTGGATAAGACTGAGTAGTTCTTGGATACTGCGGATATTGCGTAGACTGAGTGGTCTGAGTAGAATGATTGATATTCCTTGGACCATGTCCTGCCTGGATATCATGGCGATACAGGTACATGATCAAAGCTAAGATAAAAACAAAGAGTACCAGGAGGAATCCTGAAATGTATTTCAGCACCCTCCATTCATGCTCTGTAAACATAGGTGTCACCTCTTTTTATAGTGTTCATAGATGATGTTTAATTGATGTTAATATTTACCACCGAACAGACTCGCCAGACTCATCGCAGGCGAGCTATTTGACCCACTCCCACTCATCCACCCCTTTGCTCCTCCTTTTAGCTTCTTGGTGTAGGCTTCAGGAGACTGGACATCGTTCTTGACGAGTAATGATAAACCTGTATTGGTCACAAAGGTCTCTTGGATGAGACCTTTCTGTGGGAGATAAGTAGAATGATGGGCTTTCACCACAACACCTTCTAGTGACAACGTCTGACCAGACTGATCTAAGTAATGGATCTTAGCCAGAGTACCAGGCTCGATGATGATCGGTAAACTGTTCTCCCAGAGACAGTTGACCACACCCAACTTCGTAGCCGACATATCAGAGAGTTCTTTATAAGGATTGATGGTAAAATGATTCGGTGCATAAGGAGAAGGTTTCTCTTTACCTGGTAATTCTAACTCTTCTTTCTTATTTAGAACATCCTTGGAGAACATGGCTTTGTTACCAGATCTCTGCGGATAGACTTCCTGCAAAGGCACATGGGCGTGAGAATATCTCACCCCTGAGCCTACATTAAGTTGGGTAGGGTTGACATGGTTTTCTAACGTGATCCTGCCTGTACAGAGGATCTTGTAATGTTCTCCGTCTTTACGATAACTTCTGTCTACGGATGGTAGTGAATCAGGAGGTATGACAAAGATCGTGATATAGCGACTACCGATAGGATCACGTTCTAGATCATGTCTGGGGTAGATATACCAGACTTTGTTCTGGATGTAAGAAGATATCCCATGTTTGTATACCCCATGGAGCCTATTTTGCAGGTAGTCTGGGATAGAGAGATTGCTTGTCCCTTGAGGGATAACGATCTGCTCTATCTCTTCGGTGTTATCAGGTTCTATTAGATCAATACCAATGATCTTCTCATCTCCTGCAACATCTATTTTAGACAGTTCATGCGTGAGCCAGGTCTGCATGAACTTCTTCACGGTAGTCTTTCTGGCAATACATCCTGACTGACTCATTCTTAATAAGAATATCGCTTTCTCAGATAACTGGAAATTCACGGTGATCATCCTAACTAAGTCCATCTCATCAGTCTCTGCAGTCCCCTGCGAGTCTGGTGAGATACGAGGGTTATCACCTTCTATGATCTTGGCGATATATCTTCTCTGTACGGGATTCTTCTTTTTCTCTCCATCTTGAGTTAAAGTAGCGGGGGTAGCTTCTAACGTAAACTCCAGATTCTCTTTATGTGGATAGATGATGTCCATATATGTCCCAATCGGAAATACACAAGACACCGTTAACTCATCCATGTAATTATTCTCGTAATCACGGATGATATCTAAGTTCATGATCCTGACAGCTTTGACATTGATATTAGAATCCAAGAGATGTACCGTACCCGATACAACGCGTATCGGTAAGGTAACATCATTAGCAAGTATCCTTGCGATCTCAGAACCCATCGGAGATCCTGCAAAAGGAAATGACATGTTATATTCCTTATTTACTAAAGATGTGCTGACGACGATAGTTCATGCGATCTTGTAATGACAGCATGTCTTCTTCGTGTGGTGGTTTTGGGATATCGACTGTGTAGTCTTTCTGATAGTACTTCTGATCGAGTTCTTTTTGTTGTTGGATCTCTTGATCTTTGGGGACTTTACGGAAGATATTGTCAAGGTCAAATAAAGGCATACCGTAGTCATGACTGACGTCTTCTTTATCAATCTCTTTATTTAAGACATTGGCTACTAGTGGATAGATCTCTGAGGCAAAGTCAGACAGTGTTTGTAGATCCTCCATCGGGACTTTGTTATACGAGATAGAGGTAGCGAGTTTGTCATTGAAATCCTTGATGTGACGATGGATGACTTTGTACATCTCAACGAGATCTTCGCTGTTGATGACTCTTAATGATATTCCTTGTTTACGAAACTCTGCCATCTGTGCGATAGTGAGGTATTTCTCGATCAACTCTTCTGCAAAATAACGGTCACCGGCTCTACTTCCCGTAGTTGGTAGGCCATAGCGATCAATATACTCTCTGCTATAGCCATCGATGTTGTGCATCTTCACGCGATAGAGTTTATTGAAGATGATCGACCTTGCGGTATAGCCTTGTTCTAAACTAGACATAAGTGAACTCCTTGAGTTTTAACAAGAGGAGTGAACGTAACTGAGGATAGTGTTCTGTGAAACAGGTTACTATCCGAAGTATATAAGACTCCTTAATGATGATAATCACATATATCACATACCACACGGCATACATCCTAGGTATACCATAATCGGTATACCTAGGAGTAAGGGTATATGACGTTTATTTTACAAGTCACGTATGCTCGCGTTCATCCTAACGGAAGGACGCTCTCGATAAGGTATCATAGATCCCTTATCGAAGCGTTCATCAACATCAACAATATCGGTGTATAGTAGAACTGTTCATGCGGATACCAGTTCTGCCAGTCTGCGATCATCGCTTCGATGATCTCTTTGATGATATTGTTGCTATCAAGATAACGACAGGTCTCTAACTCCAGATGAGAGAGTAAGGTTCTCTCATTCTGGTAGAAGTAAGGACTGAAGATATAGCTGTTATTAAGATCTAATCTTGGTAACAACTTGATACCTTGGTACTCTGTTTCTGTATAGCCATTAAACGCAGGTAGTGGTGAAGGAGATAACGATAACTTCGCCTGATATTTATCCTTCGTGTCTACTGAGTAACTCAAGTCTATCGGATAAACCAGATAATCCAGTCCTACTCTTGCGATCTGTGGTATCCGACCATGCGTCGCATACGCCTGTTCAGAGACCATCCCTACTTTAGAGAAGATAGAAGATATCGCATAACCATCATGATCTTCGATAAGATCAAAGATAGACTCTGCTTTAAAAGCCTTGATATTCTCAATAGGCAGTACTCTTAATTTCACCAACTTATAGTAATCCGCTGGTGTAAACCATCTTGATACTGCTCTGGTCAAGAAGTGATCATAGATCATCATGTCATCTCTTGGTAACACCATACAAGCATATCGCTCGGAGAAATACTTCTTAAAGTAGTTCTCCGCTATGATCGGATAGTAATGCTTTAAGGTATCGAGTAACTTCTTCTCTGATGGTAATATAACAGGATTCTGACCATGTTTAACAAAGTCTAGTTCAAAATACCTGGTGTCTACGACCTTTCTTTCAAGATCTACTAAACGATCTCCTTCAGCATAGTCGATAGACTGATATTCTACTCGATAGACTGATTGCTTAAACAAAGACTGTTGTTCAGAGACGATGATCTCAAAGATTGCTGCAAATCCATCCCCAATATCAGCGATAAACATATCCCCGACATTAGGAACAAAAGGTGGGTAGATATACGCAGATCCTTGCGCATAACCTGATTTGTTCTCGTTATTCTGCGTCCAGTTTAAAGCAGTGTCTACTTTCAAGATCATGTTGATGATCTTGATGTACTGCTGATACAATCCTTCTTTATTGGGATTATGTCCAGCAAGAGCAGTATGGTCATCTACTACTTGTTGAAAGTAGTTGACTTTCCAGTTAGAGCCTTCGATGTTGGTGATAAGATTACTTAAGTTCTCCCATCTGGAGTCTACGACGATGGACTTATGGTGCTCACTGTAGACTTCAGGTCTAGTTAATTTCTCTCTTTCAGGAAGATGTTGACGTTTAGTAATAATAGATGCCGACTTCACTGCGGTCTCCTTCTAAGTTGTGTGCATCGATAAACTGTGTCTGTACGGTGAATATGGATTTCTGATCAAATCTCGTATTGGAGACTCTTTGGATCACCTCCCACCAGAGGTGATCTGGGACTTTATGCCATTTGTCCCAGATGGTGTACTCATCCTCTTTCGGAGGATAAGTTAACACCCCTTGTTCATTACGCCAGACTTTAGCATCGATCCCACGTAAAGCATTCTCTGTGTCGATATGGTGGTATTTCTCATGCATACCAGAGAGGATCTGATTCAACAAACCAATATCAATCCCTAGGAAGTCAAGTAGTCCTTTGACGATCTTAGGATGATTCTGTAGTCTTTTTAAAGCATCGGCTGATAGCTGTGTCCAGTCATGGTAGACTGACAGTCTAACATGATAACAGTTTCTTAAAGTCAATTCTTTTAAAGAGGCTAATGTCAGATCTTCTTTGACTCTGATATAGCTCTCATGGAGCTGTGACCATTGGTTATAGAGCTGTACTTGGAATACTGACTCTCCTCGTCTATGCATGTATTTACTTTCTCCTTGCATGAACTCTACCATCAGCTCACCAAAGGTCATGTCTTCTATGTCATCGATGATGTGGATAAGATCATTAGGTTCTTTGTTTGACAAAGATAACATCACGTCATAGATGCGTCTTGCACCTTTGATGGTGTCCTTAGGGACAAACTCATCAAAGTCAGGTATCGATATCCCTTTGATAGCAGCTCTTCTTCTCCGCTCTTCTTGTGCAGAGAACATCTCTAGATTCAGTCCTGATAGTGAGAAATGTCTCTCATCCCCTAGTCCTACTTCTGTCATCTTGTCTTCCCCTGAGGGGATGTAAGGAACGGGTAATAACTGTTGATGAACCATTAAAGGATACATGAGTACCATCTGGGTAGGTCTCGTATATCTAACACGATAACTAAAGTTTGTCACCCAAGCTGTGGTCTCCATCTCTCGACCCCCTCTATCAGGGACAACATCAAACTCAAACTGACCAAAGACTCTGGTTTGGTTCTCAGTGATAGCAAGTCTTTTATTGTGTCCTTTGAAGTTACTTAATGTAGTCAATCTTACACTGCCATGGACTAAGCCTTTAGAAGTGAGATAATCCATGAATGACTCGTTATAGCCATCAATGTTCTCACGAAACTCATGGATCTTCCTAAGGACTTCAATGAAGACATCTGGGATTAAATAATGGTATTTTAAGTTGTGTGGTGTGAGATGACCATAATCACTCATCTTACTACGGATAGTGTTACGCCACATCTCCGCATGAGCCCTATCTTTGGTTCTGTATCTGTAATTGATATTTAACACACAAGGCATGTAAACAGGCTTCATGATGATGTTTAAAGCATCATCTCTAAAGACTGGCATGTATTCAGTCTGCCATACAGGAGTGGAAGCGACTTCATCATCAAAGACTTCATCGACTTCGATGGTGATAAGTTCATTGGCATTGAACTTAGCGCCATGGGGTTCATTCTGGTATTCTTTCTTCAAAGTAGAGCGATGCTGCATGATCACTCCTGCTTCATCAGCATAGAGGATAGGAAGATCAGCAGGGAAACCAATCTTGATGTTTAGTTGAGATGTGATATCGGTCATGATCGGACGCATGATACTGTCTTTGGTATCTTGCAAAGGAAACTTAATAATCGGCATAGCGAGATCCTTATAAGGGAAATTCTGGAATCATAGCATCCTTAAAAGAGATTACACGTCATACGTCCTTAGTAGTACCCATGATAGGTACTACTAAGGAGTAAGGCTTTATGACGTTTTCACTTACGCTGCAGCGTATCCCAATTTCAAAGTCGTATCTTGAGGGATATCGACTTTAGCTTCACTAGAGATACGATCGAGTACCAAAGACAGGGACAGTGAACTCATCTTCAAAGCATAGAAGTTGTAATCCTTGATCACAGACAAAATCGTTGAAGTGGTCTGCTTCAGTAGCATAGAGACCATGAAAATGATCAGGTGACCATTTTGTTCCCTACCAGTTCCTGCTGTGAATATCCCTGTGACACTTTTAGATTGGATCTCCTTAACAAAACTCTTGTAGTTTCTGTTAAGGTCTTTCAGCATGTCTTGATCTTCTTTGATCAGTTTGGAGATATGTTTAGCTTGTTCACAGATAGTTTCTAGACCATCTTGACCCACTTCTTGATAACTAAGATTATCAGGGATATCTCCGACAGAGACCATGGCAGATTTGATCGTGCCAGATGCTTGTAATCGTTGATGCTCAGGGATCTGCTGTTTGGTATACTTCTGTATATCACGGATATCGATAGCATAACAGATCTTCTTGTTACCAGGCAATGTCTCTGTCTCAAAGTAGGTGTCATCAGGTCCTTTATTAAAGTACTTAGGTGCAGAGGATACTGCTTTGGTGATACCTAGTGCATTATTGAGATTACCGACGATAGACATGTAAGGACCGAAGACATTAGCATCCAACGCACTTTCAGACGATACATACTTGAAGTTCTTCTTCATCTCTTCGCACATCTTGGTAGAGACATTAAGGACTGCTTTAGGATCTAATAACTCAAACTGATTGACGATACGTTGCATAGCGTTTGCGACAGAGACTTTGTCATCACCGTAGTAGAACGCTTTCGCATATTTAGCTTGCTTCTCTTCTGAAAGATCGTGGATAGACTCTGCTTTCTTCAGAGCTACAGAGATCTTCTCAGCTTTCTTGGCATTCTTATCAGCGACACGAGAAAGCCCCATCACAAACTGATAGACTTTCTCAGCGATCTTGACTATGAAATCCCAAATCGCTTGGAAGAACTTCTTAACACGAGATTGTTCTTCTTCCATAGAGACGGTGATATCACCATGGCTTTCACAGGAGAGATGTTTGATATCGATACCAAGTCTCTTGTAAAGAGAGCTTTGTGCGTTACGATAGAGTCTTTGGGTGTTAGGGTCAAAAGACTCATGTGACTTAACATCAACCAATGTCTGATTGAGATCTAAGATACCAGAGAAGGCTTCTTCTGCGTGGTCTAATGCATCAAACATGGTGTTGATATAGCCATCTTCTTTAGAGAGTTCGATGTAACTCTCGATAGAGACGCTGCCGTCTTGTGGCTCTACATTGACCGCAAGATCGTCTTTGACATCTTTATCGGGATTATGAGGAACATCACCTTTCTTAGCAGTCGTAGTAGTGTCTTTAAAAGAAGGATCGTTATCGATATTGGTCGTCTCTAACACTGATGTCTCTTTGATAGAGATCTCTTCATTTTTAAGAGACTCCTCTGAAGCGTTGGCTTCTTTACTATCAGAACCACCCTTGGCAGAGATAAAGACCATCTCTAACAACACTCTTGCCACTTGGACCAGATATCCTGCAATCTTAGAACAGGTGTTGATATAGCCTTGACAGAACCGAATTTGAGCAGAGTAGGCTCTGGTTAACGATTTTATTTCATCGTCTGACCCATCAGGTTTGTCAACTACAGCCATATCCTCGGCGTAGTCGATGCTCCACACATCTCCTTTGAACTTACGCAGCATCTCGATGACATCGATGATGTCTACTACCGTATCACAGGCGGCTACCGCAGTCGTTTTGTCAGCGATTAATTGGTTATCATTGATATCGCGGCTATCATTCTCACCACGACTGAACTTAAGACCTTCTTTTTTACTAATACTAACAGTAACGTTACCGGGTAGTATTGCAAGCATTGCGGTACCAGTGGCGAGAGATACACCGATACTGTCAGCGTAAGTATCAACGAATTTAGCAAAAAGACCTTCTGCCGTTTCACCTGGATTGCTCTCCGCAGTGTCGAAGGCTTTTTTCTCGCTGATGATATTCCAGGGTTCCTTATCCAGGATCCCACCGATGAAGCTATCAATCGACTTACTGACCGATGCACTGATCTCTTTAACAGATACCGCTTTACCATCAAGTACCAGATACTTACTAAAACGATTCTTCTGGATCTCAGTAGGTTTGCCAGAGAAATCACTGGTCTTGCTGACCAGATCTTTTGCTTTCTTGAGGTTAGACTCCAGTCTTCCGGTAGTAGTCAAGAGTTTTGCGAAAAACTCTTGGACTTTAGCGATAAGCGCTTGGATAAACTTCTTAGAAGTCTCAATGAACTTCTGGAAAGTATTACGCTCTTCTTCAAAAGAGAGAACAACATTACTGTAATAGAAAGACTCCATGGAGAATGACTCGATGGAGTGTATTCCCTCATTGATCTCATTATCAGAGATCTCAGGAGTGGAGATCTCTGATGGTACTGTATAATCTTCTTGACTCAAACGGTCAACTGCCATTAAGGCTTCTTCTAATCTGATACTCATTCTGTTTGATCCGTGTTGATTTCAGGGATATCTTTCAAAGCTTTCTTACCACCGATAGCATCGATGATGATATCGATAGCTTTATTGGCAGCTTTCAGACCGACATAAGAGAGGTCTTTACTGGTAGTGAGGATGTCCCCTACCACAGAGTCTGATTCTTCATGGAGATGGGCCAACAGTTTGTAGGTTCGGTGGACAGATTTATTCAACCAACGAGAGAGAATACCAAAAGTATCAATAGATTTTTGGATGTCATTATTGGCTTCTTTGTTAGCAAGTCTTGCGATCGTTTTATAACGATCGATCGCATCCAAGATATCTTTTCGGTTACCCGCAACAGTATCTGCGATCTGCACCACAGATGCCAAGATCGCTTTCACGTCTTTCTTGTCGATCGGATCAATGACTGCGTCACGATCACGTCCTAGATTCACGAGTTTTACTTGGATCGCAGAGATCGCACCATCGGACGCACCTTCATCACTACCATAACTCTTACGGGCGAAGACGATCTTACGGTTACCAGGAAGGGTTGCAGATTCGTAGACTTTACTGTTATCTACTTTACGGAAACTACGACTGACATACTTAGGTGGAGTAGAGAGTTCGTTGGTAAGACCCATGGATTTAGGGGCAACATTACTGAAGCTACGATAGAACTCACCCAGATCTTTGATCTGCTTCTCGATCTCTGTGGCTTTATCTTTTTTACCTTTTGCAGCAATGATATCTGTAGTAATACCGATAAACTTGTTAGAGAACTCTACGATAGAAGCAACGACTGGCTTTGCATGGAAGCTTGCCATAGCGTTACGCAGTCTCTGCAGACCTTCTTTGACAGAAGTGCTATCTTCGGTGACGAAGTATTTGCTGTATTTACTACGCTGACTGTCAGTGAGATTGAACTCTACGTCTTTACCACTGGCGATATATTTATTCACAGCAGCAGCTTTGCTAGAGACCTTACCAGCCAGTTTATTGAGATTGGTGAAGAAACTGACGACTTTATCAGCGATCTTACCGATGAAGTTCAAGATCCCTTGATAGAACTTCTTGAAGATAGACTTCTCTTCTTCCAAAGATTTTACTACAGGATTGTCGTAGTTCTCCAGGGAGAGGGTACTACCAGGGTAACCAAAAGAACGATAGATGCTGTTTCTTTGGTTACGATACATTAGGTACATGGATCTATCGAAATTGCTGTGTTTCCTACCGTAATCTTCGATAGACAGCAGCATAGTCTGGAAATCCTCTAACGCAACGACAGCATCATCTAAAGACTGACGCATATCGTCGATATCACCAGACTCCTGATCGATATCTGACATATCGGTATCTTCAAAAAGATCACCTTCTCTTTGTTCTAGCATACGAAACTCTGCTTCTTCAGCAGATTTCACCAGGTATTCAAATATACCTTTTGACATGATTTTTCCTTATATAAGGTTGATAGAAACAGTCATAGTCGTCACCATGACCAAGGATACAGATATGTTAACATATCTGAGTAAGCATGCTACGTGTTAGCACGTAGCAGCGTGAGCATAACTACACAGCAGATATGCCTCTGTACTACCTATCTAAGGTAGTACAGAGGATGTTCCTTATTCACGTACGTTCATTCGGAGCACCTCATCCAGGAGATAACTCCTGGATGAGGATGTATGACATGTAGTTATTTTAGCACTTTACGGATATAGTCCAGTGCTAACTGAGATTCTTTTAAGCTGTACTGAGAGATCTCTTTACCAAGATACATCAGAGAAGTCAATAATGTCCTATTTAAACGCATTATTAACTCTACCCAGCCCGTATCAGCGTCCCAAGCATATTCTTTAAAACGGATACGTAAAGCAGTCTTCTCGTAAGCTTTAAAAGCTTTGCTGAAGCTATTGACGATATACTCGACTTGTCTGCGATGCTCTTGGATGGTCTTCGTGATCTTAACGACATCGTCAGTAATACTCTCGATGTCACGATCTGTGATCTGATAAAGTCCGTTATAGACGGCATCCCCTGTATGGACAAAGTTTGCCTGATAGCTATCTAAGATCAACTCTTCTTTCGTAATCAGATTAGTATCATCATTGGGATCTTCAGCCCAGATGGTCGCTTTTTTCTTGACATCGACCATACAGACTTTCCAGCCACCTGGCAGTGACATGGATTCAAAATAGTCTCCTTTACCGAAGTTGTAGTACCTGGGAGCTTTTGCTATGGGATGCAAACCAAACATCTCTCTTAAAGGGAGAGAGAGCTCTTTCTGCTTCTTACTGATCTCACGTCCGAGACTATGGAGTTCTTTAAACCATGATCTATCACGCTTTTGATAAGTATCTTTGGTCGATGTGATCATCTCCATGTACTTATTCGCCATATCCATGATGGCGATAGATCCATCGACAGCTTTAGGGTTGTTGAAGAACTGGGTATAAGAAGCGATGATCTTCATGGAAGTAGCGATATTAGTCTCTTCTTTACCATCAATGCTAAATGCTTTCAGATATGGGAAGTCTTTACCTTCAGCAAATCGACTGGTGTCTATGCTTTTACCCTTAGCAAAGGCTTTAAGATCTATAGCTTCTTTTTCGATGACTTTAGCTAACTTGGTACTGTTACCGAGGTATCCTAGTATCTTATCACCGATCTGACTGATGAAGTCTCCTATTTTACTAAACAAAGCAGATATCCTGGATTGAGATTCCTCTAAGGACATCTGGATACGAGAACTAAAATGCTCGTAGCTGATAAAAGAGATCTCTTCTCCCATACGAGCGTATAGAGATCTTGCAGATCCCTTATACATCTCGTAAGAAGCTCTATCTACACCATCTTCTAAGTAAGCAGCCTCTAGAGACTGATGAAGATCATGTAACTCCTGATAAAGTTCTTCTGATCTACAATAATCTTTGTACAGATGATCGATCGCATAAGACTCACTGGCGAGATCATTGACATTATCTCCTAGCTCTTCTGTGGGTGCTGTCTCTGGTATCAATTCACCATTAGAGATCGACTGTCCTGCAAATACTTTCATGTTACTCATACCTCGATAGACTTATTAATAGCAAGTAAAGCTACTCTTCCTGCTCTGACAGCATACAGAGAAAGCTCATTGATGATCTTGGTGATATCTATCGTAGCTGTCCTGACATGAGAGAGCAGTTTAAGATAGTCCTCGATGATCTTCTTCTTGGCATCCCCTCTCTCGATCTCTTTAAGGAACTTACTAGCAGCGATACCTTTTCTTCCTGCACGATGGATATCCGTACCGATACTATCGATATCTCTTTTGCTATCGTATACATATTTCACGATAGCTTCACAATGACTCAAGATACGATTTGCAGCGTTATTGTCGATAGGGGTGATGACCTCTGGTTCAAACTTAGCTGTCTTTTTAAATACAGCTTTTATTTTCTTTCCAACAAAAGCAGTCTCTTGCACACCTTCAATGTCTTCTTTATAACCCAGAACCTGATAGCCTCCTGGTAGTAACATGGATTGGATATATTCTCCTTCACCATGATCAAAGTCATTGATCTTACTACCTCCAGAGACATCTACCAAACCGAAATCATCTTTGATCTCGTAGAAGAGGCTGTCGATATCATCATTACGGTTCTTGAGATACTTCTCATGGCTGTCGACATCTTCTTTTTTGAGAAGATTGATCTTATCGATGGTGTTATTCATGATCGATTTAAGATCATTTAAGGTGTTTTTAGGATCGATATCACTTAAGTATTTGTCAATAAGACCTAAGCCATCTGAGACAGAGACATTGCTGTTGCCGATAGAGAAGGTATTTCTTACTCTACTGTAGATCTCATCAGGGACTTTCTTGAATCTGACAGGATTACTTAGCGTATCTTTGGTTTTCTCGATATTATTACTCAGTTTCCTGGCAGTCGCGTAGACCTCACCGAAGTGTTCTTTGATCTTATCAAAGAGGTCCAGGAAGTAATTAAAGAGTTTTTCCAACACTTCTGCTACACTGTCCATGAATGATGATACAGACTCTTCTGAATAAGAAAGCTGTTTATACAAGGAAGATTTGGTCTGTTGATAGAAGCGTTCAGCAGAAGGATTTAAAGAAAGATGACGCGGGAGCGCAAGCGCAAGAAGCTCTTGAAAAGCTTCTTCAGCGCGATGATATTTCATAAAGGTGATTTCATTAGACATAAGTCAACTCTTATTAATGGAGAAAAGGAAGTCACAGTATACTCGTGTGATCATCTAAGTACTTGTACGAAATGTCAGTATGGTGCATAGCGTCATAAATCCTAGCTACACCCACCAAAGGTGTAGCTAGGAGTAAGGGTCTTCTTTATTCGCATACGCTCATGCAGAGCACCCTAGGGTACCATTATCGGTGCCCTAGGGATGTATGACGTCTAGCACATAAAAAGATTAAGCTTCTGCGGAAGCAGCATCTTCTTGATTCTGAGAAGCACCTTTCATGCTAACCTCAACGACCTCAAGATAGACACGGGAGAGGTTGGAAAGATAACCACCAACTTTCGCTATCGTACCCATGTACTGGCGAATAAAACTACCCATGGCAGAGCCGATGATGATACCATTCTTCTGGATGACAGCTGTTTCATCATCACCCTCTTTAAACTTGACACGATCGGCTGCAACATTAACGAGACTATTAGCGATTTTTTCTTTCAGGCCAGTCTTTGTCAGTTCTTTCAGAGCTTCAACTTCATTTAAGAAGTTAGTAAGAATGGTCAACATCTCTTTAGCTTTACCGGCATCACGGATCATCAGTTCTTTACCGATCTTGACTTCACCAACGTCTTCGCTTTGTGCAAAGGTGATACCTTTGGTTTCACTATTGACGCCAGGTAATTTTAACTGGTAATTAGCTGGGAAATTCGCAAGTACGACGTCTTCTTTATCAGCATTAACACCAAGTTTATTATTGAAAGCTTTCTTCATCGCTGTCAATGCGTCGTTTTTATCGATAGGTGTAACACCATTGTTACCATAGAGGTTAGTAACAACCTCACCGACCAAACTAGCCAGATCAAGTTTGCTAGATACCAACAATGCTGTTTTCAGAACCGCTTCTACAGCTTTTTCACCAGAGGTATGGATATCAACGGTTTTACCTTCTACCACGAAGCACTTGCCAAGACGTTTTTGTTGTGCCTCAGAGAGCACACCTTCAAAAGAAGCTCCATCCAGTTTACTAACGAGCTTCTCAGCGCGTTTACGCACAGCGTTGTTGGTATCCAGGATCTTCAGGATGAAGTTTTGGATCTTCTCAAAGAGATCCAACAAGAACTTCTTCGTACCTTCCAAGAACTTCTTGAAGTTGGATTTCTCTTCTTCCAGAGATCTTACTGTCGCAACCACACGAGTAGCTACATCATCGAACGCTTCCATGGCGAAAGATTCGGTCGTCACACGGATACCGAGACGTCCATAGATGGATTTACGAGAAAGTTGATAGAATCGTGCAGCCTGACGGTTCATACCACCGTCTTGTGCGATCATCTCCAGTGACTCGATGAGTTCTTGATGATCATCGAGAGCACCTTCTGCATCTTCCATAGCGTCATCCATCTCATGGATCTCTTGCTCTTCTGCTTGTGCTTCGAGAAGTTCAGTCTCTAATTGTTCATTCTCCAATACTTCTGCCTCAGCCTCTGCTTCAGCAGCATCTTCAGCATCTTTAACCTCTTCAGCTTCACCATCAGTAGGAGCACCTTCTACAGGTGCTTCTGCTGGAGCATCGGTAGTTTCTGCATCAGTGACCTGATCATCAGTCTTCTCAACGACTTCACTCTCTTCAACACGCTCTTCAACGACAGTATCGCCTTCTACCGGAGCTTCTGCTCTATTTTCATCAAGATCTTCAAGACCTAAACCATAGCTAAAAATACCAGCCATAATTACAATTCCTATTTTAAATTGAACAAAACGTTTTGTTTACAAGATCACTTCGACAACACATCCATCATCGTAGTGATCTTTGCTATCGCATCTAAGGTAGCTGCTTTATTAGAGCTTAAGTCAAATGACTCTAAGCTATACTGCTCTACCGGATGATGTTTGGCGATAGCATTAAGATGGATCATGATGGCTTTGATGCCATCACGACTCAGTCCACCTTCTTCTAAAGAGGCATTTAACAGCCCCCTATAAGCTTCTAAGGAATCTAAAACCTCAGAAGCATCATCATAAATGGTCGGTTCCTTGAGATCTTGACCGTATTCACTATCAAGATCTTCTAAGGATTTCCCAAGAAATATCGGACCCACCATAAATCCTCCTTTAAGATTTGGTCGCATGAATGAGTTTAGTAAGCAGCATTCTTTCAGAATAAGAAGCCATCTTTGACAGATCAAAGAAAGGTTGCTTGATGGTTCTTGTGATATAAGAGATAGCTGCCATGTTGAAAGAGAGATATTTAAGATCACTGGTCTCTGTAGCATTAGACTCACTAAGCTTAAACTTCCTCAGTGACATTCTTAGTTTGTCCAAAGCAGTGTAGATACGATCTGTGTAGTTCACTACTTGACTACCAAAACGAGAGTAAGACTTCAGATCTGTAAATAACTGCTCTAACTGGATATCACTTAAGGTCAAAGTGATATCTCCCATACTCGGTTTACTGGTTTCCATGATCATCGCATCAGAGAGACTGAGCTTATTGATCGATTTATCAGTGGATGGATTGAAATGTCCGGTATCTGGCATCACAGCTTTTAAGCGATAACCATTAGGAAGGTCTGGACCGATATACTCGTATAAGTCAGTAGAAGGATTATGCTTCGTACTGACTACTGGGAAGACAGGTGTGATATAGAGATCTACATAAGCCCTGACTTTGGTCGTCATCGACATCGCTGATGCGATATTCTCAGTGACATGGTTGTCACTGATGTAGAGCTCAAGTAGGTTACGATATCTTGCGATCACATCCAGCGGATCAAAAGTCTCTTGACCACTGCTGTCTTTGATAGTAAAATAAGCACTCTCTTTTCCAGTAAAAGCTACTTCACAGCCATGAATATCCTTACTTGACATCCTGGCGATGTTGCCTCTTAACCTGTCAACATACCTTCCCGTATCAGTGAACTCACTTTTGATCCACAAGAAGAACTTCCTTAAGATACTTAAGAAGACATCGAGTACGTTGGTGATGATAAGGAACACTTTATCAGCAGATCTTGAGAAAGACCTGTCATCAAAGTTATCGACAAATCCTTCTTGTGATCTTATCACATCAGGACATCTCTGATAGAAAGTACGCATCATACTCGAGATCAGGGCTTTCTCACTATCCGAGAAAGCCTCACTAGAGTGTGTCTTATCTTTAATAGAGACCAAGGTGTTAAAACAGTTCACGGCTTCTTCTAAGGATTTATTCACCTCAGATAGAGAGATGATCAGATCTCTTCCTGTTTCATCATGTTCAGTATTGACTTTCTTAAGATCATCAGGAGAGAGCAACGCCTCTCTTGTGATCTCACGACCATAGAGTCTTTCACTCATCATGCGCTCCTGTGAAATCCCCGTACATCAACCACAGTGTCGATAACAATACTCCATATCCACCAGGTCTACGCACAAATGCTAACACAAAGTCAGTAACGGTTCTGATGTTATTCTCTTTGAGCACCCCATCGATAGACTTCTTCAATACAGACTTGTCTACTTTGATACTATCCTGACCCATGAGGAGTCTGGCATCTGTGTTTTGATTAAGGAGCATCTTGCCATGGATCAGGTATTCTAGTAATCTCTTTAAGTACTCACTGTGGTTACGACCAAAGCTACCATACTCAATCTGAGTAGAGATAAACACATTGATGTCTTTTACTACACCATCCAGAGAAAACATCCTTTTGGCTTTCTTGATCACTCTTTCTCTGAAATCAAAACGCATGATCACGGAGTCATTCTCAATGAAAGCCTGATAGAGAGATTGGATCTCTTTATCAGGGGTAACTTTGGTAGACTCCTCGTAGTTGACTTTGAATGTTGCACCTGCGATAGAGACTTCTTTCTTACTGGGTTTGGCATCTGGGTTATCGAGTATTGGTCCTACAAACCCTCTTGGGTATATCTTAAGCATTATTCCCTACCCTCTTATTGATAAGCTTTCTCAGACTTCTCGATCTTGTACTGTAGTACCTGTACCTGACCTTCCAGATATTCGATCTGTTTGGTAAGTGATGGATCTTGGTTTTCACCACCATCTTCTACTTGTCTTCTTAAGTAGATCAGTCTCAGTCTGATCAGCTCTCTTTCTTCCAAAGCTTTCTCATACTCCAGATGATCTTTCAGTGCTTGACGCATCTGTTTCATGTAGAAAGGGTTGCGTTTCACGTCATAGAACATATTCAGTCTTAAGGGATCGACTTTGTTAGTACCCAAAGTAGACTCTACCACTTCGATGTTCTCAGGGACGATTAGTACATCTGGGACTTCTTCTAAAAGACGCATCACTTGTGGGATGTCTTGTACAAAGACTCCTGTCAAAAGACAGAATGAGTTAAAACCATTCTCGACTTGCTGGATCTGTGCTTTATTGAGTCTTTTACTGATCGTGTTACCAGGATCAAACTTAGCAGTCTCTGCGATGATAAGATAATCCAAGAACTCTCTAGTGTACTTGATATAAAACTTGATCGCATCGATCAGTTGTAAGTATTGGGCTTTCTTATACGTGATGGCAGAGGCGATATTAGCATCTTGGAAGTTACGTTCCACGATAGGTCTGATCTTCTCAATCATCTCAACCAAGTTGTTCAAAGCAAAATGCGTAGTGGTGATGATGTTACCAGGACGTTTCTTGACTCTGACATTAAAGGTCGGTAACAGTCTTTTGATCTCAGTCGAATGGAAATCGTATCCTGTAAACTGCTGATCAGCATCTTGGTAGACGACAAGATTGGTCTCTTTCAGCTCTTTTAAAGCATTGACGATCGTATCTGTCAGATCTCTTTTGTAGAGTGTCGGGATCAGCAAAGAGAGCATTTCTTTTAATTTCATCGGGAGTTTCTCCGTATATACGTAAGGTTTGTAACAGCACTATCAGATCAGAATCTGGGAACTTGACCCATCGCTAAAAGCTGTGCGATAGCTGTGATATCAGGCTCTTTCTTCCCAGCAACTTTAAGATCATTGAAAGAAGCATCCATGTATTTCTCCATGGAGTGGAAGTAGATGCGCACCATGCGATGGTCTTCATTGACCACGCAGAGCATCATGCAGCCGGTGATCTCCATCAGTTGGTTTCTCTTTTGGAAGTTATCGAGAGAGATATTTAAGTTTTGCTCTAGTGCTTTTGCAGTAGCTTCTGTCAAGATAGCAGTAGAAGTGATGTGTGCTCCACTGTCTTTACCAGAGAAGAGCTTGTATAAGGATACTTCACTTGCACGTTCCATCTGTGCTTTCAAGTATCCTGTCTTATCACGCATCAGGTCTTTTCTGAACTGTTTATAGAGGTCTTTGCAGAAGATCACGTCTTTGACATAGTCGATCTTACCGAGTTTATACGCCATCTTGCGATCTAACTCAGAGATGTCTTTCTGTCCGAATGACAAGAGCTCTACCAGATGGTTGTTTCTGACGTATCCTGTCATCATGCGGATACCGATAGGAACAATCACGGTCTTGGTGACTTCTTTATCCTCATCTTTCTTCGTCTCAGAGATCTGTACATTGACGACTTTACCGACAGCGAAACGATCATCCAAGATGCTATCTAAACTGGTTTTGACCCCTGTTACATTCTCATCACGGCCTTCTTGAGATACGATATCTCTTACTCTACCGGTGAATATATTCTTATCCAAAGACTCAAGGGATGCTTTCAGTCCTTGATAGCTATTCTGTTTGACCAGATAAGACTCTACAGACTGAGCTACAACGCTACTTAGGTTGTCATGATAGTCTTTCTGTTTGAGGTATTTGTCGGTAGCATCAGTAAAGTCTTCTTGCGCTATCGCCATCTCAGCGGTTTTATTAACTACTGTGTTCAGCACTTTCTTTGCAAGATCAGTCTTGATGTCTTTATTGGCGATCTTAGTGGAGTCGATGACAAAAGGTGCAAGTTGAGAAGCGATATTGACTTCTTTGCCTGACATGGCGATCGCTATCGCCTGTACATAGAAGCCAGAGAAGAGGTTAAGTAGTGTTGCTTGTAGATCAGCAAGCATATCTGCACCACGTAATGACATATCCACTAGACAACTCGGTTCTATTCTAACCAACTTAGTCTGTTCGACAAAGCTTTTATTGCTTTGCTGGAGACGATTATAGTAACCGATGATATCCATGATCGTCGTAGTCAGCGAGGATGCTGTAGATTTCGCAAATGCGATAGAGGTAGGGTTCATTGAGCCATTCCTATATAAAAGTAAAGGTTTCATCTCTTCTTTTTTGAAAAAGAAGAGACATAGAAAAAACAAATCTTCTCTAAAAGACTGTCACTGTATATTACAAGAAAATCTGCTATATCTTATTTAGGGTACATCAAGCTATTTTTTGAACTAGACGTCATTTCTTCGCCGACACTGTATGTCGTCTCAGATAGCCACTACGCGGCATACATCCTAGATACACCTACTATAGGTGTATCTAGGTGCTTCGATTCTTCTTAACCAGGACTCCCATGGCAACAGATCCCTATAACAAAATCACTATCGATGATGTCATCAACAAGATCTCTAACAATCAAAAGACTGTCAGAGACTATATCGATGAGATCTTCTTAAGCTTTGGTCGAGGGAAACTCACGACCATCAGAGACAAACAACTCAGTGGTTTTAACCACAGACAGACTGCGGTGAATTTACCAGATCATGCTGATCACAATGGATACTGCTTCTTTGTCAGACCTACCATGAACCTCTCCCGCTTCAACGCCATGCGGGATCGTCATCTTGCTCAGCTTATTACTAATATCCCTTATTCTATCCAACAATGGGTCAGGATGACTTTAGACTTCACTTTAGAGAGTAGAGAACAACTCTCTTCTCCACTCATCGATAACCAAAATGTCTTTATCCCATTACTGTCTAACGCCTTAAAGACCTTAACAGGTGTACCTTCCATAGTCGCAGGCACCCACTCCTCTGAACGTGGGATCGCCAAAGAAGTCTTTACCATGATAGATGATAACATCTACAACTACGAAACCTATACTGTCACAGCAACATTCCGTAACATGAATGGTAATCCTTTCTTACTACTCTTCTACTCCTGGATACTAGCAGCATCACTGCAGTACATGGGTAAGATCGTAGCCTCCATGCCAGATATCATCCAAAGAAGGATGAACTATACTAGTCGTATCTATCGTCTTATCATGGATCATACCAAGACTTACGTCACGGGTATCTGGGCACCAGCATACTGCTATCCTGTCACTTTAGAGACAGGGAGCATCTTCAAGTACAATATCGAAGAGCCATTAAACCGTGATATGGCGACTATGGATGTTCAGTTCCAGTGTGCAGGTTCTATTATTAACGATGATCTATTATTCCATCAGTTCAATACAGCAGTAGCTATGGCAAACCCAATGATGGATAATACTATCCGTAGTCAAACACTGGTGAAGCTTGATCGTGTAGAAGTAGATGTACTAAACTACTATGGCTATCCTAGAATCAACCCAGTGACGACAGAGCTTGAGTGGTGGGTACCACGAGAGATCTATCAGTCTGCTGCAGAAGCACTGAAGAAACAACTCAGATTCCCGAATAATAACCCTGATCCTCAGGTAGAAAGAAATAACCAGATCATCGAGGAAAGAAAGAATCAACTCATGAACCTCTCCTCATTTGTCGATAAACTGTAAGGAGTTACTTATATCTCAGGATGGTGGACCCGATACATCCTTGTATCAGGACACCACCTTCGATAACGTAGCTCCCTCCATTTACATTACAGGAGTCTCTACCATGACACAATTTCAATACGTCTCTGATATCATCAAAAACACTAAGGATTTCCCAGGGAACCCTTTCAAGATACAAGCAGCAGTATACGAACATCTAAAGAACATCATGGGAGATAAGATCCCCGATAAGATCGATCCTACTTCTCCTTTCTCTTTTGATCTTGAGTCTGCAGCAGTACTTACATCTGCTTTTATCAGCTACGACAATGATCTCAATCGTAAGCAGTATCCTGCAGCTGCGATGACAGAAGAAGATCTTTATCTCCACATGTGTGATAAAGACTACATTGGTAGATTTGCACTACCCACGACTGCAACATTCAACTTCCTGATGCGGGTAGATGAAGTCTCTTCGCACATGGTCTACGACCCTGATGCAGATCTTAGAAAAGTCATCATCCCGAGAAATACTTTCATCGTAGTCGGTGGTACCACATACACCATGGAGTATCCTGTCGAGATCCGTGAGATGAAGCATGGTGGTATCCAGATACTCATAGACCACAAGATCGCTTCTCCTATCCAAGTCCTTAAAACCAACACTGTGGACTTTGATATCAGACTAGAGAGATCTGATATCCCGCATGGTCGGGATATCAAGTGGTTGCAGTTTAGTCTAGAGCTCACTCAAGTAACCGTTACTCCATACGAGTTTCCTGTATCCAGAGCAGTTGCTTTCAATAGAAGAATAGATCTCACGGATCACTACTACTACGCGAGAGTCTTCTATCAGGATCAAAACAGTGTCTGGCAAGAGATGTTGACCACACATGCACCTGATGTCTACGATGTTGCTAAACCTACAGCAGTACTGAAAGTCCTTGATAACTCACTGCGTATCTCTATCCCACAAGTATACTCAGATCTAGGGTATCTCGATACCAAGATCAGAGTCGATGTCTACGAGACCAAAGGTGAGGTCAATATGGATCTCTCGGGATATGAACCAACAGAGTTTAGTGTCACATTCCGTGCTATCGATGGCAGAAGAGATCGTTCTGCTTATACGGCCCCTATGCCTAAATTGGGTACTTTTACCGTATACTCCAATGATCTTGTCTCTGGAGGACGTGAACCATTATCATTTAAAGCCTTACGGGAAAGAGTCATTGAGAACTCTGTAGGCATCAGACATATCCCAATCTCTAATATCCAGATAGAAGACTATCTGGAAGACAATGGTTTTAGGATCATCAAGAACATCGACCAAGTCACCAATCGTGCTTATTTAGCCTCTCGTTCATTACCACCACCGAGTAATGAACGGTTACTCACCTCAGCAGCAGCGTCTATTGAAGCATTAAACACTTCTTTGGATGGACTCATTGCAACAGGATACGTCTACCAGAATGAAAAAGCAATAACCATATCACCAGAAGCAGTATACGAGTCTAGCAAAGGGATCCTCTCTATACTGCCTAAATCAGAAGTAAGGTCTATCTTAGCACTCCCTACGGATGAAAAAGTCTCTAACATCAACTCAAGAAACCTCTATCGTAGTCCTTTCCACTATGTCTTAGACATGAGTGAAAGGGTCTTTGACTTTAGAGCTTACTATCTTGATCATCCCAAAGCGGATAATAAATCCTTCGTAGACAGTAATGATACTACTCAGCTTCTTCAGATCACCATCACCAACTACCAGATCGAACGTATCGAAAAAGGCTATCGTTTAGTAGTGGTAGCTAAAGGTGATGCGATGGTGGCTAGGATCGATGACAGTAAGATGTATACCCAACTTGCTTTCATCCCACCAGGCGAGATTGACTACGCGTATATCAATGGTAGATTCATCGGTAAAGAAGGTGAGAATCGGGTATTTGAATACATCATTGAGACTAACTACCATGTCAGAAAGACTGACTACATCGAACTTACCAATGCGAAGATGTATAACTTAGATGATCGTGTCGTACCCTCACGTCTCATGGAGGAGTTTGATATCTTGTTTGCAACCAATGAAGCTTTGTCACAATCCTGGCGATCTTCTCCTATAGACAGAAAACTAGGGAAGTTCTTACTACCTACTGATACAAAAGCTATCGTCAATGAACGTATCCGTATCACTTTGGGCTATCCTTTACATGCCCTATGGAAGAGATGTCGTACACTTGCTGGTAGTGAAGTGTACGAGACTTGGGACAGAGATGTCTATCTCACCTATGATCACGATGTCTTAGATACTGATACTGCATCATCACTGTCAGTAAACAACGGTAACGTAGAGTACAAGATCAAACACCATAAAGGAGATACCGTACTAGGACCTAATGGTAAACCTATCTTGAAACACAAGAAAGGGGATATCAAGTTCAAGAACTCCTTACCAGTACTGATCAACAACAGAAAGATCTTAGTACAGCTTGATGTGATGTTGTTGGAATGGGTGTATTTCATTGCAGACCATCCTGTCATCCAAGAGTATCGCAAGAACATGATCGACATCTATGTCGACTGGATCGTAGATAGCTTGGAAGATGTCAATGATAGAGTGCTGGAACAGACTCGTATATACTTCTACCCACGGGCAACACTTGGTCAAGTAGAGGTGATGTACAATGATGGTATCCAAACGAGAATCAATGCAGCACAACGGCTGACCATTGATCTCGTAGTAAGACCACAGGTATATGCGAATTATGCCTTAAGACAAGAGATCACCAAAGCGACTACCAAAGTCATCAACAGTCAGTTAGACGCTGGTATGGTAGCCACCAATGAGATCTTATCATCTCTCACCAAAGAGTACGGCTTTGATGTCATCGGTGTGGATATGCATGGTTTAGGTGGCAATGATCGCATCATCACGTTTACTGTGCTTGATGACAGTAAACGTTGCTCATTGAAGAAACGCTTGATAGCTGAGGCCAACGATATCTTGTTTATCGAAGAAGATGTCACAGTGAACTTCATTGAGCATGCCAAGAAAAAGCTGTAACATGACCTGTTAAGCAAAAAAAAATAAATAGATGTTATAGTACCCCTAGTACACCTATGTTGGTGTACTAGGGATATATGACGCATGTTAACGGTTTATGGTGGGGTATCATGGGTTATTATAAATAGTTATTAATTAAATGACATTAGTTCACTTGGCTTCTAATTGAGCCTTGAACATGTCATAATGCATCGCTTGATAGAATAGTCTATCGCGATACTTTTTCTCTGCTTTGTAATTGTCGATGATAAAAGAAGGTATCATCAGACAGATTGTCATGAGAGTGGTGATGGTAAGGATATTGCCTACCAGACTGTTCTCATGAATGTATTGTACTATCCACATGCCTTGGAATAGTATCAATAGGTTCAATATTACGGAACCTATCTTTTGTTGACGGGTTCCAGTTGACGACGTATACGTAATCTACTGCGTCGTTATTACGGCTGTTAATGCAGCTACTGTGACAACTAATGTTGTTGGTAGTGTTAACATGATTAAAATACTCCTGTGGCATTGCCACTGTTATTAACGTGAAAGAGTGTGTGGGTCGAATTACACACTCGATTGTCACCTATCCTTTAAAAGGAATGGTGTGTGTTATAGATGGTTATGCTGTTATGTACATTTACCTCATTTACATTAGTGAACTATGGTTAGAAACCGATAACCATTGAATGCGTCATAGATCCCTAGAGTACCGATCATGGTACTCTAGGGTGACATGATAAACATACCTGATGTTCTATTTGACGTATACATTGATTCTCTGTGATATTAAGTGTTCATTTAGCTTCAACTTGAGCTTTTAGCATTTCGTAGTGAAGTGCTTTATAGAGAACTTGGTGACGATAGTGTTTTTCTATAGACATGTTCTCTTTTATGACATCAAAAATCACCCCAACGACACCGAAGATGATCGATGATGTGATCAGATTTATTAAAATACCCATGTTCCCGAGATAAGAAGCAATTTCTAATCCTGGGAATACGGTTAATAGTGTTATCACCAACACTGTGAGTTTCTGTTTGAAACTCGCACAAATGGATAGGTATGATATATACTGATAAGTAACACCAACCATTGTTAGTGTCAATAATGGTGTGAGTATTACTGATAAAGGTGTTATTTGCATAACTAACTCCTTGGGATACTATCCCGTCAGGTATAAACATAACGGATGAGGGTAGCTGGTAACTATCTTCATCCAACTATCATCTGTCCTTATTTTGAAAATGATAAGTGACAGATGAGGTCCGAGAACCATGATTATGATTTATATCTGAATATAAATAGGTTGCGCTCTAAGTGCGCGACCCTAATACACGTCATACACCCTACCCAGGACCTAGTATCCTGGGTAGGGTGCTATGCCGCCTACGATATAATGCAACATAAATCCATCATGGTTAATCGTTTAAACAAAAATAAAGGTGTAGTATACATCCCTCACTAGAACTACTAAGTCCATAGTGAGGGATGTGTGGTATGTATTGGGTGGTGGGTTTTGTAGGTACATTGATTCTCTGTGATAGTTATAATGCTTAGTTATTAGATGTTATCGAGATTCTACCTGTGATTTCAGCATCTCGTAATGAAGTGCTTTGTACAGGATCTGTTGTCTGTAGCGTTTCTCTGTCGCGGCGTTGTCTTTTATGGCTTCAAACAGCACGACAACGATAGCGAAGATAATGGTGACTAGTGTGAGGTTAGCAACAATACTGGATCTACCAATATCGTAGGCAAAAGCCCAACCTGGATACACTGTTAGTAAAGTTATGATAGCCGTTCCTACCTTATGCTTGAAATTAGCATATATGGATAGGTACGACATCTGCTGATAGGTCATTCCTATCATTAGGAGTGTTACTACTCCTGCAAGTATTGCAGATAAAGGGAGAACTGATATTTCGTTCATCGGATATATTCCTTTGGGACATCGTCCCGTTTATTTTAGGTATAAAGGAGTTGATATTCCGACTATCAACTCCACTACCACCCACCCCTTGTTTGAAAATGATAAGAGGCAGATGGGATCCTTAGATCATGGTTATAATTTATATCTGAAATAAATTTAGAATGCAATTTCTTGCGATCATTTATACACGTCATACACCCTACCCAGGATACATGTATCCTGGGTAGGGTGCTATGCCGTATGCCGTCTACACTGCGGTAGCAGTATTGGCTGATGTGATCAGATTCACATAGAACAGAGCTTCTCTTTTCCGCTGTGGTTGATCCTTGATGGGGAAGATCTTCGGGAGTTTGATATCTTTCTCAGCTGCATGCTTTGGTGTCTTATAAGAGAACTTAGGTCTACCATGTTCATCTAGGTTAGGTCTGACTTGCATGGTGTGGACGATGCTGTATCCGTTGTTGATCCCAACAAATGAACGATAGGACTCAGCGTAGCGTTTACTGATGTTGCGCATGAGGAAGAGTTTATCATCCAGACTATCGATACTGATCTGATCGACTTCTTCGATCAAGTATTGATCTTTGATACCACCATACCTAAAAGTAGACTTGGTGACGTGTTCTCTTGTTTCTTCATCCACCTCACCTGAGGTGATGAAGTAAACATAGAAGGAGAACGAATCATTCAAAGTCTTACGTGTGATTGAGAACCTACCATGAGACGTGATACCTGATGTTTGCATCAAGTGGGAGAAATGTCTGATCATCGCTCTGATCTCAGTGGCCTTCTGTCTGATGGTCGCAGATTGCAAGATAGAGATGACTTCTTTAGGCGTTAGTCTATAGATCGATACCGTAAGTGGAAGATCTTCATTGGCTAGCAGATAGTCGATATCCATGACTAACGTAGAGCTAGCATTATAAAAAGCATTGTGTTGAGAAGGAGGAAGCTTTCCTTGTTCATGATAGGTTGCTTCGATGAGTTTAGAGAGTGTCAGAAGTTGACTGTCTTTAGGTCTTTTACTACCCATGGGATACCTCTTGATTAATACGTCCAGATAGGATACTGTCCAAAATAGTGTCTTTTATATAGCCACCTAATATAAATCCTTGGTCATCTGGAGGGATATCGATGTTAACAGTATATACTAACTCGTCCTCATTAAAAAAGATTAAGGATTTCTTTACAACATCAACACGAGTAGTTTCAAGTATCCTGTAAGAACCAGAACTATACCCAGAACTATACTCGTAGGTTTCCATTAAGGAATATATCTCTGCTATAATAGTTGGCCATGTTTCTTCTTTAATGCATTCCTCTAATGTGAACTGATAGTGTCTGTCAGTTTTTATTTTAACAAATCCTTCTCTTTCATACGAACTTAAAGTGATGATCATGGGGTTACCTCTTAGGTTTTATGTGGTGTTGAAGATAGGTCAGGAAGTCTTCAGAGAGGTGGGTATACACCTCTTCTTTTGACATGGTGATCTGATAGATCTCGTAGCGTTTTTGATAGCGCAGGCGATAAGAGATCTCGTTGTTGCTGCTATAACAAGTGGTCGTTAAGAAGGAGATAGGTTCATTGGAGATGCTGTAAGCACAGGTGATCTCATCTGCTGTATACTGCGTAAATACTTCTCCATCTGGACTAATATTTATCCTGTTGGTAAGATCAAACTTCATCAAGAAGTCGGTATCTCTTTTAAGGTTCTTTAAGAGTTGTTCTTCATTGACATCGATTCTTTTAAGTTCTATGTACATGGATTACTCCTCTGTTTTAGTATCAATCTCGGAGAATACTCCATCTTCTATCACATCAGCCCCATTACTCGAATAAGAGAGCTCGAGTTTATAGTGTCCACCGATAGGCAAAGCATCTAGATCTACTTGGATGAACTTAGAGATCTCCACGCCAAAGGTTTGTGGGATCTCTTCACTGGTAGCTGTGATGGTGATACTGACGATATTGCTATCTTCTACTCTCTCAAGATCTATGGTGTTATCCCCTGCTTGCATCTGGTTGTAGATAAAGGTATAGAGGATAGGATCTTGATTAGACTCATGGGTTTTTTCGATGATTAAGGTTTCTACCTGTCCATCATGGTTATCTTTGATCAGCATGATCTGTAGAGTAGAAGGTTCACGTCCTAGATACCACTCATCCGTCTGACAGAACTCTTGAAAAGAGGATTTCGTAATCGTAGCATCTGTCATGGACAGTAGTTTACCTTGGACGATACCAAAGGCATATTCAGGACCTTCAGAGAGGTTTGTATGTAATCGCATGGATAAGACTCCTTATGTTTAGATAAAGTTTAAGAAAAGAACTTCAAGGATATGAACTTCAACCGAATGTGAAAACCATGAGTATCCAAGAAATGAAGGATTTTATCAGCATGCAGAATGATAAAATCCAGAAGAACTGTAAAATCAAAGTCCCTGACGATAACCATCCTTTTGCTATCCATATCAGTAAAGACCATCAGTTAAAAGAGATGTCTCCTTACATCAGTCGTAGACAAGCCTTCAGTGAAGATAGAACTGTGCCCAGAGTCTGTGTCGCTGATAGCTTGTATGGATGCATGGTAGGATACGCTGGGATCTATGGTGATTATCAATACTATCACCCCATGCCTAAGATGAATAGCCGTGACAACAGTGGGGTAATCTTTCGTGGGGGTTGGTACATCTACGCGATAGACTATCAAGAAGCATTGAAACCCAATAAATCCTTGGTCTATGATGCCTCAGATACAGGAGAGTATTGGTTGGTGAACTATCAGAAGGATCAGAAACCTTATCACCCTGTCAATATCGGTAAATTCTTTATTGAATCCCATACCAGACGTTATCGTGATAAACAGGGTACTGAGACGACTTATGTTTTCTATATCAAAGTCGATAGAGATATCTTCTTTGATAAAAATACACCGCTTCATGCAGGCTGTTATAAACTCACTCAGGTGTTCCTGACCACAGGTAAACCTGAGTATAATGATAAAGTCAAAAGCTACGAATACAGCATAGAGAAAGTAAGTGATGAGATCTTTGAAGATACGAGAAAGATTACTTGTTCGATGCTAGACTATCAAAATCCTTCTCGGGTATGGTGAGCTATGAATAAACACAAACTCTATATTGCTTTTGTCATGATGAACCGTCATGTCACTTATCCAAAGGATTCATTGGCTGAGATTAAAAGGATCCACAACAGACGGTGTTATCATGCTTTCTTAGTATGGTCAGATGGATTTCTGATTGATCATCGAGAAGATGGTCTACATCTGGGTTGGATAGACTATAACAACCCTTTAGAGAAATACTGGTATCCTGCAATCGGTGCAGATCAGATAAAAGATGTTAAAAAAGGTAGTATCCATTATCCACGAGTGGTAAACTACGAAATGGATTATGTCTACACCTATAACAACATCAACCACAGTGATGATGAACGTGATCTACTCATCGATAAAATCGCTCCTTATTACGGCATCTATGGTGAGTCATTGACTGATCAAGTATCGATCATCAATGGTGAGACAGTAGAGCCTTTAAAGACTAAGAATAGATTTACTCACTCTACATTGATCGCTTACTTATTCGATAAACCAGATTTCTATCTCTGGGATACAGATCGTATCTATACAGAGCTTGCAGAAGTGGATCTGAAAGGTACGATCGCTGATTTTGTTTTAGAGGAACAATGAAACCATGAGTCTATTTTCTACATTTAAATCCCTAGGGAACTCTGTTGTTGGTAACATCGAAGTCAGTGAGTCTAACAAGTACATCACCTTACATGGCTTTAATGGACACAGGCTCATTGATGCTATCAACAAAGCCTGGGGTACTTCTAAGATCAGCAACAACATCTTCCATAGTGCTACCTACATAGCAGTTAAGTTCCACAAGTTCTTCTTGATGGATATCATCTATACCTTAGAGAAACTCATCGATGAGCCTAAGGTACCAGTCTCTAGAAGATCACTTAGAATCGCTGTCAGTAAACTCAAAGAGCTTACTGAACTTAGAGCAGTATTTCAACCAGGTGTAGATAACTCCCTTATTGATAGAAATGCGATCAATCTCTTTAAAGTATCACCACTACCTTGGCAGTCAGAGTACTTGGATATCTATTCAGACAGACTTTTGAAGTATAAGCTAAAAGGACATCTCTTAGATGCAAAACCTGGTACCGGTAAAACCATCGCATCTTTGATCCTCATGGAGTCGTTGAAAGCGGATACCATCATCGTGGTATCGCCTAAGAATGCTGTCATTGATGTCTGGAAAGAGACGTTGGATAACAAATATAAGAACACTCCTAAGTACTTCCATTCATTATCAGGATTACCACCTACATTAGGACAACATGTCTACGTCATCCATTACGAATACTTATCGAAATTCATGGATTTTCTCTCTAAAGTTAATCCAGGAGATTTGGGTAAGGTATGCTTGGTGTTGGATGAAGCGCATAACTTCAATGAAATCACTTCCCAACGTGCCCAAACCTTGATAGAGCTTACTAAGAAATACGTACACTACAGTCTCTGGATGTCTGGTACGCCTATCAAAGCACTAGGTAAAGAAGTCATCCCGCTCTTATACTGCATCGATCCTCTCTTTGATGAGGCTTGTGAGAAATCCTTTGCGGCAGTCTTTGGTAAGAACTCAGAACGAGCGCTTGATATCCTCGCTAACCGTATCGGTATCCTCTCTCACACCGTGAAAAAAGAAGATGTGGTCTCTGATGTCAAACTCTACAGATACCAAGCTAACGTCACTTTGAAAAATGGTGATGATTACACACTCCCTGTGATCAGACTGAAGATGAAAGCTTTCATTGAGGAACGTAGTAAGTTCTACAAGGAGAACATGAAGTCTTTTGAAGAAGACTACAAGTACGGGATAGAGCTTTATCGTAACTCTATTAAAGGAAGATCACAAGAGATCAAACTCCTGGATGGCTATCTCTCTAAAGTACACACCATCCGGAAAGGCTGGGATCCTTACACCATGAAGGATATCTCTCGGTATTGCAATACCTTCGAGCGTACCAAGATCATCCCGATGTTACCCAATGATATCAAGAAAGCTTTTAGAAAAGCGAAATCTGTATACAAGTACGTCAATCTGACTATCATGGGGGAGTGCTTAGGATCAATACTTGGTAAAGCAAGAACCCAATGTAACGTCGATATCGCCAGTAACTTAGGGACGATGAAACTGATCCCACTCAACTATGGTCCTGATCTTGGACTCATGACCCTAGATGAGATACTCACCAATGCGAAGAAGAAAACCATCATGTTTACTTCTTTTGTTGAAGTGGTGACTACCTTAAAAGCAAAACTCATGGAGGATCAGTATAGACCAGCTGTAGTCTTTGGGGAAACCAACAAAGATCTTCCTAAAATCGTTGAGTCTTTTGACAAAGAAGATGCTGTTAATCCCTTAGTAGCTACATTTCAATCTCTCTCTACAGCAGTTCCACTCATCATGGCTAACACCATCATCATGCTCAATATCCCCTTTAGGGATAAAGACTACGTGCAAGCTGTAGCGAGAGCGCATCGTAAAGGACAGACGGAAGATGTCTATGTCATCGATGTACTGTTAGATACAGGAGATGTCCCCAATATCTCAACCAGATCCAAAGATATCGCAACTGAAGCTGCACAGATGGTCGCCAAGATCATGGGGGTAGATATCGATGAAGAGACTTTGATGAGCCTTACCGGTGAAGGTTATAGTGAAGAAGGATGTGTCTCTTGTGGTACACAAGGTACAATGTTTAAAGATGGTAGTGTTCAGGTCAGTCAGAATAACAACAGTGATGATCCAAGGCTTCCTTATTACCGTACTGACATCGGTCCTAAAGTCAATGAGATGCTTGAGATGATCGAAGATGATCCTGATCTTGATCAAGTCAGATCTGATCTCTTTTCTAGTGATGTTACTAAGAAAGACACCATAGGAGTAGAGATCTCTAACACTGATGCTAAGAATCCCAAGTTCTATCAGTGGATGTGATATAAAGAAAATGCGTCATAGCTCCCAGGTACCCTGTTATATAGGGTACCTGGGTATATGCCGCGTAGTGGCTGTACAGACTAGAGCTTATCAACAAAAGGTAGAGTCATGTCCTTGATGAGATAGATGTACTTAGTGAATACCTCTTGGAGATGTTTATCTTCAATAGTCTCATTTTCAAACAAGGTAAATACGTATTCACCCGTATCATCGTTATACTCGATGTAAGTCTGTTTCTTAGGTGGTACTTTGAAAGGCTTGATAATCAAGAGATGGATATCTAAGGTAAAGTTCGTGATCTCACCTTTGTGTAGTCTGTAAGTATAGCTGCATTTGTATACACGATAATTATCAGTGAAATGATAGTCAAAACTAATACCTCCAGAGGAGTGTCTGGTGAGATGGAGTAGGAAATTCTTATCTTCCTTCTTACCAGAGATAATACCTGTAAGCGAATTGATTGTCTTATCGACCAGTTCCTTGTAGTGAGGATACTTATCTGGTACCTCACCGATAAGAGGTTGCATCTCCTTAGCAGTTTCTAGGATGTAGTTGTAGAACTGAGTAAGGTTACTTTTCTCGTCAATCTCTTCATGAAAGAAGAGATTGAGTTTGTCTTTTGCCATGATTAGACTCCTTAAATGTAAATAAACGGCATATATCTCAGGTACCCGGTGAGGAGTACCTGAGTATGTACATAGCGATTACCCTAGATGTCACAACTGTGACATCTAGGTATGTGTGACGTGTGTAATCATTCTACTAAACATCTCATTTTTGCATAATTAAGCACTCGTAAGACATCAGAGACATACTCATAGATGACATATCCTGCTGACCTGTCCGCATATGGATCCACCCATGGATGGATAGATTTCTCTATGGTCACATGGACAAAATCATAGCTGTCATCGACGATGATCTTTCTGTCTCCATCGTATTTGATCCTCTCTTCACCATTCACCTCAAAGACAAACTTGTCATGGTCATAGCCTGTCAAATAAGCTTCTCTTCTCCCTTTAAAGGAGAAGAGGTCGATGTGACCTAGATCAATGCAGATTAACTGGTTATCTCTAACGATCCAAGGTCTCAAAGAGAAGAGGTTAAAGTCATTACCAAGTCTTTTCAAGAGTAACTTGTGTAATAACTCAACGGGCTTTCCCATCTTCTCTACTTTCCACCAGCTATGTTCCTTGTATTCTGTATAGATATTATTCAATCTCTTCAGAAGAACATGATCTTCCTCACGATACTCTCGGAGTTTTTGTAGTTTACCGAAATCTAGGTAGTAATCCATGATGTGTTTTTTAGGGTTATTCACATATACGATATCTTTAATCATCATACACCTCATATAAGCCCTCTAGGAGGCTCTATAAAACCTCCTGAGGACTCTGTCTATATATTTCAATAAAAGAATTGAATCAACCCCTATGGGGATAATCTATATTTCATTTATAATGGAATATAGATAGCGAACATGATGAGCGAATCTATATCCCAAGGATTTTAGATTCATGCGTCAACGGATACCAGAACTGATATACCACAACACCTGTTCTTCCAGAGTCTTGGTGATCGCTTTCCCCACTACCCGGACATCATCTGTGGTAGCAGTATATACGCCATTATCGTAGTACTCCAGATACGGTTTCTCATGTTTAGTGGTATAGATGATATACGTATCATGGAGACAGATATCGAAACTCACCGTTTCCTCTTTATCTTTATCGTTATACCAGTGGTGATAAGAGATATAACACTGATCATTATTGTCATCAGTGATTGAGAATTGCCATCTTCCGATATCTTTGTTATAACGATGCTCAGCACGATAGTTCTTAGCATTATTAACAAAATGCTGTAAGAGAACGCTCGCCTTTTGTAATACTGTCTTGAACTTTACGATCTTTTCGATGTTACCACTGTGGGTGACATCGACGAAGTGTTCTAATAGATACTTCTCGATCTGTGCTGGAGGTCTTGGATAGATGTAATCCCCATCGATACGCACTTTTTGATAGTTACCCAGATAGAGATCATAGTACATCTTAGCGATCGCGTGTAACCAAGATGAGATATGTGCTGGATACTCCCAAGTACGAGGAGGTGTTTTCCGATGGAGGTTATAGGTGATATCATGCGAAATACGCACATCTTTGATCTCCTCATCTTCCACAGTAAAGAAGAAACCCATTGGTCTCTCCGTTGGACTATCAGGTACTCTTAACAGCACACGAAAGACATGACCTTCAACTTCATGATCGTCGATACCAAAGATATTCAGGTAATGATAACGATGTAGAGGATGATTGATCAAGGCGATGTCACGCATCTTTAATACATAGATGTGTTCACGCATCGCTTTATTGATATTCGTGATCCAAGCTTTGTGACCGGGATTTGTCTCTAGATCAGTCAAAGCGACCCCTTGTTCATACAAGGTGTTCATGTCGATAAAGACGTTTACTTTACTTTCAACGCTATCGTGAAAGACATATTTCTTCATGGATATACTCCTAGTTTTACAGTTTATTAAAAACACCATAGACCGTGTTTTCTTTAGGTCTACAGTGGGTCATCTCTGTATAGAGAGATGTAAGGATGATGTCAATCTGACATCATCAGGAAATGTTCATCGATAGGACCACGAGGTCTACCCTGATAGGTCTGGGTGAAGTCTTGTGTATAGTCGTGTAGCTTCCATAGGAGACCCTTTAGAGGATCGCAATAGAGATTATAAATAGGGTTGCCAAGACCTGATGGAATATCCACGCCTTCTAGGACGAGCGTGTGTTGTCTTTTATTGAAGCTGATAAGCGTTTGGTTATTTATACTAAACTCCAACCAATCTCCTTCGATACCCATGTTGACACAAGCATAGACAGTATCCCCAATGTAGGGACTATAGCTGATGTCGATGAAGTATCTACCTTCATCAGGGCGACATTCGCAATAAGGGACACCGCTACAGCGCAACCAACGATAAGTAAAGGCGAGTTTCAAGTACTTTGTCAGCAAGAGAAAAGGACCTGTATAGTCCTTAACTTTCCAGTATATCCCACTCTTAAACATGTAGCGAAAATGATCGATATCATAGTACAACCAATAAGCTCTTTCCTTGATCTTCTTTAGATGGTGTTTGGTGTTATTACGTTCCCTTTTGATCGATGGTAATACAGGTATTTTCATCATGAGTAATTCACACAGATTCATTGCTAAGTAAGGACCACAGTCAAAGACGTGATATATAACGTCTCTATGGGTATATTTAATATCTGAAAAATAAATGATCATAAAGCCCACCCTAGCTACACCTACCATGGGTGTAGCTAGGGTATATGACGTGTTACGTACGGATACGAGTGATGCTGCTATAGAGGATCTCTTTAGCGAGACGATAGAAGACCCGACTTAGCTGATAAGAAGATTTTGAATGCACTACGACATGATCTCCATCTTTGCTGTACTCAACATCCACGTGTTTCTCGGGTCTGAAATCAGGATCATTAGTTGTGGTATACTTAACATGGATGTATTCGTCATTAAGGTATAAAAACATGCCATAGTACACCGTATCCCAATCATGGAGATCGACATTACGAACAATCACGATACTGCAACCAGACATGTCTTCCAGACAATATTCGAAGACATCGGAACCGTGTTGCCTGCTATCGTACTTATATACCATCTGATCGGCATGATTTACAAAGTACTTCAAGTGATCGACCATCTTCTCCATCAGGGGAAGATGTTCTTTGATATGCACGAAGGGTTTATTGGTAAGCTCCACCAGTCTTTTGAAGAAGATCTTCTCTACGTCGATAGGCATCTCAGGTTTATCTGGATCGAGTTCTATCTTAAAACGACCTAGGTAAAGATCAAAGAGATATGTGACCCAAGATTTGACATAATCCTGATAACATTCCGGGATATCCCACACTCTTAGTGATGAACCTTTATCTAACCATGTCGAATCCTTAGGTTTGTACATCACTTGGTACTCAGTGATCTCGTCTTGATAATCGACATGGAAGATTACATGGATGCCTTGATAATAAAGGCTGAAGATCTTGCGACCTTTATCGTATCGTCGATAAAGTCTTGTGATCTCTTTACTTCCTTTATTTTCGACAAAGGTATATAAAGCGTTTATCATCCTTTCAAGGATCTTTCGATCATTTTTACTTCCTTGAGGAAGGATAGCATCTCCTTGTTTCTTGAGATCTCTCAGGAAGTCGGTAAGTTCAAGTTCTGGTTTTGTGTACATGGTTTATTTCTCCAAAGTAGGATTAAAAAGGAAAACATGGATAACTGTGCTTACGCATTACACACTCAAGACGTGTACAGATATCCATGGTGGAGGGACTTATGTCTCTCCTATAGTGATATCTTACCTGTGGTAAGTATCATCATTGACAGCAGAAGGATGCTCCGGTTTTGGATAGTCATCTTCTGTGATCTTATTACGTTCGATGTGCTCCGCTATCGCTTTGTAGTAGCGATACATGACCTCAACTGACAATGCATCTAGGAGATAGATGATGGATCTATCTACGGTACCTATCTTCTCTAGTTGCCCATCTTCGACTTTGTATCTATCATACTCACGTTCAAGCACCATGCCATTAGGGATGTAGATCATGGCGTGAACCAAATAACAAAGCGGGATAGGAAAATCAGGATCTGGAAAGCTATCGATATCATGTTTATATCTCGCGATATACTGGTATCTCCGATAAATGAAACTGATCTCTTTGATCAGATAGAACCTAGGATCACTGTCGTCACAGATCACTTTTATCAACACATCATCGAAATGCTCCATGAGTTCTACGAAGTTCCTGAAGATGTCACCGATGACTTCATTAGAACCATGAGGTTGTATAGCAAGTATGCGAGGATCTCCATCCCGGTATTTGGCATTGCTAAGGATAGGTTTATAGTGGAAATAGATTGCATCATCTTCGATAAATGCATCTCGGATGACTTTGTTGGTATTGGTTAGGATGAGTTCTTTCATGGATAGTACTCTTAGATAAAAGATAAATCGTCATAGAGAAACACCAGGATAGCTGTAAAAGGCTATCCTGGTGCTATGCCGTCTATAGGCGTTTATACCGGATAGATTGGGATACCTGTCATGACAGCAAAGATAGATTTTTCAATCGCGTCTGCTGTGCATGACCCAAGATCTGTATCCACTTTAGTAACAGCATCTCTGTTGTTACCGTCGTGTTCAAGCAACATTTCTTGTTCGCTATAGATACGCAGATATCGACCATCGTGTTGGATGGTGGTATCGCGGTAACGCATCTCAAAAAGATCATCACGGATATCACGATAGCAATAACAACCGTCGTGGAGATACCATCCACGAATATATCCGTCATTACTGTAACGATTCTCGATGTAAACATTTTCTCTGGCCATGGACATCAACATACTCTTGATGGCGTTCTCGATGTCATCACCGGTAGCCCTATCGATTCGCCGTATGAACAACAAAGGTTTTTCTAAGACTCTTAGCTGTTCATTTTCAAAGTTTCTACGTAGTCTACCTTTGCCATCGATGATCAATCGGATCAAATCAGCGATGTTCATGATGAGTGAAAACACTCGCTGATCCCAGCAAAGTTCTCCATTGATCTTAGTCACCCACTTATCCTCGTGGGTGTACGATACGTGGATTTCTTTTTCAGCGTCGTGGAAGGCTTTAATCTCACCTATACTGTCTATATACAGCAAGTACTCACGATAAATCCTGTCTCCTTTGATATCTTGGAGACAGTTGACTTTGTAATACCCACCGTGATCGTGGGTTCCGAAGAACTTCCAGTTTTGTTGGTTTATATGCTTCATGCACCAATCTTTGATGCATGGAGCATGCTTAGCAACTGTTTTCATGTAAGGGTTGCTAAGATCGATGCCGGTATAAGGATTGTCGATATACAGATCGATCAACGAGTTCTTGAACACGTTTTTAGCGTTCAAGAAGCCCTCTTGGGTCTCGATCTTCCATCGAGTCCCTGCGAATAGTGATTTCATGTTTCACCTATTAAAGTTGATTAAAGGAGATGTGATATCTCTATCACTGACGATGAAGGATTGGATGTCCTTCATGTTTAGTATATATACTTGAATATATTTAGTTTACACTTTGGATATCCGTCTAAAACGCATTTTAAGACGATATCTCACAAAACTAATTAACTCATCAAGAAAATAAAGATAACGCCCTAGAGAGGCTCTGAGAGCCTCCTAGAGGCATATATGACATTTATCCAAACAAAACGTCATTTCCTCGATGACGACTATATCGTCATCTCAGATAGCCTGCGGCATATATCCTAGCTACCCCTGTGATCAAGGGTAGCTAGGTATCTGGGTTATATGACGTCTATACACCGATTCTACCGGTATGGGCATCTCCGGCAAGCATCGGATTTTCATTCCGTTCAACATGTTCATCTGTACTGATCTGACTGGGATGGATGTCCTGGACAAAGACTTCCATGATGATGTCTTGTAATGCATCCCCATAAGCACGATAAATCTCGTCATCGTAAACATCACCTCTACCTTCTGTAAAGCATTCTACATTACCGAGGTAGTCTCTAATAAAGATAAAGGCAGGAGTCTTGATGAGGAGCGCATGATCAGATACCAACCTGATCCAGTAAGGGATCAGTGTTTTCTCATCGCCATTCTTAAATAAGGTCAGATCGATGATCTCTACAGGGTCTTGACCACTATACTTATCTTCAAAACCATTGACCATGCTGATATCTTCAAAGTGATCCACGAAAGGTTTTAAGGATTTCCAGACCATATCAGATAGGTTTCTAAGCCCGGTCTCATGTTCATCGACACCTCTGTCTTTACATATCGACATCGATCTCTCGCGACACAAGCTCATCAGCGTGATGAGCTTGTCGTGTTTATCTTGCTCAGTCATACTGCATCTCCTGCTATCTCATCATGGACCTCATTTAAGATATCTCTAAAGATCTTACAGAGTTTCTCTGTATCGTCTCCTTGATAGCAAAGCTTAAAGGAGACTAGATCATGGTCTTGATAATGATCTCTTTCTTCAAAGACGTATAAGTAATTACGGTTATTACGACAAACATACTCAATACCTGACGACATATCTCCAAGGTAGAACCCTTGATCATAGTAGAGATAATAACCAATATCCCCTGCGATCATCTCTTTCTCGTGGGTCTTATCCAAACAGATGAGGTTGATTTCAAGATCATCGTAGTTGATCAATGTCTGTAGATTCTCTTTGAATATAGCTATCGCATGGTGAAACCTTGCAAAGATATCGATCCTTCTCTCTTGAAATGCTTGATGGAGCATCACGTTTAATTGATGCTCTCTATCTTGATAATCCATACTAAACTCATATAGATGAAATAGATAAGACAACATACATCCCTACCTAGGACTGATGATCCTAGGTAGGGTGATATGACGTGTATATATTTACTCAGATGACTCAGATACAGCGACCTCTTCTGTCACAGGGGCTACTGCATCATTTTTATCGATGATGTAGTGCTTATCACGGAAGATGATTTCTGCTTTCTTATAACCAAAAGCCTCTAAGTACTTGCATGTATTATTGAAGAATATCGGTGGGCAGAGACCTTGACCACCGAAGTGCCAGGTAAGTTCTTTACCTACTTCCAGATCTCCATCACTGGTGATATCATAAACCACTCTTTCACCGATATCCGGCAAAGGTTTCTCAGAGGGGAAGTTGATGTAGGTGAGCTTAACTAACTTCATCCGACAAGCATCATCGGAGATCTTCTGCACCGCAAATGTGATATCTCCACCATACTGACAAGCAGCATAAGGGAGGATTTCGTATAGATCATGGAAGAGATAGACGATATTACCAGGTTCAAAGACGTTAAACTTCTTCTGGTTGTACTCGAGTACTTCAGTCTCTGTGGTGTTCTCTAAAGTCAGATAGACATTACTTTGCTCATCTATAGGTTTATTTAAAGTAAAACCTGCATGTTTGCTATGGTCCATGTATACTGTTGCTGCATCGATCATGGTGTTTAGTAACACCTCTTGACCACGTCTGACGATAAGTTGCTTAGGCAGATCCTTGTCGTCTAAGTAATAGCGTTTCTGATAGAGTCGAGCTTTGTTCTTACGGTCTAAGACAAAGATCTCGACATATTTCTCATCGACACCAGTACTCGGGTTGGTACCTGAGATAAAGACAGGAGATGCTGCGATATCTTGGTTGTCAGCAATGTGTAAGATAAAAGAATCCATATATCACTCTCAAAATAGAAAATCAAACAAAAGATAGGTCATCATCGTCATCAGAAAAATCCCCATCATCGGCATACTCATCACCATCATCAACATCATCAGGGATATCCCAGTCTTCATCATCTGGGATATCTTCCGGGAATATATCTTCCTCACCGAAACGGACGTCTTCCGGTATGTCACTGATGTCATCGCCCTCATCATCAGCACCACTGTCAAAATCATCATCCTCAGGAAGATCATCAAAGTCATCTTCGTCTAAGATATTGCCATCTTCATCAATCATAAATCACCTCATGCATATACGTAGCTATGGATCACACTGTCCTTATAGCAAGACAGTGGGATCACCTCAATACCTAAAAACCCTGTTTTAAAACCTCTTCTCTTCTGTATCACCTCATGGTAGCTGACCACCTCATCAGGTTGACCTATGATCTTGCTGACGAGATCACTATCATGGAAGTACTGACCCAGAAGTCGTTGGTCTGTGTGAGTCAAGAGTTGTTTGACATAGACCTCCTTAGGAGAGACCAGTGCCAACACCTCAATATCTTTATCAAGATCACATCTTAGATAAGGAACATGGTATATGGACTCATGTAACACATCTCCATTGATACTGATTTTACCTTCTATCGAGTATCGGATCACCCCTTCTTTGAACTTACCATTACTTTTACTCTTACTGACGTAATGTGGTCTATACTTAGGTGTGATCAAGAATTGCTCATTACCTTGATCATGGTACTCCTTAATAAAGGCATGTAACTCATCCGAGCGGTAACGTTTGGCAAGCGTTTTGTCCCTACTATGCTGATCACGATAGTAACGACTTCTGTTGGTATCGATATAAAACATATTGCTCCTTAGGGCTCCTTAAGAAAAAGCACCAAAGTCCATCTGCATTACCGTATTGACTTTGTCAAAAGGTACAGGGATCTCTGGTGATAGTAGACTTACATCAGTAGAAGTGAGTGCACCATAGGAGGATTCATAGTGGGAGACTAAGAATAACTGACTATGGATCTTCTCTTCGATGATGGTTTTGATGATGTTGATCGCAGACACGCGATGCTGCTGATCAAAGCTTGCACCAAATTCATCTAAGAATAAGGGATAATGATCAAGCTTAAGGGACTTCATCGCAGTTAATTTAAAAGCAAGGTTGATGACTTCTTTGATCCCAGATGATCCCAATGATACATCTTCTATCGATTCTTGATTAAGTCCCACTTGCATAGGGAACTTGAAATCTAAATCGATACTGTCTTCTTGGGACTCTGGGAGTTTGACCACCAAGGGATAGCTCCAGATAGAAGCGATGATCTGGTTCATCGCTTTTAAGAAGATGTCGATGAAGTGCTTTAGTCCTTCAGCGATCATCCCAGACTGAGGTGATAACTCATCTAGGAGTAGTCTCAATAAGCCTTCCTTATAGGAGAGGCTTTTGATCTCATCTTCCAGATACTGGACTACCCTATGTTTATTATTTATATCTGATTTAGCTTTGATCTTATCTCCTAGGGTGATCTTGAGATTCTCGATCATGCTGGTTAATGCTTGGTTGTTTTGATGCTTGATGCTATCAAGCTCTAACTGAGAGAGCATCTCTAGTAGTTTAGCAAGACTCCCTTGATGCTTAGAGACCAAGGATTTCTGATCGATATACTTCAGTATCTCCTGGATGTGATCATGGATGTTAGCTCTATCTTGGTTTAACTGATAGAGCAATCGCTCTTCTTGTTCAAGAGCATCAGCATAATACTCAGGAGATTTGAGATTAGAGGCTTCTAGGGTAGAGAGGATGTTATTTAGTTCCACCTGTCTTTTTAATAACCTTTCTTGATCCAGATAGCGCTCTATCTGATCAAGCTCTTGGTCTATATGTTCTACTAATAAAGAAGGATGATCGATATTGAAGTCTTTTAAGAGATATCGATACTCAGGATAGAGTTCCGTGAAGAGTTGCTTAAGCTGATTACGCCATTGATAAGAAGCGGTGATATCATCTAAGTGTTTACGTTTAGGGATCAGAGCTTCTTCAATACGCGTCAATGACTCTTTTAATGCTTTACCTTTCTGGGTCAGATCTTCCACTTCTTGAGGGTTGTAGCCTGGGATGAAAGCATGATTACAGTTAGGACAGGAGATGAGATGGTCTTTTCGTTTATCCATGAGGACTTTTAACGTTGTCCTCATGGTGATCAAGGATTCTTGTTGTTCCTGATAATCACGCTCTTCTTTAAGTAAGGTTTGTCTGTATTGTTCGATCTCATCAGCACTTTCTTTACTGACTACGCTAGGTCTAGCGGATAACCAATGTAGGATACGTGATTTCAAGGAGAGTAGTCTATCTCTATCTTGGGCTTTATAGGAACCATTAATTTGTCCTGTAAGTTTACTCTGGATATCGGTAAGCTCCGCATGGATCTTCTCTTTGTCGATCTTAAGTACACCAGAGGCTTTCTCTAGACTGTGTTTGAGTCGATCGACTTCTGCTTTTTTGACACCGATCTTGACATCGGTATCATTGATCTCTTTATTTAACGCTTCAAGATAGCTAGAGATATCCGAAGTTGGGATAGCATCACTGTGTTTATATAAGTAAGCTAATGTATCCAAGAGATGCTGACGGATCTCTTGGATCTTTGTCATGACTTTACTGATATGGAGTTGGATCTCTTGGATGTTAGGATTACTGGGTTTGTCGATATAGGTCTGATGAAAAGCGATAGACTGTTCGATGGAAGCGATCTCATGTTCTATTCTCGTGATCTCATCAGTCGAAAGTACTGATGAGAGCTCTTCTGCAAGTCTTCGTTTATGTTCTTTAAGTGACCCCTGGATATCTCTTAGGTAATCCTTAAGTTTTGTCCATACAGCAATAGCGTAATCGTAGTTGATGTTAGATACTTCGATGAACCATTCTCGTCTTCTCTTAGGGGACATCTCAGTGAAGGATTCTTTGCTGTGGAGTAGTTGATGGATATCTGTGGTGTAGCCAAAAATATCCTGTACCAGTGTTTGTTGGATCGCTTGAGTGCCAGAAGGATTTAGCTCTTCATTGGTCGAGAGATCAATGAAACTACACTTGACACTACTACGGTAGTAGGTAGTGAGTTTGTAGGATTTATGGTAATTTTCAATGATGATCTCTTTTTCACCATTGAGATAGTAGTCATTCTTGTTACCTGGTAATGGTGAGATCTCTTTCATGAGTGTTGATTTACCGAAGCCATTGATCCCAAGGATCAGCTGGCAGAATTGCAGTGGTTTTAACGTAAAGGATTTCACTTGACCAAATCCCAGTCTTTTGAATCCTTTTAAAGTGATGGATGTATAGCGCATGGTATACTCTTTAGGGATAGAACACATCAAATAAGAGAGATGAGTAAGCAAAAATAAAGACGCAGTCTCTCTGAGGAATACCCTCTGAGTGATACGTAAAGTATCCTGAAGAAAAAATAAAAGACGGCATACACCACATCCTAGATAGAGGGTTATTCCTCTATCTAGGATGTGTGATTCTTAGACGCATGTCAACTTAGACGTAGACACCACTGTAAGTGACAGTAGCTTCAGATCCATCGCTAAATCTGAAGGTCACATTCGGAGCAAAGCTCTGTCCGTTGCTACCAGCACTCCAGTTGGAGTTGTCTATCTCTTCGCCATCATGAGCATGCGCTTCACGAATCGCAGCAATGTAGCAGCTCTCACTGTCAACACTACCTTCATCGTAGAACTGCTCAGCAAAGAGTTCGTCGTAAGTTGACTCGACTGCTTTAGCAATAGTATTTATGTTAAGACTCCTTAAGAAATAGTGATGCGATATCTCTCGATATCAGGAAAATGACAGCATGTTGATGCTGTCTGTCATGTTTGTGATATATATCTGAGATTTTTTAGATTGCAATTTCTGTGTCAACAGAAATGCATCCTACACCGTAGGTGTAAAATGCGCTTTCTGTATACATAGACACGTAAGTAAGCATAAGGGGTACCCGAAGGTACCCCATCTGCATCATGAAGACGTACCTACCACGATAGCTGTCGTCTCGTGTGGATAGATCACATCCACACAGACTCTACCTGTCACGGTGTAGTCATAGATGACAATGTACAGGTGTTTAAGCACCTCATGTACATCACGCTCTTTGAAGAAGTCATAGGGGTTCATGGATTTGGTGAACCCCGCATGAAATCCTGCATTCGCTAATGTCTCGATACGATCCCAATAACTAAGTTCTTTGACAGATGTTCTAGCGTTAAACGTACGTACACGTGGACCGATATCGTAAGCATAGAAGCGTTTACTGTGTTGATCGACGATACCTTTGACTTCAACACGATACCCATGAGGTATACGCATCTTTGAACATTCACGTATTGCTCGGGTATCAATACAAGAGGGTAACCCTTGCATGAGCATATCCCGTGTATGGGATACCTGCTCGTCATCATAGCCAACGACCTCTTGCACACCTAGTGTGCTCATGAGGTACGATCCATCACGACGATAGTACATATACGCTTCTTTTAACTTCAAGAACTCAGGTTGTTCTAGCTCATGTTCAAAGATGAGCGCATGATCTGTGTCCATATAGGCACTTTGCATATGCTCACAAAAAGCATCGTATTTCGTGGTAGAGAAGATATTGGGTAACATGATTAACTCCTATGTTTATATGTTGAAAAAACGAAATCTAAAGCATTTCTGCGATCGATTTCACACTTGTGATATATACCTATTTGGAAATAGAATGCAATTTGGTGGATCTTACTTACAGTAAAAGGGGTCATTTTCCCTATGTAAATGTAAACTAAAAATGCTCAGATATAAATGTATAACGAGGAACCTATGGCTCAAAATAACACACAAAACCCTTTGGAGACCAACCAGTCTACCAAGGGATCTCTATTCAGACTCTACTGTGTGGGGATCGTTGCTCTGAATAAGAAGTTCCATGAGAACACCATTGAATTCACACCAGTGGAGAACGTCCCACATCTTGATGGTGAGTTAAATGACCAGTGGGAAGAGGTCACAGCACAAGGTACCGATGCTGAACGTAAACCTTACGACAGCAATGTCAAGTTCACCAAAACCTTGAATGCCGTATGGCTTCCCATGCATCAATCTAACCGGATGACCGCTCCTGATGTCAGACGGGGTGAGAAAGTCCTCATCTATCAGTTCGGCAACGCCCAGAACTTCTTCTGGGATACCTTGGATAACTACACCAAAGTAAGAAGGCTGGAAGCAGCAGTATACGGATACTGCGCTACCAAAGAAGAAAATGTCGAGATGAATGCTGATAACACCTATGTACAAGGTGTATCTACTGCAGAGAAGATCATCACCTTGATCTCTACCACCAAGAAGAATGAAGAGAAGTACAAGTATCAGATCTTCATCGATACCAAGAACTACCATATCGTCATCAGAGACGACTACGAGAATCGTATCGTCTTACAGACAGAGAAAGAACTGATCAGACTAGAGACTAAGGATTGTAAGACATTACTACAGCTTGATAAAGGTAGAATCACCTCTAAAGGTACCTGGTTCCATCAAGGAGATTTCAGTGTGAAGCAAGGTGGAGTGTACGAGAACAATGTGCAACTAAGTACACATCGTCATCCTGAGACACAGAAAGTCACATTACCACCGATAAAGAGTGGTCAGCCATGGAATCCACATCCTGATAAACTGGATATCGACTATAGACAGCCAGAGCTATTCAAGTAGCTCTGCTACTTGAATGGTGAAGGTTACATCACCAGAGCTATTTAAATAAATAAAAGACGGCATACACCCCTAGTGATACCACAGATAGGTATCACTAGGGATTGCTTCTTTATTCACATACGTTCATGCAGAGCACCCTGATACACCTGTAATGGGTGTATCAGGGATGTATGATGCTTATTCTTTTGCGATATTGATCATCTCTAGAGACGATGGAGTAATAAAGAGGTCAATTCATGGATTTTTCGTGTACGCTTAAGGATCTCTTCTTTATCGCCAAGATAAGAGAGATAGCGAGACTCTTGTTGGATATCAGTAATCAAACTACCAATGCTTTTGTATTTCAAATCGTCGTACATATAGGACTCCTGATGTATAGGTCATAGAGCCTTAGAGTGCACCAGACGCACTCTAAGGGCTTATCATGGGTTACTTAAGGGGGATATCAGACATCTCTGCTATAGAGCCTTCTGGGAGGTCTAAGACAGGTTTTAGAGAGGATGTATCGGCAGGCTCTATGACTGTATCTTCAGTACGATGATTCAGATAGTAAGCTCTTTTCGCACCACGGATCTCTTCACTATGTGCTCTCTGAGTGATGTTGTTACCTTCTAGATAGTCAAGTTGTTGGAAGAAGTATCTTTCGATATACATCGCAAACTTATCAACGATAGTCTGTGCGTATTCTTTCTGGTAGGTGTAGCACTGATTACGATAAAGGATCATCATCTCAGGTTTGTTGATGAAGAACTGATATCCACTTGTAGATACCTCGATCCCATCATCACTGATATGGATCGAGAGATCCTGTGGTTTACGTGCAGGATGATAGAGGATAAGTTGATGATCAGACTTTAAGATGATGTTCTTCTGTGCTACTTGATACTCAGGGTAGACATTGGTGTTGTAGTGGAAGAGATATTTACCATCTGCAGCATGGATCAAGGTAGTGAAGACCGTAGTCAAAGCTTCTTTTAAGAAGTCTTTGCTATGGGCATTATAGGTATCTATATTTTCATTTGTGATAGGCTCTTCTGGAAATACAGATTCCTCTAACTTACTTTCGATCTCTTTAAAGAGCTTCCAGCTGAAATGGATCAGTCTGACATGACCATCACTATCGTTGGTCTTGATATCAGGTCGCAGTTTACTGGTTGTGATCTCGATCATCTCCTGTAAGGTGTTGGGGATGAACTTAAGACTTTTATCCTGCAGTAAGATAGACTCAGGGAAGTCTACTAGTGATGTATCGATCTTTAAAGACTTGGTCTTGTGATTATAACTGATACTACAGTCAGACGAAGCAATCGTTAAAGGATTGGTAGAGAGACGATAGCTTTGGTTATGGATAAGGATCTGGTAGGTTTTGTTCTTGATGTTGTAATGGATGGTCTCAGGACGGTTGAAGAACTGATCAAATACCTCTGTAGTACGCATCAACGCGTAACAGAGGAGATGTTTCTTCTCATCAGAGAGATCCATCTTGGTGGTTTTGATGCGTTGCACTAAGTAAGAAAGCTTGGTTGAGAGTTCAATACGTAGTGCCGTGGTGCTAATATTGGAAGCTGGGATATCAGACATGGTAAGATCCTTGATAAAAATAACGAATGGATAGATACCTACCAAGACTAGTAATGTCTTGGTAGGGTGACATGGGTTTATGACGTCTATACGTCTGTGACGTGTGATTACAAGATACCGGTCTCTACAGAAAACACCATACCCAACAAGATCTGGTGGATATTCTTGATAAGAGTGGTAGTGATCTCATCATCGAAGGTGTGTTCTATATCACGCATCTTGACATATAAAGATTTACCTTTAGTAGAGACTTGGTAATCTCCTTTACTCAGACTAAACTTAGGATCATTCAGATCTACGGTGATCTTGATATCCTCGTAGCTTAAGGATTTGCCTTTACCATCGATGACCTTGATCTCATGGCTATGTTGGTAGATAGGAGTTAAGATATCAGGGATAGGTGATAGTGTATTGACATAATCCATCTGTATTAAAGGATCGATGATATACCGCACTTGTTCAAATAAAACCCTGTTGAAGTTCAGTTTCAAAGACTTCAACCGTTTATCGATATCTGCTTTGTTATAACGACTGACATATCGACCTTCTCTGATATCAACGATGTATTTGGCAAAAGCAAGGAATACTTCATAGATGAGCTTTAAGGTATCAGGATTTTTGATGGTGCTGATGAGCGTACCGTTGTCATTGGCTATCGTGACAGCACGAGACTTGACCCGATACGAGATAAATACCAATACTCCTTCTTTGTCGACTTGGAAAGTCACAAAGGGTGGGTTATTCTCTCCTGGAGTAGTGACTAAGGATACACTATACGTGGTTTTACCGATCTCTTCATAGACACGGATGTCTTTTAAAGTGATCTGCGGTATCCATTTCTCCATGTAGTAACATAGTGCAGGAAATGTCGTGTGCATGGTGTTGTCATACTGGATCGCGAGATGATCAGTTAACGTGTCAAAATGAGGTTTCACAGTAAGTTGAAAACCTTCCATGAGACCAAGTTTGTTGATTTTTCTTTTGGTTCTATTAACGCTATCGGTTTTGTTAGCTTTATTAGCTTTGGTTGATGTAGACATGGGTTAAGACTCCTAGATATAAAAGTAGATGACGTTTATGGATGTCATCAAGTCAGCTTAAGGTTGGTATGAGCTGCAAATAGTAATTCTGACAATGCTCTTATGTTGGTTTTGAATCGATCTGTTTTGTAGTTGACCTCCCAAAGTAAGGTTTCAGGTGATGTATTTTCATCGTAGTGGATGAAACAATCACGATAAAAATGGTAAGAATATCCGTTGTTGGATACAGCGATAAAGGATGATCCTGTCCAAGAGACGACATAGTTGGCATGGATCACCAGTACATTGAACAATATCCCTTCATCCTGGAAATAACGATAAGTGTGTGGGATATCTTCTAGTAAGAGGATATCCTTTAATGCGTTGATATAAGCAGTCTTCAACTCTTGATAGTGAACACGATGCTTCTTGGTTACTCCTGGTTCGTAACCATCTTCTACCAGTGCAAGGATCTTTTCTTTATACTCTGCTGTATCCAGGGTATTGTTATTGATATACCACTGTGGATCCAGATTGTAGATGGAAAGCAGGATATGGGTAAAATCATAGATCGCTTTACCGATAGGTCCACTGTAGTTACTGTTGATACATGTTGTTGTATCACCTTCTTTCTCAAAAAGACCATAGTAAGAGAAGACTTCGCGTAAGTTGATGCGACTGATTGCTTTACCATCCTCTGTACGGTACTTGATCGAGAGGATGACATTTTTAGTATGGTGTTCGTAGAAGATCACCTCTTGCCAAGGATGACAAACCCTGATCTCTGTGTTCTTTAAGAACGAGAGATCTATGGTCTCAAGATAGCGATGCATGAAAAGCTTGAGATTAATAAACATCTCATGCTCTCTTAGCGATATCTTCTTCTTTAAGACTTCATCAAAAGACTTATCGATGTCTTTCAATGCTTCAGTGATAGACACCCTAGGGGATTCTAAGATAGGTTTAACCTTGATAGACATAGTTACTTGATAAAGGTGAGATTAGGGATAACACGGATATTAAGTCCTGTAAGGACTGTGTCTATCGTGTCGTATAAGACTTTATTCAGTTTTGGGATACTATCCCCAGTATAGTTGACATTGATCTGCGCTTCTTTAGCATCAACTTGATACGCTGACAACTCTTCTTCTTTCAAAGTGAATAAACCATAACCAGGACCATGTAGAGAAAATCGTTTACTGTCGTTATAGATCTCAACCACATACCTCTGACCTTGGTTATTGATGACTTCATAGCTGTCTTTAGAGACCATGTGGTTGTTACTATCCGCAACCACTAGGTCTTTCTTACTATGTTTGACTTGATTTCTGTGGATCAACATTTGCATCATCACCAATATCGCTTTATCGACATCTCTGAATAACTGAGGAAACTGAGGATGGGATAGGTTCTCCTCTAGAGCAAGATAGATGTTCTTGATTAGATAGAGTTTGGCATACTCAGCAGAAGCTGAGATATAGCCATAGGTGATGACTTTATCAGGGATATTACTTGGGATGTCCATCATGGCCTATGCTCCATCTTGGTTTCTATGTAATAAATAATCAGTATAAAAGCGATGTATAGGACATCAATACCAATCAAGAGTAACCAGCTATAGTTACGATAAGCTATAAAAACCCCTGCACAGATGAAAAGACTGATGAGGATGACAGCCAAACCTGTTAAGATCAACATGGCTTTATTGTAGAAGCAGTTATCCAGACAGTCCTTCGGAACAGGGTATAATTTCAAGGTCAAAACAAAAGGTGATATAAAGATCAGTACCGTGATGATCATCGTGAGATAATCATACCACTGTGCATGGTCCTTGATATAGTGTAAAGTAGTCGTGATATCCATAGAAGACTCCATGATAGTCACACATCCTCAGTAGTACCACTATCGGTACTACTGAGGATGGTGTATGACGTGTATATTCTTTTCCTCAGATGAACTTAAATGATGCTAACACGTGGTGATAAAGCGCTTTGCTATCCTCTACGGATAAGAACAAATGATCTTCCTCATCACCAGGTAAGAGCTCATCGTCATCCCAGGTGAGACCACCATTGAAATCTAGTTGGTAGTTTACTCCAGGACAAGTCAACATGAACTCATAGCTGTTAAGGGAGAACAAGATCTCTTTATCAGAGACGCTGTAGCAGATCGCATCCTCTTCTTCATCTTTCCTGACATGGACCCCTGTCCTACTTAAGTAGGACAGGATCTCTGTTATGCGTGTATCAAGTGCTTGGATGGCAGTTGCTTTATCCATGATCTAGATACCTGTAGTCATCATACCAAAACGATGTTGTTCTTTCTCAGCACGAGCAAGCTCGATACCAAAGTTCAAGAACTCTCTGACAAAGAACATCAGGATCATTGAGAATCTTAAAGATAAAGGATCTGTATAGGTTTTGTCATACAGAGTAAGTGATTTACTATCTCCTTTGAGCCAGGGGTTGCCATTATCCATGAATTCATAGTGGGGGTTATCCGGATGAAGATCTATCGTGAACTGGAAATACGCCGGTTTTTCTTCATTGGAGAGTTTGGTTACTTTGACGACATGGTGATATTCTTGGCTGTCATCGTGACTGAAGCTATAAGAGAAGATATTAGTGACGATCTCATGGATGGCCTTAATAAAGGTATCACATGTGGCGAAGTAGAGAAGACTCATGGCTTCTTGAGTAGTGTTCATCGCGATATCCCGATAATAATCCGCAAAGAGTCGTGTTGACATGGAAGCGATGTAGCTGGATTGCAAGAACTGTTGGTGTTGCTTTAAGGTAGATTGACCGTTAGGGTTGTTGTTAGGTTGGACAAAATGGTTGTTGGATTGATACATGATAAGCTCCTTTTAGGGAATAGTAGATTAAAAAGACTGTGACGATGTTACCATCGTCATGGAAGTAATATAGGTTTGATTATGTTTAGATTGCGTCATATACCCCACCTAGGAGTTATCTCCTATGTGGGGTGTGTTGATGTATGACGTGTTATCTGAGACGACGTGTAGTCTATCAATCTACATATCGCATGTGCCCTGTCTTGATAGACTGGATCACATTGACAAAAGACCCAAAGATGTAGTATACAAACTTACCACTGATGAAGTCTACCTCCTGTTTCTCATCTTTGATGAAGTATCCGGTTCTTTGGATGGCTTCATCACTACCACCGACTTGATAACGAATACTGTCATCACCGATATGGACTTCACCACCCAAATACCCTTTATCACTAGGGATAATGATCTTGACGTCTTGGTAACTTAGGGTCTGTGCATGTTCAGCAGGATCATAATCGATAGCATAGTCCTCACGATTGCGATAGAAGTGATCTATCGCATAAGTGAGTAGTCCCGGCAACCGATAGTAAACATGATCTTGATCTTGGATATCACATTCACGAATGATATCCTCGATGCGATTTTCGATCGTGTTGTAGAAGTCAGCAATGATCTTCTCATGGGAAAGTTGGTTATCTTTGTTGATTACTCGGCCAAGCTCTACTTTGATTAAGAGACTGATGATAGATTCGATATAGTCTCTGACATGGGAAGCCATATCACCAGACAGTACTTCGCTATTGAACCTGACCTCATTACTGGAAGAAAAGTAGTCGTTCCTATAAACGTCATTGTACTCAACACGTTCTTTCAGGCTAAAATGAAAACCATAACCTTTGATGATAGAAGTCCGATAGGTCTCCTTATCGATGGTTTGGTTTTGGATGATGAGTTGTGTTCTACTACTGTAGTAATCAAGAGCAATCGCGTGTCGACTATAATAACTGAAGTTATATATAGATTCATCACCATCTGCACCAAAGTCAAAACTCTTATCACGACTGAAATCAAACTCCATTAATCCGACGTAGATGTCGTGATTAAGATCGCTGAACTTACCTTGACTAAAATCACTGATAAGAGGGGTAAGCTTTCCTAGGATAGGAGTGATAGATTCTTTCCAGTAAGAATCAATAGTTTTTACATGTCTGAGTTCCATGCTAGCTCCTTAAGTTGTGTGTCGATAAGATCAATAGTGGTATTACTGATACGTTCTCTGAACATTAAGATATTGGTATCAGTCGTTGGGTTCATGTCGATCATTTTACCATTATAGGTAAAAGTAAATCGATCATGGCTATGGTTAGTGCTATCAATTTTGAATTCAAATTCGTCTTTAAAGGTGATATAGATCTCATCTACACCAGACAGACGATAGTCTTTGATAGATACGTGATCTTCTTCATCACGACCTATAGGAACGAAGTATTCCGTATGGGTTGGGTAAGTAGCGCACCTAAGACCTCTACCATGGATGATAGCAGCACTGGCACGGATCAGTATCGCTAGTACATCTAGATAAGGGATATCCTCTTGGTACGGTTTGATCTTCTTATCAAGAGGGGATTTCAAGTAGTTGAACGCTTCTACAAAACTGTCTCTGACAGAGTCAAAATAGATGCGGTCATCAAAGTCAAAATCATGGATAGCACCATGCCAACTAGGGCTGAGATACTTGATATAATCATCCCCCTCTAAAGCATTGATATAATCTCTGAGGATGATATCAATACAATACCCATCCGTGTGTTCAGCATGATGTAAGTTAAGTTTATCCAAAGAGCTCTCTAACGACCTCTTAAGGATCCTCATTTTGGCATGATCTATATCTTGCACGTTTAAGACTCCTGTTTCTTGCAGTTAAATAAAACGATGTGGGCGATGACAAACATCACCGTGTATAAGCGATAAGGGTTCTGGTAGAAGAATAGCAGTAAGACGATATTGACTATCATCTCAAAGAGAGCAATGATCGCCATCCCTTCAATCCAATCTACCAAGATACGTGTACTTTTCCTACCTGTAAAAAGATCATTCTTATTCTCTACTCCCAACAATCCTCCGATCACGATGAATAGAAAGATGATCGAGGTGATGAATAAGATCTCAAAAGAGCTAAAGTGAGCGAGGAGTCCTTGGTAAGACTCCTCAGCCACAGAGAGACATTCTGGATTATGGATATATTGGATCATGATGCGACAGTCTGTGATAGATGACCTCGATGATAAAGAAGTAATGTCTTGTAGACATCAATAATCGCAGATTTGATCTTATCGACAATACCAATATCTGTGATAACACTTATCTCAATATTAGGGTCTGTACAAAGTACCATGCTGTTTGCTACATGTACCATCACAGGTGATACGGAGATGGTATATTCCTCTGCACCTCCTTTTTCATATCGAGATACATAGCACCTATCTTTATCCGAGGGATGATGACCCTCGAGATAAAGGACACCATGTACACCACCATGGATCAACCCGTTCTCTTCGTAGTAAAGATTCTCGGTATTGACAGGATGGGTGAGGTGAATGGCAACATCTTCAGTGATCTTAAAGATAGATGTTATCGTATCTTTGTATTTGGGATAATCTTTACAGAGTTGCTTTGTTCTGTCACGGACGCTATTGATCAGTACTTTGACGTGATCCATGTGTTCATTGTCATTCATGTTTTACTCCCAGGCTGTTGCCATCCAGTAATCGATATATTCAGGACTGATAGTATTGTCCTCTTCAAAAGAGTAGCTCATTTTTCTGTGTCTCCTGTGTTAGTGTGCGTCATTTCTTCACTGACACTTGTTGTGTCAGCTCAGATAGCCACTACGCGGCATACAACCTAGCTATCCTTGACGGGATAGCTAGGGGTAAAGGATATATGATGTTTAAACAATTTATCGTGGTACACCAGTCTTCAAGCACCACAGATAAGATAGCAATACCGGTATATAGTCTTTGATATAATCGTGGGTATTTTCATTCATAAGCGGGTGTTCTTCTACGTGACCCATCTGTTCGACATCTATCTGTAGATCATCACCTTTCTGGATGACTGAGATATCCATCATGTCGTACTTGATAGAGATATATTCCCCGTATCCTGCTATCATGATCTCGATATCAGGTAAGGTATATGTCTCAGTACCAGTAAATGTAAGTTCTTTATCAGTGGTCGTTACCCCTTCATCATTGGTGAAACCACGATAGATTTTCTTGATGATCCCTGTTGGATTATAGTTATACTCAATATTCTCTTTATCCATAAGGACTCTGAAGATATCTTTGAAGTATTCATATACCTGTCCTGGTTTAGGATCATTTTCGTCATCTGCCAAGTATGACTGTAAGGTGAGTGTGTCATATAGGTCTTTTTGATAACGATTGATCACCACCCAGCTTTCATGATAGTGACTTTCATTAGAAAGCCTTAGCCCACCGATAGCAATGAGATCGATCATCTTGAAGATCTCTACAATAATTGCTTTGATAAGATCTTTCTCCTGATCAGCGGTAGAACCTGAAATAAAGGACTCTTGTGTCTCATCAGGAAGACCTTGGTTATTAAGCGGTGTATGTAAAGAGAAACTATAACCTGGAACAGTGATCCCTTGGATATGATAATAACCTTTATCTCTGACTTTGATATCGGTTAAGTAATAAGGGGCAAAAGATCTGGCGAAATTGTTAATTTTGGTGTGATACTGTTTGAAGAAAGTGTATTCATATCCGGTTTTACGGATAGCACGGGATTCATGGAGATCTATGGTATCGGTGAAGTAGTACTTGAGAGACTCCTCGATCATGGATCTAAACTCCATGATGATCTCATCATTACCGATACTGTTGTAGTAAGTATAAAGATCATTAAAGCGAGGTTGGATGTGTTCATCCCAATAGACTTCGGTAGTCTTGATGTCAGTGAATTTCATATAAGAGCCTATGTTGGAAACGATGGAGTGTTGATGTGACCTACACTGTAATAATAAATATCTCAATGGAAAATAAATGCAGGTCATAGATCCCCACTAGGACCCGTTAAAGTCCTAGTGGGGTGTTATACATGGGAGTGTATATAGATCTTGATATCTACCGATATCAAGATTGTCTTAGGATACCGTTGTAACCTTGTTTGACCAAAGCTTCGATGTGTGCGTAAGCTTCTGCGATGAAGATCGGATCTTTGATCGTGTATTTCACGACTTCTTCACTACGTTCAGCCGCTTTAGGATCTGCCCGATAGGGATTGACTGTCATGACAAAGAGCAAAGTACCATCGTCTTGCATGAGAACTTTATAACCATACTCTTTATTGACTTTCTTATCGACTGTATAGAAGGCAAATGTTCTTCTATCCGGATGAACCTCCAACATATGGCGATTGCTTTTATCCTTCGGTGAGAGGTAGATGTGGAGGTTCTGATCCTCACCATAGTCGGCAAGATAGTAATCCTTACGATCTACTCTCTTGAGATATGCAGTAGTCGCATCAATAGTCGCCAGAGTCGTTGCACGAAGTTCAGCTTCGTCTTTGAATCTATCTTTTTGGACGGGAAACCCATCGTCTCCTGTCGAGACGTTGCTCTTCGGATCCTCCTTGGGTGCTACAGGTGCTACGGGTTGTTCAGGGACCTTCGGTTCAGGTTGTTTCGGAGTGGTAGGAGGATCTTGAGGCTTCGGAGGCTCCACACGAGGTTGATTCTGATGATGATCTTTCGGTACTTGGATGTTACCATGAGCAAAGTAGTCATTGATGATGTCCAACAACTCATCAGCTTGTTCAAAGGAAAGCTCCTTGATACGATCTGGTAGACCATCGATTAAAACAATGGTATCTTTAATGCTTCTTGACATAATTAAAAACCTTTTTCATGAGGGATGATACGAGTCCTCCAACAGGAAGACTCGTAAGATAAGTCTATATAGGGTACGTGGATATGCTAGATATAAACATATACGATAGAGATCTTAAGAACATGACCTTAGGAGAAGCTTACAGGATGCTTCTTTTAAAGACCGAACAAGTTGACCACAGTAGTCATGTCAAAAAAGAACTCTCAAGAAAGATGATCAAGTTGGTTAGGATGGGCCATGATCTCTATCCTGACAGTCATAGTGAACATGACGACCAACATGATAAAGTCACACATTTCTTAACTGAGCTTTATTTTGCTTTAGCAGACATGATCGAGAATAAAGAATACGTGATCATCAGTCCTTCTTCTGAAGATGAAGTAAGCTATAGCCTACATCGCAATAACAAGATGGTCTGTAAGATCACAGATGGATGCTCTATGAAAGATATTCATGGGTGGTTGGTTGAGATCGAGAATGGTAAATGTAAGATCGCAGTCACTGTGAATGAGGATAACTATCTCTTTAAGGTCTTCTGTGAAGGAGAACATCATTGGAAGATTACCAGCGATGATTTCACATTGCTGGTAGTGAAACCTTTCTGTATAAAGGTTGATCATGTTTTAAGAGCAGTGACCGATCATCTCTTGAAAGATTATTGCTAAAAAGAAAAAGCATCATACATCCCTGATACGCGTATAGCGCATCAGGGTGCTCTGAATGAAACGTAGTGTAATGAAAGAAGTTGACACCTCACTAGGACTTTAAGTAGTCCTAGTGAGGGCGTATGACGTGTGTTATTTAATCTTCATTCTCCATGAGCTTATCAAGACACTCGATATACTCTCCCAGATCACGATTAACGTCTTTCATCTGTTCAATGATGGTGGACTCCAGACGATACTGACGGAAGTAGTATCGATTACCACCATGGTCAAAATAAGAATCCAGATAGTTTTTATCAATATAGATATTGATATCTTTATCTACATGTCTAAAGACATAACCATCTTCACCCACACCCAGCCAATAGTCTTGATATTCATAGAGCTTGAAATCCACATACCATCGTGTCAATACTAAGGACTTATATCCGAACTCGATATCATCAGCATGGTCGATCAATGTCGATAGACCTTCATGAAAGACATCGATGACTGACCCTAGATTGACTTTGAAATAATGGTCTGGTATCTTAGCTGTACAGGATAAGAAGTATCTCAGGTTCTCTTCTATGTTATCACGATGCTTACGAGCTTGTTCGACGACTTTGGAAAGATTACCTAAGGTATCCTTAGCTGTGGTTTTGTTGATGAGATACTTCGATAGACGAGAGGTATCTTTATTCTCAGTTAGGCTTTTGATATAATCATAGACCTGATCGAGCTGGTCTGTAGTAAGTTTAGGGAGATATTCAAGGATATCTTTTAAATCTGCCATAAATGGACTCCTGTAATGAGTGAAACGAATGAAGGGGGCTACGTTATCGAAGGTGGTGTCCTGATACAAGGATGTATCGGGTCCACCATCCTGAGATATAAGTAACTCCTGTAATGTTAGGGTGAAGTGATTAAGGTCAAAGTCTCTACTCGTAGTAGTGCTGTTTTAAGATAATGTCGTATCCGTTTTAGGACCTCAATACAGTCTATATCGCTTGTTTGTTCGGGAGACAAGATATACAGTACCGTGGGAACCAGGTCATCGACATCGTAGCCACGATACTCTGGACCTTTGGTTACTTTGAAAGTACGATTGGTGAGATCTACTTCGTAGATACGGTCACCGTAGTCCAGACGATAGAAATCCTCTCTCACTTTGAGAGCATTTTTATTGATGCATGTAGCATGGTCGTATGGACTTCTAAAGTTGTAGTAGTCATTTGAGGAATCTCTACTGTCCAAAAGATCACGGATGAAGAATACGCTATCCCAATAAAGACTACAAAGATCTTCATAGACCGTGGGATCCATGAAAGGATAGAGTGTTCTTAGGTGTTTCTTGACATCATCTTTATCCTCTCCGATCAAGATACGATCCCTGATAAGGTTTATTGGTGTCCGGAAGGTCACCAAACCACAGTTGATCTTATCGAAGATATCATAGAGGGCGTATATCGCCTCTCCGATGAGATCGATACCCAACGACATTAGTGTTGTGATATTGTATTTTTCGATACAGAAGTTATCATTGAAGTACCTCAATGCGTAGATGACACGATCATTATCTAAGAAACGTTCGATACCCACGAAGCTATCGCGTCTAGCTTCGCATTCGTGAAAGACTATCGTTGTGATATCTTTGTCGATCTTGATCGCAAGTGTTGAATGTGGACCTATACTTGTGTTACCAGCATGATAGGTTCCTTTCATGGAAGGCTTAGTATCTGTGACCCTAAACCCTTTGAAATAACGATGACGCAGAGGATCATCGATCTCTGCTTTAAAAGCAATATGGATCCCACGAAAACAACGGAATAGTTCTTTTTCTGCTGGTGCGACTACGTTCTCTTCGTAGTGTCGATAGACTTCTCTGACGTGATGGTCAAACCACTCTTGATAAAGATCATTGATGTAACTTTGTTGCATGATTTATATTCCCACTGTGATAGCAGCAAATTAACATATATACGTCATAGTACCATACTAGCTACCCTTGATGGATAGCTAGTATGGATAGGGACATATGACGTTTAGATGTTTTATAGTCCAAGTTTGACCATATTCGCAAGTTCATGAGCAAACGGTCGGTTATTGATCGCAAACAATTCGATACCTTCTTTTGTATCATTGAATGACATATGGTCTCTTTTAAGCTTAAACTTAAAGGATATTATTCCTGTAGTCAGATCCACCTTGACATCAGCGTTTTTATAACGAATTGACACCTCATCGATTTCACCATGCTGGTCAAACTCTATATTAATAAAACCTTTTTCCCTCTGCTCGATAACATAATGCTGATGATACACATACGTGTCATTATGTTCCGCATTGAGGAGATAGATAGAACCTATACCGCGGAGATTATCGATAAATAACGAATAAAGATCGGATAAGAACTGTTCAATATAAACCCTACGATCTTCCACCAACCCTTTACAGATCATATTGGCTTTGTCAAAGCTTGTGCGTATCCGACATTCGCGTGCGGCCAGTCGAGTTTCTTGTTCTTCTATCGTGGTGTGTTTGCCATCGTTATCCTGATTAGAGGTCGTCTCATCTTCAGTGAGTGACATCAGATCCATAAACACGGATAATAACTTCTCCGTATCTACCTTATCGACAGGGATATCCAAGGATTTGATCGAGTGAACTATAGCTTCATTGATTTTTACATGTTTCATTGATCATACCTCTAAGGTTTCTTCATAGTAGGGGACACTGGTCTCTTCTCCCAATCTAACGTAATCTGCTCTCTCTTTGGTCCAAAGATAGAAACGATGCTTGGTGTCCATGACACCATGTTCACCGTCGTAAGTGTAGATGAAGGTGACACGAAAATGACCTTTTTGGAAGATCACACGCGATAGATGATTCGGATAGAGCTTCATCAAAGGAAACTCAGTAGAAAGAATGTTAAAGAACCCAATCTCTGTGTAATCCCCACGAGTATCAACAAAAGTAGCTATCGTTTTATTATCCCTGTGTGTTTTAGCAAGTTTGATCTTATCACGATTAACGTACTTGTACTCTTCGTATAAGTAGAAGGATTTCAACTTCTGAAACTCATTTAAGAGATACTCCAGATCTGTGTTTTCGACAATGCTTTGCAGTGTCGTGTAAGCTTTCTCCCAGTGGATCGTGTCGATATGTGCGACATCGATCAGGTGATCGACGATCTCATCATGGGTGGGATGTTTGATCTTAGGTTTAGCCTGCGGCTGGAGTTTAGCTTGCAGCTGAGAAGCCTGTGGATGTTCTATGGTTTTGGTTTGGTTACTACGATCTGACGTGCGAATACGATCAGTTTTACGAACACTATCGGTTATCGTACGGATACGAAAAGGGTAAGTCATGATTTTTCGGTTCCTATGTTTATATGTTGAAATATTGGATATAGTAGCGTATGCTACATGAGTATATTTAATGGTTCAAGATAAATAGATTGTGTGTTATCAAGGCATCATACACCCTACCTAGGATCATCAGTCCTAGGTAGGGAGTAATGGATATATGACGTGTATGACGCGTAGCGTCAATCTGAGAGGATCAGGGGTGATCCTCGATGAAATACGTTTAGTGGTTTAAGTAATCAACCACAGTACGAAAGACCTCACTCATCTTGGTCGTAAACTGTCTATTTGTGATCAGATTAAAATCCTGATCACGAACGACTGTATCATCAGTCTCTATCTTGAAACGGTAGTCGTCTTTACGACAGACGACACCGATTCTCCCTTTAGGGATCTCTATCATCCACCCTTGTAGGTTATTGAAGAGCTCATTATCGGTGATAGAAATGATGAGTTTGTTGTGCTTATGGAGCGTATAGATGATTTTATCATCATCTGTCGTGATACGCATCCATTCTTTTTGTTCTGCTAGAGTAGTTAGACAAAAGAATAGTTGCTCCATGAAATCAACGACAGGTGTGCTGTCAGCTTTAGGGCTATCCTCAAATAAGGAAAAACCATAACGCAAGACCTTAATCGTCTTTCTATATAAGTCTTTTTTGAGTTTATTAAGATCAGGTCTATTACCAGTTGTGTCTAAGAACTCTTGAGGATACCCTTCGATACTCTTTTGGATCTCAGACCAGGTTGGAAACTCTTTAGACTGTTGATCTTTAGGCTGCTGATATTGATAAGGGCTGACCTTCCAAGTACTGTCATGACAGGTATAGTTGGTAAGATTAGGATAGGGTTTATGTTGCATTAGATATCCCCAAGATCTAGTATAGATAGTTTATCTTTAAATAATGGATGGTCTCGTAAAGGCATTACTAAATGTTCTACTAATATCCTTGTTATCCTTTTCAAATAAGCACCACAGTCTGAATATTCATCATCGATCAGTAGTCTGATGTTGATGTGGTTGTCATTACCATCTTTGATCTCATATCCAGCACCATCTACGAAGTACCAGAGTCTACGGTATCCATAGAGTTCACGATTTAACATAAGTTCAAAATGAGGATTACCATCTGTGGCTATACTTAAAGAAAAGGATAGACTGGGAAGATGATGTGTCTCCTCTGTCCAAGGATGTTTACCGCTATCAAAGATAAAGGTAACCACATCTTGGTGAAAGAGATCGTTGATATCAATAGTTGATACTTTGCTGTGATAGCACTCTATATCAGAGAGTCTTCTGGTAAACATACCGAGTAATTGAGAAAAAGCATCGATGGCACGATCTCTTAAAAATAACGTAGGATCATCGGGATCAGGATCTTTGATATTAGCACTATTCTTAAGTTTCTTTAAAAGCCTGTCAAGATGTTCTTTAAAAGAGATACTATCACTTGTTACAGTCATCCCATCCTCCTAACCTGTTCTAACGCGTCATCCATCTTAGCAAAGCGTTCTTCCACACTTTTCATCCGTCTTTTTGGATCACCAAAGAGGAAGTTCATTATACCCATTTATACCACCTTCTGTCTAAGTAGATCAATAGAGGTCTTGATATCATCGAGTTTGTATATCAGATAACCTCCTGCATAGCGATAACTCTCTTTAGTGACTTTATCGCGTCCGTTTAAAGAGATGATCCTGACATGATAGTTGTAAGGATCATCTTCGATGAAATAAGGATAAGATACCTCGATATTACGATGTCTGAACCGATAGAAATCCTGATAGATCATGATAGAGAGCTCTGGTTGTTTATCAATAGAGATAGAGAATAACTCTTTATCATCATCCTTGCTATAAGTGATGTCTTTGTAAGACTGGTTCAAGCATCTAAAGAGATCTTCAAAATACCATGCAAGGTTACGGATACAGACTTTGACCGTAGCTTGTCTTTTCAGTCTTGCGATATTGGGGTTATCATTAAAGATCCAGTTATAAGCAGCTTCTATAGTGGTGTTAGATGCAAAATCAATAGGTTTGTTAGCCATGGCTTGTTCATTTATAAGAGATGTCATACACCTTCACTAGGACTCTAAGGTCCTAGTGAAGGCGAGGATGTTTGACGTATAGATTAATGATGTTCGATCAGAACAGATCATCAGCAGTGATCTGTTTCTGCTTCTTACTGTAATCTGTACTACGCTTGTAGAAGAAGTCGTTTTCTTTACCAGCAAGTACTTCTTCGGTGAACCAATCTGTTTTCTTTAAGAGTTTCTCATCGACCAGGTAAGGTGCTTCGATACCGAGTATCTCCAATGAGTTATTGTAACGATGGATGATGTAGTTTTCAGCAGTAGCAAGATCGATGAAATCCAGATCTCCTTCTTCAAAGATCCAGTGGAGGATGGCTTTTTCTGCTTTGAGTGCAGAATCAGCAAGGGCGGTGAGTTCTTGATAGAACTCCTCGGTGAATAACTCAGGATGTTCTTCTTTCAAGATACCATATAAAGCAATACCAAATCTCCCATGGATCTCTTCTTCTTTGGAAGTAGCTTCGATGGCATTAGAGATCCCTTTAAACATGTTTTTATGTTTATTGAAAGACATGATAACCAGGAACTGACCAAAAAGAGAGATATGTTCGACGAACAAGGAGAACAGAATCAATGATAAGACGAATTCAGATTTAGATTCATTCTTATTAGCCATAAAGGCTTCCATGTAATCATATCTCGACATCAATGCTGGATATTGACTAAGATCTGAGAACATATCAGCCATACCAAGAATCTCAAGAAGAGATGCATAGGCCTCGCTATGCCGGCAATTGAAGTTAACACCAACGACCCCATTACGTCTCGTGACGATAGCACCAGAGGGAACACTTACACAATAGACTTTACCAGAATAACGAACAACATCCCTACTCGGATATGTTGTTTGTTCTATATCGGTGATGTTTAGTCTGTATTGATCTTTGGACGTCTTTCTAAAACTACCATCAGGAAGCGGTATTTTCAAACAATCCTCTGCTCTCCTGTAGAGGTGTAATTTTGTTCTGAATCCGGACAAAGCTGCTATCGCTTGTACTTTGTTTAATGCGTCTATATTTGCATTGTAGTACGCATAACAACCATGTCGGTTTACGTGGCAATCCCAATATGAAAGTTCGTGAATAAATTCACGCCCCCAAGAGGCATTGATTTTGGTGATATCTACCCAGTCAAAACTCTTTAACGTAGAAAGATCTATCCCTTCAGCAAGTTCTTTCAATGAGAAAGTAATTACTGTTTGATTTCTCCGGGCTACTCTTGTTTGATAGGTTATATGGAGTCTATCAAGCAAGTATTTCAAACGTTGTATCTTCTTGGGTTTGTGCAAACCAAAACCAATTCTAGTCGTGCTAGTACCTTTCAGAGAAGGACATTCTGCAAACACAGTACCATCAGCTTGGATAGCGATCAATAGCCGTTCAAGATAAGTCAGCACCCTATCCTCACCATCTAGCATACCAGAAGAAGGATAAGTGTAGTTCTTCATTGACAGGATAGTTTTGCTTTTTCTTCTCTTGATATTACCAGAATGTCTGTTCTTAACGTACAGTTCATGTTCTTCTGTCACCAAGAAATTCGTGTTTCTCGATTGATAGAGGTGCATATAACCATCGTGATCTTTCTCGATGTAGTCGTATGGTCTATCAAAAATAATCGTGTTATTGAAAACGTTATATGTTGCTACTCTCACCCCTCTTTCTAATTGAGGGAATGATGTCCAACCATGTTCCGTAAGTATCTCAGTGTCACTTGAGTAGCATTCACTATTCCCTTCTATAGAGACAGTACCTTTATATCGAGTAATGATGAATCCTGAAGGAACGGTTACGCAATAGACCATTCCGTCGTAATCGATGACTTCTTTTTGGATGTTAGGGTTGTCCAAAGAGTAAAGTGTGATGTTGTCTATCTCTTTATCTGACCTTTGTTCATATCCACCGTAATACTTAACTCTATCGATAGAAACATCGAAGTCTTTAGCCAGCACCACCCTTTCTTCACCTGTTACTGGATCGAAATCTAACATTCTGTGGTTTGGAGTGACTGCTGAAACCCATTTGCCATCCTCAGTGATGAAGCGATATATGTCACCTTGGTACCGGTTTTTTATCACCTTAGTAGGTTTAGCAAAAGATATTTCCTTAGTTCTAGCGTCAAACTGGCAAACTAAGGTATCCCCGGTAATATTTTTAAAATTAACCCAACCGGAAGGAGTGAGGATTTCTGTACCTTCGATATGACATTCCGCAAATGTCACACCAACATCGTTAATCTCGGGTTTAGGTAGGTATTTATACAAATCCCCCCAGAACAACTTAACCGCTACTTCAATTTGTGCTATAGCGAGCATGGATTTCGTTAATACGGACTTCTCTTGGGGTGTGACATTAACATGATAGTCTTGGATATCTGAGCTGAAGTTGAACTCGCTGTTCAGCCAGTAGCTATGTCTAATAGCATCCCTAAAATCCAGTAATTCGGGATATTCATATGGCATCAGATTGACTCTTTTTTCAAAGAGATTTCGTTTACTCATGGGTTGACTCCTTATGAAAAAGTAAAAAAGTGCTGGTCTTATCAAGCAATACAGATGCTTAAATAGATACTTAAGTATTATCGTCATAGAACCCAGGATCCTGTTAAGGAATCCTGGGGTATTAGATATTTAAGATATTTATTTGCTATTGATAAATTTACTTTCAAGATAGCTGAAGTTCGCATCTGGATGATAGTGCTTAATGCGATCATAGAGTGTCTTATCAGATTTAAGACATTTTGAAAATACTGTACGTCTCCCAATAGTCAGGCAAAAATGAGGATGAGACGTTCCATAAAGGTTTAGTTTATAAGAACGGTTATTGTATTCGTACTGTATCGATATCACAGCATCACTTGCAACATCGTAATGGTATTTTGGGGTTGCATTTTCGCCCAAATATTCGATCAAGTTGAACACCTCATCCCGACTCCAATCGTTTAGAGTATTCCCATCAACATCAAGTTTCTTTCTCACTTTAAGAAGTTGATCTATATTCATGGTATATCCATTACTGTCGATCAGTCTTTTGATGTCATCCAGGAGATAATCTCTATAAAGCTTGTCATTTTTCATCTTCTTAATCCTCTCCATTCTTTAATCAGTTATACATGTCACTACCATGTTGTTCGTCACTACGCTCAACATACATCTGGAAGTTAAGATCAGGGATTTTACTGGTCAAGACTTCTTTTACCTGATCGATATAGTTCGTTCCCAATGTACCGATATATACGTCGTTGAGACTGATTTGTATTTTTGGCCATGTGTCATCGGTTTCGGGGACATATGAAAATGTTATTTTATCGTTTTCACTATCGGTGAAAGTTGCGACAAATTGGTATTCTCCTACGTCATACTGGAGAGTGTAGTTATCAGTGAGACTGTTGTATATGTTATCCAACATATCGTCAGTCACGATAAAACAATTCTCAGTATCGAACTTGTCTAAGATCTTACGGACTTTAAGTAGGGTGTTGGTGTCCATGTACTTATGCTTTTCCTCCAACATACGGAGGATTTCATTATAAGTTGCTTGATGGAACTCTGATCTTTTCATGGGTTATTTACCTCTGTTTAAATGAATGATAAGGATTTTGTCGTCATATCACCCCCAGGATACTGATAGTGGTATCCTGGGATATTCCTCATTCCACTACGTGATGTCACTTCGTTTCATTCGGAGCACCTCATCCAGGAAATAGCTCCTGTATGAGGATGTATGCCGCGTATTTTATCTTAACACGCCATTACGAAGATATTCGAAGGCGTTGGTTCTCATGGGTATTACCTCTTAGTGTTGGGACTTATATAGTCATACGGCTATACGTCATATATCCTGTCTCCTCGTATCAAAGGAGACAGGATAATCATTATTCAAAATTCATGTATAGGCAACATTGATCTCATTCTTACCAAATCCTACCGGTTTATAGTATCTTTTCTCTACTCGCTCTACAGGTTTATCCTCTAAGATGATGTATCTGTCTCGTAAAGACAGATCATCCACTCTGATCACCACACCATCAGCTCTACCTTGTCTGACATAACGTAGATATAGCTGACTGACGAAGTACTGATCTTCGATACCATAGTGGACTACCTGGAAACCATAGTCCATCTTTAGCGTATTGATCGCAGAACTATAACGAAACAGTCTGCGACAAGAGATCGACATGTCATCTGCGATAAATCCTTCTGGAGTGAGATATCCCGATATCGACACGGATGGATAATGAATGGTGTGGATGTATTTCGGTATCGATGGAGGATGATGACCTTTATAAGGCGTCCATTTCTTCGCAAGATAGAGATATTGCTCTATCTTGGATAGCACACCTGCTTTGTAGATACATCTTAGGTACTTAGTCTGTACATCAAAATGCTCAGATACAATAAAAGCTGTGTTATGGGGATATTGATCTAATATCGGTAAGATCTCTGTTGGCTCAGAGAAGATTTTTGTTGCCATGAGTTAACCTCTTTTTGACTATAATACTCATCACTATAGTAAGAGTCTTCTTATGCCGCGTAGCGGCTATCTGAGAGGATCAGGGATGATCCTCGATGAAATGATACCCGCGTCTAGAGTCATTTCTAGACGTGGGAGATATGACGTTTATATATCAGAGTCTGACTTTCATACCCAGATAAGACATAAGTATCGCATCCATCAGGATGTAGTATAGCGATTCACCTACTAGTGCATTGTAATCATCTAGTCCTACTTTATCACCCGTGTGACTGAGGATATCTGCGCCATGGTAGCGATATCCACCGTCTCTGCGTATATCCCAGTTGAAAGCACCATCGATATTGAGTTCGATGTAGTTATCAGGGTCATTTTCACGATAGCACTTGAGGACATGGATATCAGGCACAAGATCGATAGACTGATAATCGATAGATCGAGTGTGGCTGTATCCCGTAGGATATCTTCCCATACTCACGAAGATATCCCCTTTATCACGGCTGTCAAAAAGGAAGTATTTTAGATGATCTTGGATGTTGTTGATGATATCGGTGTAGTTATCAAGATAAGCAACACGATCTTCTTCAGGGATGCTCTCACTGATGAGATGCATCCGCATCGTGATCTGGGATCCTTTTAGGTGTGATGGAGTAAGATCTTTGATAGTAAACTTAGCATCAGGATAATCGATCTTCTTGAATGTACAATTCTGCAACATCTGCAAGATACGGATATCATGTTTGACGTTGTTTAAAGGGAAATGGGTTTTAAGGGTAACATCTCCTAAGAAAGGTGCTGCAGGATATACTTCAAATTCTAACGTCCCATAGCTGTAATCAGGGTTTTCTGATGTGGGGTTAGAGGGTGCAAAGGTCCAGTCGAAATGTTTACCACTGACATGGTCGTTGACCTTGATGTCGGTGGTAGTGACTTTACTAGCGTAATGAAGTTTGTCTTTTAAGAGACGATAGAGTCTTAAAGAAGGGATGATGTTATTATAATCTCTTTCTAAGATACGGTTGGTGATATTAAGGTAAAACATATCACACAGTGCTTGGTTGAAGCCTTGTACATCGTAGTTCATATAGCGTTCCTATGTTTGGGTTATTTAGATAATGATGGTAGTATACTACCATGGATATATTTAATATCTCAATAAAAAAAGAATAGACGTCAAAATAGATACCTCAGTACTACCCCAGATAGGTAGTACTGAGGATATATGACGTGCGCTATCCACGTGGAATGATGTTGTTAGTGATGTAACGAATCGCAGTTTTGATAGCTTGATGATAGTCTGTAAATGCGAAACAGTCAGAGAACTCATGACCTGTGATAGGTTCTGTTACAGGTATAGAGAGATTTTCTTTGGTGACGATCTTACAGACTTTGTTGGGATCCATGTATTCAAGACTAGGCTCTAATACACGATCTTCTTCTGGTACGTCTTCAGGATACGGGACATCATCACTATACTCATAGTAGTGACCCTGATAAGAGAAAGCAAAGAAGTTATCATCAAGATCATGCTGCATGAAGTTACCGGTATCAGGATCTACTAACTTGATAGCGGTAGTTGTGTTGGTACCACAATCTACGATACTGGTCAGATCCAGATGATATTCCCGTTGTTTTAACTCATCAACCAACCTGGTGAAATGATAGAGCATCCTATCCATGAAAGATAAGATGTGATTATCCCAATGACCATAGAGACGGTTATTAAGGAATTCTTCTCGTAAATGTCCGTAGATACGACCTGTCGCGAAAGTGTAATAAGGCTTTTCTAAGTATCTCAACCTACCTTTATCATAGAGCATCGCAAACATGTGCAGTGTTATAAAGAGCTGCTGGATCAACAGAGACAGTTCTTTATCGTACCCCATGGTGAGTTCATTTTCACCACTTAAGATAGCTCTCTTGTAGATAGATGCAGAAACACTATCTTTGGATGTGATCAGAGAGATCACATCCTTCATCCCTGTTAACGAGTATTGTGGATAAGCCTCTTCAACACCAGTATGGATCGTTCTAAGGTATTCTATTCCATGGACTATGATATCAGTTTTCTTGATAGGGTCTTTACCGTAGTTATAGTCAAAATGAACCATGAAATGCGTATTGGGGTCAGAGAGTGCTTCTTCTAAACCTTTCTCGAAGGATGATAATACATCCGGTACAGGGGTTCGATGCTTTTCAAAATAGGTATTGATTGCCAAGAATAACGGTTGTAATTTATCCTGGTAATAACTAGTGATATCTTCGACATTGACGAGATAATTGATCGGTAAATACATAAGTAGACTCCTGGAGTGTAAACGGAAGGGAATAGCAGACTAGATGATGTTAGTCCAGATATAAGGGAAAGCTTTCGTGAGAGAATCGATGTAAGCTTTCATGATAGATGGTATTTGACCTTCTTCCTTATCAAGAAGGATGTCTTTATTATCCATGGACACCTTTGAAAGAACAGACCCTCCTCCTCTTATAAAGCATTCGTCACACCGAAGTTCATCACCTGTATACTCAAAATAGATGTTTTGGTAGGCTACTATGAAAGAGGGTGTTTTGGTATTAAGTTTTAAGTAGGTGTTTCTGCTTATGTCATGCATGGCGATAGACTCAAGGCATCCTTCATCGTCTCTATGTATCGTATATCGGATACTACTAATATGTTTTTTGAGATAATCAATCGTTTTCTGATAGGTATCAAAGAGTTTATCTAGGTAATCTGCATGAGTGAGATCAATCTGGTATGCTCTATCTGTCAATAACAAGATATCCCGATATAGCGTTTTATAGACTCTAGATACAGGTACCCCTGTCTGACGACAGATCTCCTGATCATGCATCCCATGGAGAAGATAAGAGAAAGACTTAAAGATATCTACCATAGAGGATGGGATGTTTGCATCACCAGAACCTACTTCATACTGAAGATTGCTGTCTTTGACATAGGTGTGGATATAGATAGGATCAACACCTTTCTTGGAAAGGATGTAATAGGTGTCGTGGTTTCCTTTGTCTTCTTTGATCTCTGTCCATTGGAGTTTATCATTAGGACCATATCCATAGAAAGTCAAGATATCCTTACCAGGTTCATGGTCGAGGTGATACTGGTTGCGGTTAGGATCATGTAAAAATCTATAGACCTCTCTTTGGAATTCCGTGATTAGTTCAAGTGTGGGTTTACTGAGTTTTGCATACTGATCATCGAGATGTGTGAAGTAGAAGTTAAATTGATCAATGAACGTGTAGATGGGAACAGAGTTTTTAAAGGTAACAGATGTAGACATAATGAGCTCCTAGATATAAAAGATGTCATTTCCTCGGACATACTTTCATCGATGGTACTAACAGTACCATCTCAGAGGAAGACAGTAAGTCCTCAGATAGCCTAGATGGCATAGCACCTCACTAGTACCTATAGTGGGTACTAGTGAGGATGTTTGACGTGTTTACATGGTGTTTCAGTATTCACCACTGATAGGGTCAAAACCAGTCATGGTCCTGAACAATGCTTTTCTTAGTAGCTGGTGGTATTGCTGGATGTATCCATTGTTAAGCTCACTAACAGGTATTGTACCAACAACTTCACTACCGTATTTCTTTACGTATATTGAATCTTCAGTCTTCTCTACTGAAAATGAATCATTCGAGTCTGAATATAGTACTGTGAAAGTATCTTCTTCATCATCGCTAATAACTTTTATTGATTGATTTTCTTTGGTATTACCACCGAAGGCGTCAGTATCCAATATCAGATTAAATTCATTGCGAGTAGTCTCTAACGGATCATCAGGGATATGGTATTTCATCTTCACTGATTGTTGATGATTAACCATTGCGTCTAATACAGTTAACACAAAGCGGTTCATAGTTACTAGCAGATCCTGATAATAACTATTACACAGGTACTGGTTGTATTGAAGATTGATAAATTCGTAATGATTGAACAAAGTTATCAAGTGTGCATTATAACGATATTCGTTGAGATAATGTTTAGGTTCATCGTAATGACGAATCAATATCCTCAACTGGTCTACGAACCTAAATATCAGTTCTTTTTCTCTCTGATTTTCTAACCCGTGTGTCTCATCCCAGAATAAGAATTTTCTACCATCTTGGTAAACCCTTTCTTCAAACTCAATGGTTTTACCAAATAAACATAACTCAATCTTGTTGATTAATGAATATTCATCAGTAATCTTCTTTTCAGTGTAGTCCTGTAAATTAAGACGTAAATCTAATGCATTATCGGATGAGTAATGGAGATAGTAAGTTGAGTAGAAGTAAGTAGCTTTTTCCTGATAATAAAACTTTATCTTTAGGGGCGAGTTTTGGATATTAGGACAGGTGTTAAAAATATCGTTTAAAGCATCTTCGTAGAAGTACTGAAAGTATTCTACCATATCACCACTAAAATACTTACTATCGTTGTTCTGATAATGATGGATAATATTATCTACTACTTTGCGAAAGAGAGGTTCTTTTAAAGTACCAATCTCTTTTCTTTCTATGTCTACGACTGACATATTAGACTCCTATATTTAAAATAAATATCATACATCCCTAGTAGTACCTATCATGGACTACTAGGGTGCTATGACGCGTATCTGTTATTTAAAGCGAGATGACTGTGGAATACCTGTTGTATAAGCAAACAAGGTATCTCTGATGATCGATGTTAGTGCAGTGGGGTAAGAGAGATATATTAAATCGGAATCTCTATAAGGCAAGACATAACCAACATCGTCTATGTTGATATAGGAATCTTTACCGTGATTATGGTTAAATACCATCGATACTCCTGGTGCAGACACCGTGGTGATCGGTTTGTCATCTCCATCATGATCAGTGATTTCAACGATAGCATTACCGCTATAAAGCGTGTATACCAACTTATCGTCAACATACACTCTTTTTACCGATTTAAACCCACCTGCATCTAGTGCGAAATCATTCAGGATACCTTTAATAGCGTAGATCGCTTTTTCATAATTCTCATGTTCGTCCACAGATAAGGAGGTATTCTCTTTAATCCTGGCAAGAAGATTGTTAAGCATTCTATCACAGGTGTTGCTGTAATGATCAATCGCTTCTTCTGTTCTTATATGGGTGACATTACCGTAACATGCTTCCATCAGGTAGGTTGCATGGATCTTTAAGATATCTGTGATTAGGAAATACAGTTTAATATTCTCACCGTAGTCTGAGAGATCTCTTGGTGTACTGATGGTGAATTTACTGTCGTCGTTGATGATAAATTTTGCATCAACTTCACCTCTAGGATCATTAGGGTTTAAGTAATGATAACTAAACCTGAGCAAACGATGATCCTTGAAATGAATCTTAAAGACATCGATGATGTTGTCATCGAAACCAGGTTCTTGTTCATCAAAAGCTGGTATTGTAGCAAAGTTGATAGATAGTGTTGATACAGGTTCTCCATTGATGGTATCACGTTGGACAATGAGGTCAATCTTGTTCATGAGTTTAGTATAATAGATCAGTTTACAGGCAAGCTTCATATGTCCTTTGATGAAAGGATAATACTCATCGATCTCAGACCAGCTTGGAAACTCTTTGTCGATAGTATCAAGGATGGGATCTGACGCATCAAGCATGTCTTTTGCGTTAAGGGGGTTGTTAGGGAAGACTAATGTTGTCATGGGTTCACTCCTATGTTTAAAGATGATGTTGTAGGAATTGGATTAATTAAAGTTTGCGATATCGAAATTCATCGATGGTACCTTGCCACTTATTTTCAGGGTAATGATGGTTGATGTGGTATTTAAGTGTTTTGACAAGATCAATGAGTACCTTTTTCACGACATCGTGGACATCGACGATAAAATCCTCTGCACGATAGAAAAGAAAAGACAAAGGATCTGTAGGTCCAAAATAATGTATTCTGTCGATGATATTGATGCCTTTATGACCATTATGGTTATAATAGACGACAACACCTTCCTCGTCGTGGATAGCAATTACCTTGAAATCATCATACCACTGGATCGTGGTATAACGATTACCATGGTTTAGTGTGATAGACTGGCATCTTTGATAACCAAATATCAAAGGCTCGAAATCACCAGGTTTCCAGAAAGAGAATAATCGGTTATCGACATTATACTGTTGATCGAATTTGATTTCATCTCTTTTATCGATAAAATATCGCAAGGTATTGAAGTAGAAGTTATAAGCATTAAAAATGTTTCTTTGATATGGGTTTTGTTCATCGTAGTGCTTCTTCATGACACAGTTGATGTCGTCAAATATCGACTGTATGTAATCTTGTTTATTCATGTTTATTTTCCTTTTGTAATACACTATGCGTCATAGATCCCCTACCCAGGACTTAGTATCCTGGGAGTTATGACATTATTAAAAAGGCGATGCCTGTGGACGGATTCGATCCGATCAAGACATATCACCACGCATTTTCGTACCACTATAGCTTTCGCTACCACACATCACTAGTACACGTGTGTTTGATGGTCTGGACTATATTTTATCATGGGTGTTAAGACACCTTTAGATACCTGCCGTTATAGTCTCTACACCTTCTTGGTCTATATATGCTTTCCCAGGGTATGGTATATAGTAAGCTTGGCTCGACATTACCGCGTCAGTGAGTTATCGGATTGTTGATAATCACTTATGTTGACTTATCTAAACCGGATGTGTTCAGACTGTAGGTTTTGTCGAATTTGACAGGTTACATCTGTAGGATCTCTCCTACAGCACTCAAAACAATATTTACGTCTCGTTAAGAAACCATATCTATATATTTGGTAAAAACAACACTTTCTTGAGGGAAGAGTACATTTAAGGTATAACCTCCGTTATGATCATCGTTTATATAGACCCGATATTCAAGATCGACAGTGCTTTCTTTGGAAAGCGCGTCTCTGACGGGACCATCGATAACATCGGAGGGATTTACATTTTGTAATGCTTTTCTGACGATAGGAAGTAACTGATCTTCGACGATTTGATCGAGTTCTCGAAGTCTATCATCAGAAGGTTTTTGATATTCGAGCATGTGATTACCTCTGCTTTATCTTTATCGGGTTTGGATCTTTATTAGTCCTAACCCAAGTAATGATGAAACCTTTAATTGCATTTTTGTGTTTGATCCAGTATGCATCATCGTACTTATCCAGGTTATTTAGATCAAGACGACAAAACTGATGTTTGTGTTTATGGTACCAGGATAATTCAACCAATCCATCATAATGGAAAAGCTCTTCTCTGATAGATTTGATATTCTTGATCTGGAAGTATTTACAGCGATACCATTCACGACTGAGTTTCTTTGACATAATAATCTTCTTTTCATATCTCGTCAGATAGCCTAGACGACATAGCATCCTGATACGCATATAGCGTATCAGGGATGTTCCTCATTCACATACGTTCGTTTAGTAAGGGTAGTAAACTACCCTTACTAGATCTCACTTCGTTCTATTCGGAGCACCTCATCCAGGAGATAAATCCCGGATGAGGATGTATGACGTGTATGTATTAAATAAAAGTATCTGAGATAGGATCATGTCCAGTGATGATTCTAAAGATAGCTTTGTGGAGGGTGTGGTAGAGATCTTTGATTAAAGTACCTCCTGCCATAGCCACAGGTGACATGAATTGTAAGTTATGTTCACTTATCTGGAAGTGAACATAACCATCATCTTTCACCTCTATCGCGGTGAAACCTTCTCTATCGTGTTTGTTAAAGACAAACTGAGGGCTGTAGCCAAACTTGAAGTAGAAAGTCTGATCTTCATTAAGGCGATAATCATAGACTGCAAATTTATACTCCATGGATTTAACCTCATTATCACTATCGAAAGTTTGGCTTATCTCAACTGCTTTACGATGTTCTGTCATGAGGTCAAGGACAGATAACATTGAGATCACCTGACTGGTAATCTCAGCATATTCAGGATTACCATCGGTATAGCTGTTATAAATGAGACTTGTGAGCTCATGATGGTGTTTTAACATGATCCTCTCGGCATTATGGCGATAGTCATCGCAGTAATGACCGATGTCGTTCATCAATTCGATATACAGATGGATACTATCAAAGAACTGATAGATCAATGACAGCTCTTGTGATGTCTGTACAGGTTCCGATACTTCAGGTGTGTAGTAATAACGTTCACCTTTACTGTCTTCACGGATATCCAGTTGGAAGGTATCGTTATCATCAACCATGAGTGTGTATGATGCAACAATCTTGCATTCCTTAACCACTCCTCCAGTTAAAGCATCCGTGATAGGTACAGGAGTTGTATACACAGTACCTCTAAAGTGGTAACTAAAGCCCCATTCATACCAGGAAAGAGATGTTTGTTTACCTCGTTTGTCCTGATGGAGATGTAGTCGTAATGGTGATCCTTGAATGTTAGGGATATGTTTGGCGATGTATTCTAGGGATTCGTCACTACTTGCTAGTTCTGATAAGACATACGGGAAATACTCACCATAGCAACTGTTTATGGTGTCTTGTCCACGATAATACGTCAAGAGTTTATCCAGTGGTTTCCAGAGGTGTTCTTCATAGAGCACCGACCATGATTTAGGTTCTATGTGTCTGCCTATGTTGATATTAGCCATGGGTGTACCTTAAGTTGAAATAGGTAGAAGTAGCATCATCTATACTGATGCTATTGATATAATCTATATCTGTATATAAATAACACACACGTCATATACGACACCTCACTAGTACCCAATATAGGTACTAGTGAGGATGTATGGCGTATGATGTATGCTCTATGGATTATCTATGATATCACATCCTGTATAGGTGGATATCATGGCGAGCAACAACGTCTCGTGTAAAGACTTTGCTATATATGCGTTGTCTAAAGTAAGTTTAGTATCATCTTTCTTATACGTGATTTTACCTTCTTTGCTGTATAAGGATTTACCATGCCAGTTTAGGGAGAAATCAACATCAGAGAAGTTGATCCTGAAGTTATCACGTTTGAAGAAAGAGACACCATTGTTAAGTTCTTTGATATCGATAGTGTTGATGACATTGTGCATCTCAAAGACAAAGTCTACAGAGAGTGCTAACGCAGGTGCTAACACAGTGATATCTTTGCTATCGATGATCTGTTTTATGATGCTATAAAGACTGGTTCTGACCTGATGGATATAGTGGTTTCTTTGGAAAGGGATATAAGGCGCGAGATAATGTTCTATCCCTGCTGGTACAAAGTAATGGAGAAACCAGTGAATCATATTTGCATATTCAAGGTGGAGAGGATCATTACCGATACCTATACCTGGTAGGGGATCTTTGATCACTGAGGTACTACAGATTACATCAGTGTTTGTTAAATACTGGTAAGAGAAGACGAGATCAGGTTCTTTCTGGTTACCAAAAGAAAATATTTCATCACTGATACGATACTCACCAAGTTCGATGTTATCCATTTTACGTGTGCAGTCTGATGGATAAAAAGAAAGATAAGCTCTTAGCTTCTTAAAGAGTGCAAGATCTATGATGAACTCTGGATATTGTTTATCATGGATGTCTTGTAAGAGTCTGTTACGAGAAGGATGGTCAAGATGTTTCTTGACCTTGTCTAAGAAGATTTGATACATGTTTAACGACCTCTTTTTAATGAATACGTCATAGGACATCACTAGCTATCCCTGTAAGGTAGTTAGTGATGATGGGATGTATGCCGCGTAGTGTTACTGCTTTACCGATGATAACTCATCGTATCGTTTCATCAGTTGTTCCGCCCAGCGTTTATAAACCATGAATGTGTAATCATCGTGATCCAAGGTAAATATCACCCTTTCTCGGATAAACCCATTTTCAATATAGACGATGGTACCGTTAACATAGATACCAACACCAAAACACCTACCAGTATCTTTTCTCTGGTTATGCTGATAGAACTCATACAGCATAACCCCTGGAAACGGCTGGTTTTTGATGATCACGTCGTCTAGAGTGCTATTTGACAATATATCATCGATGATGGCGTATGAGTGCAAGATATCAGATACGACTTTTGGTGAGTTGTTATAGACGAAGCCAGTACAGGCTTCGTCATCGATCACTGCTAGAGACTCTTTAGTCTCTTTTGGTTTGATGGTGTTATTGACATCATACAGAGATGTTTCTTGACTGTTGTCCATTTAAGACTCCTGTGTATTTGTGGGGATTATAGCTTGTTACATAGTGGTAATATATATTTAAAAATACATACACGTCATTTCCTCGGGATGATCCCATCATCCCTCAGATAGCCGCTACGCGTCATAAGTAGGTATCCTTGGGGTTAACCCCAAGGATACCTTTTATGTTATTAATTATATTTATTTCCAGTGTCACCTACACCTGTCCAACCACGACCAGGATCATATTCATAGCCAGAACTATTGCCTCTAGGAGTGCCAGAATCATAACTTCCCCCAGTACTACGTTTGTTATAATGCAACTTGTAAATATGGTATTTATAATAAAGACCATACTCATCACAAAAGACAAAAGTTGCCAAGCACTGAACACTAGTGCCGGTCATGGTGTTCGCCAGACCATTGAACTCATGAGGTATCGCAGGGATATTCGGACCAGGATAAGACGTACTGTGAAGATTCACTCTGATCGAGGTCGCAAGAAGTCTCGGTTCTGGTTTAGGAGCCCAGGGTTCCTGTTTACGTTCATTCTTCCAGAAACGAAGTTCAAAACCATATTTGACAGTGGATGGATCATCATTGTAGTTTTTGGTGAACTTACCACGTTCCAGTACTTCAATAAAGGGTCTGAGTTCACTGTTGATCACTGCTGGTCTATTTACCGTGATAACAAAATGCCATATTAGCCATTCCACTCGATAAGGGTAGTTGGCATAAATGCCTTCTGGCAACGGACCATGATACAAGAATGGGACCGAAACCTGGATAAAACGATACCATTTATTCCCTTTACGCTTCCAGAATTCATCGGTTAGGTAATGGGAGTTATCGTAATCTTTGTAAATATCAAAAGACCCTTTTTCAAAATAGTTCTTTGGGTCATAATCAAATTCACCCACCGGTCTTTGGAAATGGTTAAGAAACTGATCTGTTTGATCCCATCTAGGTGCACTTGTGTAGTTTAAATTGGTGATATTGAAATAATACTCCGTGTACCAACTAGAACCGGTGAGGTAACCCAAACCAGCCGGAGTGGAACTTGGCGTTGAAGTTGCAAAATAACCACTACCATATTCCACTAAAACTGAATTGATGAATTTACGGTCCTTATTCCGCTCAATGGTGAATCTTCGATCAGAATAGGTGTTCCTGTTAAGAGTATTTCCACTTTGCCCGATGTTACCTTTATCACTTCTTTTAGTGATAGAGATCATCGCAGGCAATTTAGAGAAATCCACCCCTTCATCTCTTCTATCTATCGTAGTATCGAAGACACCGATAGAAGGCTTAAGATCAACGATGTTAGTACCTGGACCGAGATATTTTCTTGTTGGATAACCAGGTATATGGTTGTCATTTCTCTTAACTTCAGCGATGTAGTCTGCGATAAGCTTCGTGTAGTTGGGTGTCTCTGACATCGAGGAATCCATACTTGTTCCGATACGGATATAGTCAGGAGCTGTATCTGGCGGATACATCTTGAGTTCCATGATCTCACCTTCGGTCACCTCAATAGTACCATCGATACTCGGATCTATCTCTCTTTCCCCATTACAGTTCGTTACCACAAGTTTGACGTTGAAGTTACCGAAGTTGTCTATGGTGACTACATTAGACTTTAGTTTACCCACTTTGTTAGTATTCTTATTGAGGAAATACAGTTCTAAATAAACTTTCTTTCCTCTGTCCATATAAGAGAAGATAGGAGAGGCCATGTTCTGCAAGGTATCATCATCAGAGATCGTGAATAACTGAAGCTCTGTGGGGTTGTTGGTCCCATGTTGGTAGTTGAACCTTACTTTAGTACCCGGATATACTCCTTCAAGCTCTATAAGGTTACCATTATCAAGTTTGAACCTTTTCACGATATCGATGGTCTCCTGTGGTTCATCGTCGATAAACCATTTACCAGTGATCTCGATCTCGTTGAGGTTACGGACAGTAGTAGTGTTTAACTGGAAGTATTGCAATATCGCAGCAGTACCTAATTTACCCGTACCGTAGATACGCAACACCCCATCAGCGGTTTGCGTATTATCAATAACCGCTGCTAGTTTGTTAGAGGTAAAAGATTCCTCGAAACCTTTGTTATCAACATAGGTGATCTTAAGGGATAATGATTTACCGATATCATCCACCTTGAAACGATACTTCACAGAAGTATTTTCACCAGGAGCTGCGTAGTTGAAAGGATCACCTACAGGTTTGTCATCTAGCAACCATTGCAGTTTAGCTTGGTTGATATCATATCCGTCTGGATCACTGATACTGACGGAGTAGAAATACCCTTGTTCACCCACAAACGGTAATGAGTTACCAACCATCTTTATTTGGATATTACCACTAGCAGCTCTATTCTGATCAAACTGACAGAAATCATTGGCTAGTTGAGCGTTGGTATACCAACAGTTGATATCCACATGGTACTGACTGTAATCATCAGAAGGATTTTGTTTGATGTGCGAACAGTACTGACTGAATAACTTAATACCAACAATGTTTCTGTCAAAGTCCTGCCATCTTAGTTTCGTTCTACCGAATACGGTATTAAAAGCATAACTCTGACCTTTGATGATATCCTGTCTACCAAAAGTACCGATGAAGTTATACTGTTTGGTACTTAAGTGATGGTCTCCTGCAAAGAAAGCATGGTTACAGGTATAGATCCCATCTTGACCATTACTGTTTCTTGCAAGATACTTGATCTGATTTGCTGTCTCTAGAGTAGTGTTACAGAAGTCATAGACAGAGTCTCCCAAAGACTGACGGTTACATTCTACCATGAAAGGTTCAAACTGACATCTGTTTTGTTTAAGCATCTTGGTGATGTCATTGGTACTGGGATGTTCTTGTACTAACGTCAGTCCATAGAAACGAAAACGGGTATGGAGTTTCTCATCGTGTGTCCAGCCAGACCTTATTATCTTAGTTTCCATGAAACCAGTGTTATCTTTGCTACCGACGACCAAAAACTCGCAGTGGTTAAAGATGATCTTGGTGTTCAGTCTGTGATAACGAATATCCCAACCTCTCTCACCACCGAGTTCATTAAAGATCGTATCAGATTGATCGCCATAAGGACGGAATTCAATCACTCCACCACGGGCAAAGACTTTACCCCATGTTTGATCACCAAGTTTGTTGATCTCGAAAGCGTTGTTGGCAACGTTAGGATCAGTGACAGGAGTCCAGTTTTTAAACTGCCATCCGACACGGTGTTCCACACCTTCTTTTAACCATACCGTACGATGGATACTGACAGGACCTTGAGACAATGCATAAGCGATAGACTTAAGTGGTTTTTCTCTAGTACCACGTTTATTCTCTTTGGTAACCGCTTCATCAACACCGTCTTTCGGATCTACATAAAGGTTGACAAAATAAGACCAATCTTGTTCTATCGGTAAAGCATAGTAGATCCCATCATTCTGTAATGTGATCAGGTTACCTGCTTTTCTAGAGATCGGGATGATCTGTGGTAACAACACACGGAAAGGCTGGTTGTAATACTCAACCATCCTGTCACCTACGATCTGTTTAGTAACGGTATATTTACTAAACTTACCATTTTCATACTTGGTCCACTCAGTACCATCTGGGATATCATATCCACCATAAAGGGCTAATTCATGGACGGCATAAACCATCTTGTCTTCTGATACCATGTAGTCCAGAAGATCTTTTAAACGATCTGCGTCTTTAAGTCTTTTGTCGATGTAGTTATAGATATCACCAAACTTATCCGTATCTCCTAAGAGCAATGCTTGTCTTAGACGATCGATCGCATAGACGAGATATTCAAAGCCATAGATGTCACCGATATCATGCATGTGTGGTGCAGGTGGCCAGAATTCAGGTTTGGCAATGATGTTATCCCAAATAACCGGTCTTTTGTCTTTAGCAAGGTTATCTAACTGTTGCTTTAATACATCCCCAAAAGAGAGTGCATACATCCCACCTACCGTCTGATAACTCACGGTGATGTTGTCAGAGACGGATTTATTAGTGATAACGATAGTAGTCGCAACTTCTTTACCGGTATCTCTTTGGATGGTTTCTGAGAAATCTGCAACTAAGTAATCATCCTTATTCAGTACTCTGTTGGTTAAGGTATCTGTGATGATGACAGATTCTACGTAGAAAGGAATATAAGTCGGGATAACGATCCTTCTTTCTCTTCCTGAGATGAGCGCATGGGGTTCATCTTGGACGAAGTTATTTGGGGACCTTGCAGATTTATCGAAAGGGTATCTTACTTGTAAAAGTGTTTGTGGCATGGTAGTTTCCTTAATTCATTAAACTGAGACGACTACGATGGGATAGATAAAAGCAGGTTTGCTATTGATAGCTGGGAATTTACAATGTCTGATATGAACTTTAAATGGGATCACTGAGGAGTCTCCGATGTGATCTTCGTAGTTATATACGAGTCGACCATTTGCTTTCATGTCATCTTTTTCTTGTTGGGTCAAGAAGGATTCTGGTTTCAACGCTCTTTCAATGTAATCAGGGTTGGTGATGATAGAGAGCTGGTTGTTCTGTGGGTATTTATAATAACCACCAGATTTAGCTCTCTCAACTCTGATGTATTCCTCGACATCAAAACCAAACTTAGCTGCAAGACCTACGATGCCAGAGCGATAACCATTAACAGGATTCTCAGGATGGGTACTTCTATCCCAATTATCACCAGCATACCAGTTGACATTACCTTTCATGACGTTTAATATCCAGTTCAACATGACATTAAACTTAACTGCTATCGTCTTCTCTTCGATAAATACTTTATACTGATCCGTGCTGTCTGATGGATTTCGATAATCTTTGAAGAAGTCCGTTCGGTTATGGAACGTGGTATATTTAATATCAAAGCTAGTTAGATTAGCTTCATTGATCAGGTTACCGGATTCTCCATCATAGACGACATAGGTCTGGTTTGGTTGAGGCGTAGTAACACTGATAACGTTACAAGGTGTAAGACCCAGAGCAGGTCTGATTACAGATGAGTTACTACCAACATTGCCATAGAGAGGATCATTCTCATCTGTCACGTATCCTAAGGTGTAGGGTGTGTTAGATCCTTGGATGATCTGGTCAGCGATATACTTTTTATAGTTTTTGGTGATTGGAGGCTCGTATTCATTTAAAGCTGCACCAAAAGCTGCGCTCAGTGCTGTTGATAGTTCTTTGAGCTTGTCTTTGATGAGCGCATTGACTTCATCTTTACTATACTGCTTCTTACTGACATCTGTGATCGTGGTCGCGATACTTAAAATAGCAGAAGTCAGCTCTCTTGCACCATAGAGATCTTTGATATTAAAATCATGGTTGGTGACAGGGAACCTGTAAGGAAGTTCTGCTACCTGATCCCAGTAGATCACTTTGGGGTTGTGTATTCTGTCAGCGAGTATCTTCAAGATCGTCTGCTCATCGATCAACCAGTCACCACCTAGTGTCTGATAGTCGATAGACAACACCCCTTGCATATCTCTTTTCAAAAGACTGATCGAACCAAACAAAGGTTGTGCGACCGATTTTGATCCTTCACTGAAGTGGTGGGTTAATTCATAGTCCTCACCTCTCTTGAGTACTTTTGGGGTGACGCCACTACCAGCAGCCTGATAAGTAACTTTGAGTCCCATCTCGTAGTAAGGGGCGAACTTAGGTACTATGAAATGAAAGTCTTGTAAATTGGAATGGGTGAGCACATGCTGCTCCCCGATGATTTTGTTGTTAGGGTTGATTCCCGTATAGTCGAAGACATAGGGAGCTGGCTTTAGCATCGCCATATAGAGATACTCCTATTTATAAAGATAAACATCGCAATCAATGCAAGTATATACTAATATACCCGCATGAACTCATATCTTCTTGACTTAGGACTCCCCCATGTATAGCTTAAAAAACACCATCGCTCAACCCATGAACCAAAGAGGTGTGTGGAATAACATCGATATCTCGAGTACACTCACTAAGGAACTACTAAAGCTTTTTGCAGAAGCTTACATCACGATCTACTCGAAGATCTTAGATCGTGATATCACGATCTCTTTATCATCGATAAAAGATAGACTCTCTACTTTTGATGGGACTTTTACAGCGTTTCTAGAGGAGAATAAAAACAAGTCCTTTGAAGAGATCGATTTTACTGTATCTTTGAAAGAAAGGATACTTAGATACGAAGATGGTGTCAGAGCAGGCTATAAGTTCTATCCTTCTCCTAGCATCCATGCAGTAGACTCTGAACACGGTATCTCTGATCGTCCTTATATCAAGTTTGAGAAGAAGTACAACACTGCTAAAGGTAAAGTATCTATAGATCCATTGGAGTTCTATAAGTACTGTTTGGTCTCTGTCAATGGTTTCATCCACAGAGTCGATGTCAGTAAAGATGAGATGTATATCATCGATGGTTACAAATCTGTCAGACAAGCTAATGATAACGCCATCGGTATCCTCTCATTCAAAGAACTTGGTAGTATCGATGTTGTCCCTATCACCAAAGACATGATCTACAAACAGGTCGATAGCGCTTTACTCTACGACCAGTGTTTCATTGATATCGGTAAAGATACCTCTGATAAGACGATCATCTTGATCTTGGGAGGTTATCTACACGTACTCGATTGGTTAGTATTTAGAAGAATCTCTGATACAGCGATCAGGATAGATCTTAAGAATATCCCATTCTTAGAAAGGTTCCATGAGAGTAAAAGATATATCAGCTTTGCGGGCGCGCCATTAGACAGAGGACATGATGATGATCATGTCGCGGTATCTGACATCACAGGAGATAGGTTTATTAGATATTATCTGCAGATGCCACAGAGTTTCATTGTGTTATTAGACAACACTGATGTACATGTCAGTAGACAAGATGTTGTCACCACGAGGATACCTGGACAGTATATCAGCTATACTGAACCTAAAGCACCTTTGATCGATGGCCATGGTAAATTCGCTAACTACTGGTCAGTATGGGAGGATGATGAGTGGGTGCTAAACACCAGAGAGAATCAATATCACAACTGGGTCTATGATTCAGCCAGTATCTTTGGTATGAACTCTGTCACCAATAGTAGATATACGCAAGAGCTTAGCGAAGCGTCATTGGCGTATATGCTACGTATCAGTAGCATGATCGAGAAAAAGAAAAAATAAGACGTCATACATCCTAGTGATACCTTAGATAGGTATCACTAGGGGTATATGACGCATAGTTAGCTACAGACGGGTATAGAAGTTGATCTCATCTTCTTTGATATCTTTATACTTCAGAAAAGACCATTTTTTATAAGCATTCCTGGTCTTCTGGTACTTACCATACAGGATGATCAGGAGGCTGATCGGAAACATCGTGACCAAGATGAAGTATCTTGAGTAGATTAGACATAAGGCTAACGTAAGTATCGACAAAATGATGATCAAGAACAAGGTGCGTTCTTGATATCTTCTTGCTCTCCAGTAATAGAAAGCAAAAGCCTTATCGATGTTCTCGAAATATGCTTTCGCTTTTTCGAGATTACGTTCCATCTCTTCTTGGGTATATTTCACATTCTGTTCGTTCATATCCATCGGATTACTAATTAATACGCGTATGGCGCGTAGAAGTTAGGAAAGTAAAATACGGTGTTATGGTAAATCCTGTTATTGCTTTAAAGAGTAGGGTATCTACATTACTAGCCATCACTTCACAGAGTTCAGGACTTACACGATGTTTAGAGAGCATGGCGTAGTGACCTTCATCATCCACAAGGAAGATCTTGTATACAAGATCAACCACCTCATCATCATCGTAAGCGAGTACACGGTTATCGTTGTTAGCGATATACAGATTAGAAGCATGACCAAAAGGAACCTCTTTACAACCTATTTCGATGAGGTTATTCTGAGATACGGACTTATTTGTGATACGATATTCATGGACATCATACTTGATCTTGATCTCCATATCACCACGATAAGCCATACAGATCTTAAGGTGATCTCCGATGAAGTTGATGTAGTCTTCTGACTCCTCTGGATAGACATTTTTGATCTTATCAAAGAGTTCATCGATCTCTTTTATTAGTGCGTCAGCACCATAAGCAGGAGCTCTGATGAGACCACGGCGGATAGCTTGGGTGATGATGTAGTGTTGTAGTAGGAAATAGAGGATATCCTGACTATTGGGACTATGGGTGTTGCTGATCCAGTCTTCTTTACTGACTCTAAAGAAATAAAGCTCTACTAAGCGATCTTTGAGTCTTACGGAGATAAGTTCACCACGACAGACGGTGAACCTTAACGTGAAATCAGACTCTAGGGTGATCACGTAGTTGATGAAGTCATCATGAGGAAAGATTGATGTATACTCTATCGTGAGAAACCTGAGATCTTTTTGTTCTAAGGATGATGAGAACATCTGATACAGTCTCTTTAAAGTGATGGTGATGTCGATAGCATCTTCCTCAATGAGAGATAAAGTATCGTTGAAATCAGAATGATATCCTGAAAGGACTTGTTCTAAAGGAGTGTGAGACAACAACCCTATCTCATCATCAGTGTCGAGTAATAATCGTGTTCTTTGCATAAATAAAAAGACTCCTATGTGTGTACCCTACTAGGACTATCATTGGTCCTAGTAGGGGTATATGACGTGTTGTTTATGGGTATACTTAAATGATACCTGTACGGATCATGAAAGACATCTTCTCTAAAGATGCTAACATATCCTTCAAGAATAGCTCCAATTCATCATTGGGGATACCAAGATCCACGACGACTTCACCCGTATCGAGATCTCTGATCGTCAGATGTCCTGGATGAGACAGCTCAATAGAGAAAGAATCATCCAATGTTGCGATAGAAGATGCTGAGTGACCATCACCAAAGACGGTATGTAACATGAAGTTATCTTCAACATCAGAGAAGATATACTCGTCAGAGTAGTATCCGTCATCATAGACGATGTATTGTTCTTTGATAACACCTTCGTGGATGACTTCTTCGAGTTTATCTATCAGTCTTGCAAATGCAGGATAAACTTTAGGATACCAGTCATGGTGTTTATAATCATTCATTACACCATAGAGGAGACTACGGACTTTGGTAACGTAGATACAAGGATGTTTAAGATCACTTGTCCGATAATGACCACGTTCGATATCGTATAAAAACTTGGCGACCTCTTTGAAGAGAGTTGTACCATCTTCAAAGAAGTATTCCTCTACGTTACTTTTGGCTTCACTGTGATCTGGAACATACGCTATCGGTTCAGGGAAATTGCGACTTGATACAAGGATCTTTTCAGGAGAATACGTATCTTCTCCTTGGATGGTGAGGAGATAAGTATCATCATACCACTCTCTCGTATACCTACCATCATTGCGGCGGATATGATAACGAAGAAACTGATGATGGTTGAAGAACTGATCAATAAAGTCCATAAATCCTTTAATGAACTCTACGTTGGTCTTATCGGAACCTTGGTCCTGATAAGAACTATCTTTGATCTTATCCTCTAGATCATTTAAGAAAGGACGGATACGCTGTTCAAATCCTTCAGCTATCATCCCGTAAAACTCAATCTCACTTTGTTGCATATTACACCTCTTATCAATAGTTGATTAAAAAAGATCCTGTCATTTGACAGATCCCCATGGTGAATAATCTATATCTAAGATAAAATAGCACACACCTCATCTAGGACCACTATAAATCCTAGATGGGGATATATGCCGCGTAGCGGCTATCTGGGACACCCTCTGTGATACTGTATTAGGAGTAAGACAGTGTCACAGGTAGTGTCGAGGCTATCTCTGAGATGGTACTAAAAGTACCATCGATGAAAATGACGTGTCATCGATACAGAATCTAACGATTTAAGATCTGTTTAGCTTCTTCAGTGAGGGTGATGATCTCTTGGTTATACTGATCTGTGTAAGCACACATGAGGTCATCTGCAAGTTTTAGTAACACAGATTCCACGAAGTGATCTTCGTCTTCGATGTAATCTGCTTCTAATAATAACTTATCAGGAGTGAGTACAGATACCTTAGATAACTTATACCGCTTCTTCGGTAATGCTGATAGGTAGATGGTAAATACATGATCTTCTTTCTTGAACTTGATCACGCATCTATCATGGACCTCTGACCTGATGATGACAGTAGACTTAAGATCCTCTCTGATCCTCTTGGATACTAAGACGATATCTTCAATGACGTCTTTTGCAGAGGGATCTTGGATGACCGATAATAGAAACATCTCCGCATTGACTTTTTGCTCATCAAAACCACGCATACTCTCTTTGATCGGGACATAGAAGAAATGTTCTTCAGGATCATCGATAAATGCTTGCAATTTGTTAACAATACGCAAGAGTTTTTCTTTGTCTGTAGTAGTGATATCACTCATTTCACTATACCTGTCATGATGGTGAATAACAAAGAAGTAAGGTTGTTATAGAGTGCTGTAGTGAAGAAGTCAACATCTTCTGTCTCTATGGTAGAGACCACTTTGGTGTTCTCGACATGGAGTCCATCATTGTAGAAGATCTGACCATGGGGGTATTTGATGGTGAAATGACGATGTTCACTTAGAGATAGTAATATATAGTGTTCATCATCAATACTGTATTTAAGCTGTTTTGAGACACGATCTTCTTTTACAGGATGTTCTGTATCTTCTATACCTCTAGGATGGCTTAGAGAGCCATCTAGAGGGGTTATATGACGTTCTTTAAGATGGATATTGATCAAAGTGGATATAGAGGTCTCTTCATCGACGATGATCTCCTCTGAGATCTCTGAGTGTAACGAGGAAATGTCGTCTAGGCTATCTGAGAGAGACTCTTTTTCATGGGGATCAGGTCTATCCAGATAAGTGGTATGGAGAACACAGTGGATATCCTGTCTATGGTCGATAAAGTAGTAGAGTAACTCTATGACCTTATCTAAGAGCTTAAAGATCTCTTCATGAGTAGATTCATCTTTGATTGAGTGGATAAGAGATTGGATACGTTGTCTGATATCGACTTTGAACAAGGATATCTTGGGATACCCCTCTTTGTGGTAGTATCCCAGTTCTATGGTTTCGATGATTCTGGTGATGTGGCTCAGTAAGGATTGGTCTTCTTCTGATATAGGGGTGATATCTCTGTTATGGGTCTCTAGAGTAGTGGAAGATCTGTCATCGCTGATGATCAGTCGACACCACTGTTCTTGATCAGGATAGTCATGGATGGGATAGATGATGTTGCTATGGTCTTTTTTGATCTTAGAGAGATCGATATTTTCGATATACTCTGCTAAAAGAGTCATCACTCCTGCGTAGAAGAAGTAGTCATTGAGCTTATGTTGTTTTAGATACTTAGATAATACTGGTTGAAAAGCAGGATAGAGTTCATCGTGGGTGATATCGGTAAGCGTTCCACGTTTGTGATATTCTATCACTTCACTGTACATGGGATAGACTCCTTAGTGACGAAGATGATGAAGAAAAAAGATGTCATATAAGTCCCTAGTAGTACCATGATCGGTACTACTAGGGATGTATGCCGCAGGCTATCCGTGTGGATCAAACAAATGCTTTTTGATCGAGTAATTCCACTACTCGATCTAGTGCCAAATGGAAATAACGGATGACATCAACTTCTTCTTCGGTGTCAGGAGACCAAAGGATCTGAGTATAACCGTCATTACCAGAGTAAAAAACACCTCTGCCATAATAACCTCCTTCATGTAGATGGAAGCTATAATGACCATTATTAGCAGTGACGTAATAGATCGGTTTATCAGGACAACCTGGTTTCCACGTATAAGCGATATACAACCCTTGGTAAGAAGGGATGCCCACTACTTCTCTGAACCAACCCTTGATATTATCCTCACTGATATTGCGATAGACGATGTGATCGTGATAGTAACAGATGTTAGCGAGTGCTTGGGTGAGTACACGTTTCATCGATCCCATTCGCTCATTCATCCAGTTAGGACGACCTAGGTCTGGAACATAGCCCTTGAACACTTGATAGACTTCATGGTCTTCAAGATCTGTGAAGATCTTAGTTAACTGCTCCACGATCCTGTCATAACGCGGATCCTTTTTGTAGGATCCGTATTCTTTCTCGATGACATCATCTATAGACTCGTACTCTTCTGCAGAAGCTTGAGCCATGGCATGCATGGTTTTAATAACATCAGGTGGGAAGTCTGGGATATCATCTTCAAATAACACGTTGTTCATGCATTATTCTCCTCTTGTAAGACTAAATAATACCCATAAGCCATCATGCAACCATGTCCCATGAAGAGAAAGATCTTATCAAAGTCAGAGGTCTCAGGACTGTCACTGATATGGCGTTCGACATCATTGGTATAGTAGATCACAGCATCGATCTTCTCATCGATGATCTCAACTACCATGGTGTCTTCTCCTATAGAGAGCAAGTAGGCTTGCCTCTTGGTTTCTGGGTCATACTGGTGCATGGTAGGTGCAAGTCCACAGGGGTCACCGTACTCATCGGTATTAACATCTGCAAAAGCATTGATGAAATAACTAAAGTCATCCGGAGTAAGTCTAGGATCTTTTTCATGCATGAAGTACTTCTTAGAGATCTCTTGGATATCATTAAAGACTTCATTATGGGTGAAGGTATCAGGATCATAGCCGATAGATTTCAGATGACGACAGACGTCATCACGGTTTTTCTTATTGTCATCGTCTTCATCGACGCTAGCCATCCGTTCTTGAAGTTCTTCATCACTAAACGGAGTATCCAGGATAACACGCATCAGACCATCAGCAAGAGAGAGTACGATCAGTTGCTTAGGAGATAAGGATTCAATAGAAAGGTTTGCTGGGATGATCTCATTCTCAGGGGTGATGAGTTCAGCATAGTTGATATCACCCTCAAGGTTTATAGAGATATCGAGTTTGTAGATCTCACTTTTACCATGGATTAAGATATCTGTATCCCGATACTCGATATCGGAGTTCTTAAGTGCATCATCGTGTTCGTGGTTATTATCCACGATATCATTTTGCACATCATTCATGAACTCTGCAAGTTGTTTGTATTCATTCACGGCGTCACGTAAATACGGTGTGATATTGGGTATTGAGTTGTATTTGAAGGTAGGGGTTTGGGTTATCATGGGTTTACACTCGTTCTAAGGTTTGTGTGAAAGTAGGGTCTGACAGATAGTGATCTAGCATGGCAATATAGCATTTTGCATGATAGGCTGTATAACGACCATGGTAGGAGATTTCGTCACTAATACTGCCATCGACATAGGTCTTTAATGTGATCCGATCAGAAGGGTAGGTACTGTGTCTTTCTCTATCTAAGGTGATTTGACCATCAGGGGTGGCGATGGTGTAATTACGATCCAGACCTTTTCGATAGATCTTAACTTCACCGATGAGGTAAGTAAGATTATCGTAATTTTCGTATCGTCTCATTAAAGGATCTTCGATACGGACACGTTCGGTGAAAAGATAGGCTTTTTTACTCTCCCCTAAGTATTTCTCCAAATTACTCATGAATAGATGGAGTCTTTGATAATCTTGCTCGTCGTTAGGAGGACAGTAGATGTTACCAAATTGTCCGATCTGCAGTAAATGAGTGGTGTCTAACTGTGCATGTTCGATAAGCTCTAAGGACTTTTGATAAGACTCATCAATAGGAAAATGATCTAATCTGAAGTAGGTTTTCCCTTGGATGAGTACGGTTTCAAAAGCCTGTAAGAGGATACGATGGATGTGAGGCTGTATATCATTTTTATAAACATCACAATCGATCCGTGAACCACCATCTGTAGCATGCCAGATGACATTGTCATCTGTAGATTTGTTGTCGAAATGGAAGGAATCCATTTCGATGCGATGTGGTGGGAGATCCCATTTGAGTTTATGGTAAAGTAGATGTTGGGTGATCAGGGTAAGTTTAGTGACTAATTCATCGATATACGTCACATGGTCTTTGAAATGATCATCTTGGATATCTAACCCTAAATCCTTTAAGCCATATCTGATATCTTGGACATATTGCAGATAGATGATATCTGCAATAGCGTATGGTGTAGGTAGGTCAAGTTCTTTACTATAGTACTTTTGATACCACTGATAAGATTCGCTCTTAGCTTTCTCTTCTTTTTTATTTTTAATGATCTCTTCCACAAAAGACTTGAGATCATTGACGAACTGTTCATCATCGGGATGATCTCCCTTGATGAACTGACTAAATTGAGATAACATCTCTTCTGTGTGGGATGACATGGTGAAACTCCTATGTGAATATTTCCTCGATGACGATTTCATCACTGACACTTATCGTGTCAGCTCAGAGACGGATATCGTCATCTCAGATAGCCTAGACGGCATAAGCAACATACATCCCTAGTAGACCATGATAGGTCTACTAGGGTGATATGACGTGTAGTATTTATCTTTGGTTAAAACGACGATCAAAGCTTTGTGCCAGCTCTATGAAAAACTTAGACAACGAAACGATGTTCTCAGCATTGGTAAAGCTATCCATGTTGATCGTAATCGATCGTTGACAACCATCGAAGCGATACTCGATGATCTCTGCGATCTCATTGTCCTCATCTTTACCTAACGTAAACTCTTCCACAAGATCTTGTCTTTCGATACGGAACTGATAGTATACCTTACCATCATTTACGGTATAACGATACTTCGCACGGATGTTGTCTGGTGTAGGTAGATTGGTAGCATTGATGGCATCAATGTAGAGATTGTGTTTACGCCCATGAGGTGTCGTGAAATACCCTCGGGTGATCGATCTAGAGAAGCTTTCTCTGTTGTCTTCAAAGAAAGTCAAGATAGAGACAAACTCATTATAAAGACCAATGATACTTAGATCGATCTTATCCATAGGAAACTTCTCAATCAGCATCGAGTAGAGGGCTTTACGTACTTCTTCTTCTCGTTGTTTAGAGAATGCTTTTAATGGAGGATAGATAGGACCCTCTGCATCGGTATCAATGGTGATTATTTCAAACAACGTATCTTGTACTTCAAACTTAGGCGTGTAGTCATGAGTGAATTGGATATCTTTCTCATATTCACGAACACGTTCTGCTTTTGATTCCGTGGGGTGGATCTCTTTTTGTTCAGGTGTTGTGGCGGATGGTGTTATTCGGACATGTGTAGCTTTATCGGGATTAGTGTTGATGGCATCATCGATGATGTCTCTTGCGATACCAAGATAAGCGCTCAATAAAGGTGTCAATGACTCTTGATACTGGTATTGCTTAAGGAAATGCGTTATCCCGATGTGTAGTATATCTACCGCTGAGTAATTGCCAAAACACCCTTCTTCTCTACAACGGTCATTGATTGCTCTACGCTGATCATCGAGCATTTTCAGAGTCTCTTTATCTGTAGTCATGATTGCTCCTATGTGATATGTGATATTTATCAGAAATGGTCTACACGGCATTTTCATCGACGTCATTTCATCGAGGTTACTTACAGTAACCTCTCAGAGAGCCTAGACGGCAAAAAGCCCCCACACTTACACACCCCGGAGAGATGTGTAAGCGTTGACTGGGGGAATATGTGTAATAACCCATGACGGTCTACCCTCGGTGATACCCAGATCACCTAAAACAACCGTCCATCTAGAAACCGCTAGATGACCATGCTCTCAAAACCAAATAAAGGAAAGCATGGTCTATAACAGTCTTTTGCTCCTTTTAGAAGATAATGTATATCTCATCCTCTTTAGATCCCACCATCTTTAGATAAAACACTGTCACTGCTAGGGTCGTCTCGCCACAACCCTAGCAGCTTAGGAGACAGTGAAAGCTTGATATGTTTATCGATTACACTTTATCATCATCCGTGTAATCTTTTTTATCCTGAGGCAACCAAGGAGTCTTAAAAAGTGAAGCACTCAGATCTTTTATCACATCAAGCTTTTTTATCCTCACCACTCGTAGTGAGGCGATAGCAAGGATAGAAGAGGTAAAAACTATCCCTGCTATCATTGGGATCACGGCGTCACATCGATGACGTAGTTGTATCCTGGGATATCCGCTGCGATATGAGCAATACCCTTGATGAAGTAATCCGCTTCTTCTTTAGATAGTGCTTTGGTGATGACATAAGGATCTTTGGTCTTATCCAGTATCACAAAACCACCATTGATCTGTGCATCATCATTTTTGAAGTAGGTCTTCAGAATGATAGAGGGCTCGAACTTACGTTTATAGAGCTCGATAGAGACGATATCTTTCTCTGCTTTAGAGCCATCTTTCTTACGGATCTGGAAGTCCACTAGTTTCTGATCGATGATGTCAGTCGTAGACTTGGCATCAAAGTCGAGGATATATCCTTTCTCCACACAGAGTTTGGTGTACTCACGGATCTTATCCAGGATCGCATCTTTCTCTTGATCGGTAGACGGGATGGGGAGTACGTCATGTTGATGGTCAAGTTTATCCAAGAGATAGTAACTACCACGGATCTTGGCAAGGATATCTCTTAGAATAGCAACCGTCAGAGGACCTCTTTGAGTCAAACGGATCTTGAAGTCATCATGTCCTATGGCATCGATGATCGTTACTTGGTTTTCGATGTGCAGGACATACTGACCATCATCTAAGTAAAGAGAACCATGGATGTCTTCTGGCAGTTTCTCATCGTACTTCTTGTAGAAGACAAACTTCACCAATATATCTTTATCATCCAAAGATGCGGGTGGGATGACAGATGGTGGTGTAAGAGGACCTGGATTTACAGGAGGTTGTGCTGGAGGTACTTGAGGGTTGGTGTTACCACTGTAGGTGAACCCTTGGGAGTTCAACACCAGAGGTGGGTTTTGCGTAGACCCAGGAGAACCTGGTTTCGTACCAGGAGCAGGTTTAGGGAGTGACTGTGTCCCTGATCCTGGGTTAGGATTAGGATTAGTCAGTAAGGTACAAAAAGCCCCTGAGAGGATAAAAGTCCCATTGACCTTAGCCTTGAACTCTTTCAAGGTAAGATCATAGAGACTGGTAGAATCACTGATATCATACATAGTAAAAAGATTTCCTTATAAAGCTTTATCGGAAGTGTCGTCTTTGACACGGATGATGCCTTCTTGCTGAAGAAAGATCAGTTTATCGATCAGGTGTGATACCGATCCCAGATAGAGCTCATCATTGGGATAGATCTTCTCTACCAGAGAGGGCTCTATCCCTGAAGATACCCAATCATCTTGTTGAAGGTCTTGAAACTGACTAAGATCATGGTGGATGATCGTACTGATGGATTGGGATAGTTTAGGGGTGGCTTTGTGGTAGAGCAGGTGATATAACACCATATAGACATAAGACGTCATCGATAAAGACGTCAATCCAGTCGCAGACTCATAAACTTCAGGATATTTTTCTACGACATAGGTATTATATTTATTTATCGCTAAGTAGTCTGCGATATCATGGATGCCATGATCATAGAGGTCTAGGATAGTGTCATTACTAAGGGTGATGTTAAAAAGACGCAATACATGGGCAAGTCTATCGGTAGCTGCAGATCTACAGTCATAGTTGGAACACATGACTGAAAGATCATCTTGGTATTCCTTCAGGATGAAAGGATTACCACAGAAAGGACAGTCTTCTGGGATCTGGGAGATGTGTTGACCATCGATGATCTGGATAGGATAGAACCTAATCTGGATAGCATCCCTATTTTTCCAATGTTCATCAAACCCCACCATCAGTTTAGAGTGTTTTTTGAATGAACGTGTTTTTAAGAAGGTGTTGGGTAAGATGAAGTTTGTTACAGTGTGTTGTCCTAAAGTAATCGGTGAAGTATTGACCTTGACATGATAGCTGTTAAATTGGTTAACGGTCTCATCTACAGACAATACATCAACAATGAAATGCTGAGGTATGGTAGTCGTGATAAAGATATCTGGGTTATTCAAGATAGGATCTTTATCCTTATACCACAGCACTCCTGATGTCAGTACATCGATATCCCGAATGATCTTGTTTTTAGAGATAAGTGATAGTTTTAATGTTCTCTCTTGTTGGTCTAAGGTGGACTGAAGGGAAGTGACGTTATAGGGATCTTCATCATAGAGGGATCTCTTCTGAAAGAGTGGTAGATAGAAACCTAGATCTGTTATGAAGCTATCCTGATCAGGAGTGGTGAGTACTCCTTCAGGATAGAGTCTATTGTTCTCACCATAGGTCAATATCTCAGTGGGAATGAAGTAGCTGTGTGAGAGATAACGTTTGATGTCTTGAAAGAAATAAGTTATATGCTCCATGGGTATCTATCTCGCCATAGTCCTTAGTGAAGGATTTCTGATCGACAAATAAGAGTCCTCTGACGTAACATGGTTCTTTAAGATCGATCTTGTTAGGTATTGTGGGAATATTAACAAACCTTCTTTTCACAGAACCTCTAGTGTATTCTTGATTAACAACATCAAGGACCATGAAGGATTCTAAGTTACCTTTATCGTAGTAAAAGGATATAAAGATACCCTCGATCAAAGGAAGATGCTGACCACAGTGAAAGAAGTGTCTTGGGATGACAGATAGGGGTGGAGATACTTCACCATTACGATCTAACGTGAAATTGATTCTCGTATAACCGAGACTGAATCTTGGATGTTCTTTTTGTGTTTTATCTTCTTTAAGTTTGAAATAATCGATGATCTTGTAATACAAGGATAGTAGGATAGACATCAGTAACCTCGTTTATGTAGATGAAAATGAGTAGAGATCATACATCCCTCAGTAGTACCTATCAAGGGTACTACTGAGGTGCTATGACGTATATAGATGTTTGTTAGATGATATCAGGCGTATCTGCTTCGACTTTACGGGTGTATTTACAAGAATGCTTCTTGTCCTTCTTGTTAAATCCCGTACAACCTATAAAAGATCTCCCTTTGAAAGTGATCTTGACCAATGGTTTACCACACTCTGGACAAGCTTCCTCTAATAGCTCTCTCTTGTTAGGACTATCTGGGTCATCGATAAACTCAGCGTATTTACATTTAGGATAACCTGAACAAGAGATGAACTTCGTGCCTTTACGAGAGAGTCTGTAGAGCAATGCTTTACCACATTTAGGACAGTTTCTTCCTACAGGTTCATGCGCTACAGAAGGATTGATGTTCTTCTTGTAACCACAGTTGACATTGGTGCAATGATAGTACTTGCCATAAGGACCTTGTTTGATCCCTAGAGCATGATCACAATCAGGACATTTCTCTTCTGTGATCTCAAGATAGGTATTCATATCCGTCTGGATAGCAGCTTTGGCTTTAGAGATCGCATCAATGAGTTTATCCTCAGCAGACCTTAAGAAGTCGATATAGTCTAACTCACCTCTAGAGATCTTATCCAGATCATCCTCCATCTTGGAGGTGAACTGATAATCTACATAATCAGGAAACCTTTTCTCTAAGAAGTGGGAGACATGTTTACCGATATTGGAGGAGTCTAAGGTTCTTGCTTTGTCGACATAGTTGCGATCTTTGATCTTCTTGATGATCGCACCATAGGTAGAAGGTCTACCGATCCCTTTCTTCTCGAGTTCATGGACTAAGGAAGCTTCACTATACCTTGCAGGAGGTTTAGTGAAGTGTTGCTCTGGGATGATACCATCGTTAGGGAGAGACTCTTTTACAGAAAGAGAAGGAAGGTTCTGGTTCTTCTCTTCTTCTTTAGACTCATCTTGGGTCTCTTCATAAGCGACACGATAACCTTTGTACTTCTCGACTGTTCCTGTAGCACGGAAAATCCCTTCCCCACAGAGAAGCTCTACTGTGGTTTGGTCGAAGATTGCATCTTTCATCTGGGATGCGAGTGTTCTCTTTAGGATCAGTTGGAAGAGTTTTATGGCTTTATCGCCTGATTTAGCTGTGTTGATAGTAGGGTTTAGTTGATAGACTGTAGTACGTATTGCTTCATGCGCTTCTTGCGCGTTAGCCTGTTTGGACTTATAGACACGTTTTGATCCATAAGCGTACCCTGACCAGTTAAGATCAACAAGTGCTTTATTGATATCAGTGATCGCTTCATCGGAGAGATGCGTGGAGTCTGTCCGCATATACGTGATCAGACCTTGTTCAAAGAGGTCTTGCGCCACTTGCATGGTCGTAGATACTGACCATTTGAACTTACGGTTGGCTTCTTGCTGTAAAGAAGAAGTCGTAAAGGGAGGTTTAGGTGAACGTTTGACTTCCTTTTGTTCGATGTTAGTAACCGTGACAGGTTTATCAGTACAGTCATTGACGATCTTTAACGCTTCTTCCTCATTAGGGATGTCTATCTTGGAAGACATCCCTCTTAAGGAATGTAGCTTTGCTGAGAAAGCATGTTCACCTTTGTGGGTGTTTAAAGTGATCGACCAGTACTCATTGGGGATGAAAGTCGCGATCTCTTCATCCCGGTTGACGATGAGTCTTAGTGCTGGAGATTGTACACGACCAGCTGATAAGGATTTCTCATGTTTTAAGGATCGCATCAGTAAGGGAGATATCCCATAGCCCACAATACGGTCCAAGATCTGTCTTGCAAACTGTGCGTGGACGAGATCCATGTCAAGATCTCTTGGATGGTTAAAGGCTTCTTTGATCGCATGTGGGGTGATCTCATGGAAGACCACTCTTTTGAAAGGCTTCTTGATACCTGCATCTTTCAACACCTGCATGACATGCCAAGAGATCGCTTCTCCTTCACGGTCAGGGTCTGAGCAGAGATAGATAAGATCTTTGTTCTTCGCAGCTGCGATGAGTTTTTTAGCGACATCTTTTTTGTCTTTGGGGATCTCGTAGGTGACTTGATAGTCAGAGTCGATGACTTTGCCTTTGTAAGGGATCTGTCTGATGTGACCAAATGATGCTAAAACTTCATAGTGGTCAGAACTGTTCTTGTTGAGATAAGGTTGGATCTTTTTAGCTTTGGTAGGGGATTCTACCACAACGAGGTAATTCATGGTTCAATACTCCGGGGAAGGATACTGTATTAATAATGTATATCCGAAAAATAAATGTCTGTAGGCTGTGTTCTTAGAGAGATAAGAACACAGTACTAGAGTCATCTTCTTTTCTTCTTGAGAGATGATTTACGGGATTTGTGTTTACTGTGCTTCTTCTTAAAATAAGTCTTCTTACTAGACTTAGCTTTGTGGGCTTTGTGGGATGATTTCTTGGTCGAAGGTTCTTGGATATCATTAAAAGAGATCGTCTTACTAAGAAGGTCTGCTTCTCCACCTTTGATAGAGAGTTTGTTATTGGCATTACCAGAGTTGAAGACGATGTTAGAAATCCCTTTAGAGAACAGTACTACTTGAGAAGCTTTACCATCAGTGTCTCTGTCTACTCTGGCTAAGAAGCATCCCTCTGGGATATCCTTTTTATCAGAGTTTTTGACACAGAGGACCATGAGGTTAGTAAGTTGTGCGTACTCTACATTGGTCTGATAGGGTTTGTAGTAAAATCCTTCTTCATAGGGAGAGAAGAACTTATCTGGACTGTAACGATTGATCTCTTGGATCTCTTGGATGCCGGTGTAGACATCATAGTGGAGTTTTTGTGTAGGATCCTCTTTGGGTTCGTATCCTAATTGATCATTGGCGAAGAGCGTGATGGAGAGGAAGGTGAGCAAAACGATGAGCTGTCGCATAGATAGACTCCTTGGATAGTGGTGAAATGATATCTGAGACGCTGTTACAAACAGTGTCGATGAGAAAAAAGAAGATGAAGAAAGATCCGTTATCTCATTATAGAGATAACGGATCAGTGGCACTAGTCATATTCAATTTCTTTCTTCTGTCCCTAAAATAAAAGGCAACATATATCCCTCTACACCTCCTCCTTTATAGGAAGGGGTGTAGTAGGATGTACGATCTCTTTTTTTATTTTGTTAAACCAGATACCCGTTGTAGGATATCTCTTCACTATTCTTTCGATATAGATCGGGATAATGTTGATATTGTTTAAAATTGAAATAATCCATGATATTCTTAAATCTATCTAGATTGTTGCCACTGATGGATAAAAGAGGTTTATCTGTCTCTAATCTCTCCATAGAACGAATAAACAGCTTGACTCCTATACCTAGATTTTGGTATTCGGGCAATACTCTTAAGCAACAGATCTTTCTTTCATTCGCTATGCTTGAGCCTAGCTCATTCAAGAGGGGATATCTCTCCTCGACTCCATCCTCTCGTCTCGTCAAGACAGTACTTCTTTCACTCGACTCCTCTGGAATCTCACTCCGGTGTGAAGTATCTTTCAATATCGCTATACCCAACACTTTACCTGACTGATGTCGTACAATGATCTCCCTATCTCCTTTCTCTATCCCAGGTATGATCTTGCCTGTATACCATTTGACAAAATCAGGATAATCTCTAGATAGATCAGATAAACTCATACCCAATACCTTAAGATAATCTAAAGTGATTTCTTTTTCCTGTGTAAACAAAGTATGGTCTATGATACAGTAAGAACTACTACCATTATCCAATAAGATCTTTGGAATATATAATTGATCCATATAAAGTATCCTGTTTATATCCCTCCACACCCCTTCCATAAAGGAGGGGGTGTAAAGGTGTTCTAATGATTAAAGACTAGACAAGGATTTGACGATGGCTGTAAATATGTAATCCTTAGCTTGTTGCTCTTTAGGCAACTGATCATAAGGAACAAAACAAGGATGTTCTTTCTTTTCAGGATCCTTGAATTCACCGTACTTCCAACCCTCTTTTTCTTTTTCTTTTAGCCAGTTTTCATGGCTACCAGAGGGACCAGCATTAGGGTTGTCTAAATGGAAACGTACGCCGTTTATAGCGCTTGTCTTGACCCATTGTGGAGCTTCATCCCAGGGTAACTGAGAATCGTCTCCTAATGCTTTACAATAACCACGATTGGCTTCATGACATACTTTAGCAATTTCTTCAATAGAAAGTGACATAAATAAAGTCCTATGTATAGGTGATGACGGGATTGTCATTTATTATTTATAGATGTAGATTAAAAAATAAAAATGATCCTGGTAGATACGTAGATGTATCTACCAGGGATGTATGATGTTTAATTATAGAAAGCTTCCCATGCTTGTAGACAGAAGTCTTTATCGGGATAGTCTATAACAAAACCTAGTTCACGGAAGATGTTATCCTGTTTAGGATCAGGTTCTGGGGTATTATCAGAGTTAGCACCTGCCATGCGATAGTAGGCTTCGCCATTTACTTTAGTGCAAGATACACTGATAGAAATGTCCTTGATCCATTGGTAACTACCGGGTAGATGATCAAGAGAAGGATCATCGACACCTTTTAACGGGAATGCTTTCAATGTTAGCAACTGCCATTGTTGCTTAGAAGGGTCAATCTCAACATTGTAACGGATGCCCTTATAGAAGACATAGCCATTACGTTTGAGGTTATACGGATACCATGTGGTTTCACGCGTGATCTCGATAGGTTCAGGTACATATTCCACAGGGAAATCTGGCCTGTAATATCTGTCATCTTTGTTGAAATGACGACAGATAGGGTCACCAGAATCACCGTCGCGTCTAAACACACTTCCCGTAGTCCCGTAACCTTTATGGCAGGTCAGCTGGGATTTGGTACCGCTATAAGGATCATAAACCTGAAAGTAAAGGTTGCCATTATTCCAATCCCCTTGTTCCAAGGCATAACGAACATCATCTACTTGGAACACTTCACCTACCATGACTTTCGGTTTAAGTTCTTTGAGTGGATCCTCTGCACTAGAGTAGATGGGTTGACTTTCAGCAGATGGTTTAGCCAACGGGAACTCACGGTATCCCGGTGTTACTCGTGCTTTCTTTTTACGTTCTCTTTCTTTATCAACAAGTTCTTGACTTGATTTACTGTCAAGATGCAGAGGTTCAAATACCGACGTGTCAGATGGCTTAGTCGGTTTCGTCGCTGGTTTACTTGGTTTAGTTTCAACCACTTCCTTCTTAGGAGCTTCTTTTACTGCTGTGTTATTGACAGAAGCAGTAGTAACAACGGCATTAGTGATAGCAGATTTATTATCATCACCTGTCAATCCTAAAATCTTCTTCTCTAATGATGAAGTTACTGGTGTTGAGGTATCACCTGCATTGAAGAAAAGGTCAGAGACCTCTTTACTAAAGACAATGATATTGCCATCATTGTCCCTTCTAGCAAGAACAGCATTCTCCTCTGCATCATTGCTGGTGATGATGAGAAATTGCATGCTGTTACTTACTTTACCCAATGATCCAGCATCATCAAGTCCCAAGATCCATTCTGCTTCTGATAGGCTGGTAGCACCAACGCTCGCGTAGGCATCATTGATGATTTTAGCCCGATCAGCAGGCATCTTGGTGTACAACTCGTTAGCTATTGATACTGTATTTGATAGCAGTACAGCAATAGCGATAAGGGATTTCTTAAACATGGTAAAACTCCTTGAAATGATATCTGAGGCACTACTGTAGATAGCACCGAGGAAAAAATAAAAATGATCCTGGTAGATACATCTACGTATCTACCAGGGATGTATGACGTTTACTGATTAGCGCGGTGCTACCATCCAACCAGCCACATCAGCGGCTTGGTTCATTCTGTCACTGATGGTCATGTCGTAGAAGACGACTTTATCAGGGTATCCACCTTGACCTGAGGGAACCCGGGCAAGTTTACATACACCGTTATTACATACTTCAACCATGTCCTGTACTTTGGTTACGGTATATCCACCAGAGAGCTGGATATTATCGAAGTCGTGATCAGGGGTCATGTCTTTCGGGGTTTCCAGTGGGTAGTAGAACGCTTGACTCCCGTACTCATTGACTTTTTCAATGATCTCTTGACCAAGTTTGTCGTTATTGTTGGGATAACTGTGGTCGGTGATATAGACATCCACAGTGTCTTGACCTGTGTCAACTGAGCACAGTTTTTCCTCTTTTTGCGTCTTTTTAGCAGGTTCAGAAGGTTTACTGATCTTAGCTTCTGATGCGAATGAAACAATCAGAAGAGCTGACAGGATAGAACTAGTGATAACGTTTTTCATGGGTTACTCCTTAAAGTTAATTAAATTGATAAAAGATTGATGCTCAATCTTCATGTTTGTGATATATATCTGAGATTTTTTAGATTGTAAAATCTATACGTCATATAGCCTTACTAGCTATCCATGTAGGGTAGCTAGTAAGGATAGGGGTGTATGACGCCATCATTGATGCCAGAGATGATCTTTGTAGAACCATACCTCTTGGATAGATTCAGGCGTGATCTCAGCTTTGCTATCGGTGATCAAGATACGATCCCCGTATCGTTGTTCTAGTTTGGTGATACTGATCACTGGTTTCAGTACCTGATCATCGATATCACGTACTTCGGTGATATCGAGATAGTCCGTATCAGGGGTGATCTTAAGCCTACTGTAGAAGACAGAAGAGCCACTAGACTCATGTTCACTGATCTGACAGCGATAGTGGGATTTAAGTCTTTCCTGTAGTTCATGCGTAGTTAACGTGATAGAGTCAGGTTTATTCGGTAGTATCGGGGTATCGATAGACATGGATAGTTCCTATAGTAGTTATCGAGTCATAGATGCAGCACCATCTAAGAAGTGCTGATTGAGGATAAAAGCTGCATCAGACTCATCTTGTTTACGATGCTGATAGTCTGTCAATGCTTTTTCAGTATCTTCTACAGAGAGATGATTCGGGTCATCCTCTAAGATGACACCGACATCCGTGTTACGACAAGTACAGATATAGGCTTTCTTGTATTCATTACAAGTACAAGACAACACATCTTTACTCTGACTACTGGTCAACATCACTTCCCCTGAGAGGACAGCATTTACAGTGGCTTTCTCTCTTTGTTCAAGAGAGCCAAGAAAAGCCATGATAATCACGATAGCGATGATAAATACAAATCCTTCTATGGTGACATGACTAAATAGATCTTTCATACGACACCATAAGCAGAGAGGATGACATAGATCAGGTATCCTAGTACACCTAGGATACCGATGATCATCCCTAGAATAAATACTTTACCCATAGTAGACTCCTAATCAAAGATCTTAATCAAAAAGCAGTGGTGCTAGAGCAAGTGCACCCATAGCACCCCAGAAGACGACTTTTTCACCAGTCGTCTCTGGACCATTATTCTGTTTTTCCTCGGCTGCAGCAGTCTTTGTTGACGCGTTAGTGTTAGGGCAAGTACAGATGGTGTGTTCTTCTTTGATGACACACTGACAGGACTCCATAGAGAGGACGTTGTTCTTTGTAGGTGACTTAATAGTCTCTGTAGTTACAGGTCTTTCGATCACATGCTGTGTTAGACAGTCCGCTTGACGGGTTTCTTGGTTAACAACACCATAAATCAACGCTGCAAACATACCAAGTATCCCAAGTCCCACATACACCCATAGGAAGATATTTTCGAGGTTAAATGATTTCTTACGCATGGTTAAGTACTCCTTAAAAATAAAAGAATAAAAGTATAGATAGAGATACCCATCCTCGATAAGGAGGATGGGTATGGTTTTTTGACGCCTAGATGCGTGATTCCATCATACGGAACACGCGCTCACGTTCATCCGTGAACGTTTTCATCCTTTCGTAGACGAATACGGTATGCACTACTACAAAAAGCGCTGAGATCTTACCCCAGAGCAATTTGATTGCCCAATGCCAGTCATACTGCCAAGCAAGCCAGGATATGGTGCTGTTGAGAAGCGCAAAGAGGATGATCATTGTCACTGCCTTTTGCAGTGATTTACCATTGATAAGTTCAAGTTGATGGAACTTGATCATACTGCGGATGCCCAAGATAGCAACCAATGCATAAGCTGCGCTGACAACTACAGGACTGAACCAAGCGTAAAATGCGGTAGTGAATTGTACAGTGTTCATTTAAGTCTCCTTAAGAAATAGTGATGGTGATATCTCTCGATATCGTGGAAAATGACGGGCTGCTGAGGCTGTCTGTCATGTTTGTGATATATATCTGAGATTTTTTAGATTGTAATTTAGGCGTCATATAGACCTTACCAGCTACCCTTGGTAGATAGCTGGTAAGAATAAGGGGATGTATGACGCGTAGCGGTTATCTGAGACGACATGTCGTGTCGTCATGGACCAAATAAGTAAAAAGGAGCATCTTCGTTCTTCTCAACACAATAGTAACTCAACTCACTGATACCCATCCTGATCAAACACTGTACGATTTCGTAATAAACAGGATTAAGACTGTTGTGGTGACGTTTTATATTGGGTTGATAACCACCATTGTTCGATATCTCGTAGGATCCAAATTTATCGAAGAAAGACACTTTGGTTTCACCTTGGTAAGGGACAGTTATATTCCAAAACTCCCCTCCGGCCCATATCTCCAGTTTAAATATATCGGCTTGATCGAGATCATAACCAGAGGCCTGAGTGATCAAGAGATAATCCGTCACGCCATCAAAACTTTTTCGATAAGTATCAAATTCCGTATGTTCGAAGTGGCGTAGCATGACATGCAGTTTATACAAATCCAAATCTTCATTGAAGATGATCATTTCTTAAAAACCTCTTATTTGCTTTCATTTCACTGATCTTATTCAGACGGCTGAGTGAGTCATGGCTACATTGGTAGAATCGTTATTGATATACCACTTGTTAGATAACTCTCCTATCCCCATCTTGATTAGTAGTTCTACCATCTCCGAGTACGCTGGATTCAGCGTATGGTATTTACTAACCCACTTATCTTCGTAATCGTCATTGACGATGATATCACAAGAACCATAAGGGTCAGTGAAATAAACTTTCGCCTCACCACAGTAGGGTAAAGTCACTCCCCATCGATAATCATACCCATCTGCGATCGGATAGATCTCAACTGTCATCCAGTCAATATCACCATAGTCAGCGCTAGGGTGACGGGTGAGAAGATGATAATCTCTTCCACCACAGAAGTCACGTGAGAACAACGCGTACTCGGTACGCGAAATACAACGTACAAAAGTCGTTAGTTTGTGCAAATCTAGTCTACCACTAATAATCATTCATAAACCTCTTTTTAGTCATAGCCAACCATAGATAGATCTGAATTGGGGTAATTGTGGGAAATCTTTCAATGTAATCGGTTTCGGTGGAGTTTTCTCTCGGTAAAAATGAAGTCCTCTCACACCCATCTTCGTCAAGAGTGTCCTTAGTAACCCATAACCCTGATCATCCCTATTGAAGTGCTTATTGTAGACAATACGAAAAACACCTTCTGGAAGAGACCTGTTGTTATTACCTTTAGCAATACAAGAACCCCAAGCACCTGTGACAGTGTAATGTCTACTTCCCCAACCTTCACCATGTTCACAGATATTAAATTTCGCATAAATGTCGCGATGTAGACGGAAACCTTGTTCGTCGTAACGTTCGTTCAACACGATAAATGTAAATATCCGGTTTTTGTTACCTTTACGGAATATAAGCTCCGTCCTATCGTACATGTCGTTAACAGAGTAATCGTAGTTGGTCTCATAGGTCCATCCGGACGCTATCATCTCCTTAAATAACAAGATTAACCCAAAGTAGTTAAGAAACCGTTGGTCGTCCTTTATCACAGATTTATCACCCCACAACAACCTCTCTCCTTGGGTGATCGGGATCATGATACCATTCTCATCAACCTCGATCTTCTCTTCAGATATCCCAGATCCTAACAACCCTTCTTCAGCAAAATACGACAGTAAGCTGAGATACTCCTTATCCACTTTCCTCGGGCGATGTTTGACGTCTCTTCTATCACAAGTTCCGGTGAAGGTTCCTTTACGATCATGGATAAAGATCGTTGAGTTCCTGGATTCTGGACCGAAGAACTTCCAGGGTAACACCAGCTTCATGAAAAAGGTTTGAGGTTTGTTACCAAAGTAGTCTTCGTGATCCTTATCGATGAAGTAATGATCTCCGATACCACGTGTGTACACCTTAACGACCCTCGGGATATCTCCAGGTAATTGAAAGCTGATCGAGTTTAACAGATATCCATGGTGTACACCTACACCATCTTCTACACAAACATCGTAGTCGATAGCATCTTCCTTGATCTTGCAAAGAATCTTCTCAATGTTAGAATACCTGCTAAAGTGGTTCTTTGGTAAAGGTTTACCAATAGTCTTCGTAACAGGTTTGACTCTCTTAAATTGGGATCTCTTAATGTTCTTGACTTTCTTACCAGGATAAGATCTACTCTTCTTCCTAGGTTTATCTTCATCCGACATAACAGTGTTTTCCTATACATGATTGAGATAGTTGACATAGTAGTAATGGATCGTGTATTTACTTAGACGTCATAAATGCTTGTATACCTAGTTACACCTACTATAGATGTAGCTAGGGTAATCACTGTAAGTATATCAAAATAAAAAGTCTATAAAGTTAACCACCTCTAGTGTACTACGTACCCTAGCGCGATTATTTCTTCTCCGATTAATATCCTTACGTTCCGTTACACTACGTTTCACTTCACTTCAGTCATTAATCTCCGAAGAAAAATCCTGGCTGATTTTTCCAAGAAAAAAATCATGAAATCAGCCAGAAGAGATTCAAATAAAAATTTAAATCATCATACCATACTACCCTCGTAGAGGGTAGTATGGATGTAGTCAAGATCAGAGAGGATCTTAGAAAGGATAAGATCCTCTCCATCACACAGATGTCCTCATAGCAGGCTATTTTGGTGAGGACATCTGTAATGAAGGAATCGGATCTTGAAACGACAGTAAAAGATCCTAGACTTACAGCTAAAGCTGTCGGTGCAAGCACAAATGTTTTTATATGCTTTCAGCTTCAGCCGGTCTCGATGAGATCTTCGACCCCATTACAACTTAGCGCGCACGCGATGATTTTTAAGACAAATAATATTCCTATTAATTGTGTGGATTATTTTAGCTTGATTATCGTGGTCGTATGAGTGATATTTCATCGAGGATCGTCCCTGATCCTCGAAGACTAGCCTACGGCATTTCCTCACTGACACTTATCGTGTCAGCTCAGATAGCCTACGGCATAAGAAGACTCGAAATCTTCGAAATCTAATGAACTTTTCACTTAAGGATGCAACCATGATTAAATATACCCAAGAAGATCACTTAGTCCCAGTCTACCGTCGTAGTGAGACCAGTATGTCTCAAGAAGACTACACTGACGATGTCTCTCGTAGTCAAGAAGACGTCGATGATCCCACTGAGACCAAGCTGATCTTGAAAGACAACTCTGCTGAAGATGACAAGATGACTGCTGATGACCTCACGACTGATCCTGAGAAAGCCAAAGAAGTAGAAGAAGCCCATCCTGAGCTCACTGAAGAAGTCGAAGAAGAAGAGGCTAATGACACGGATGCTATCGGTGATGCTAGCAGTGATAGTGAAGATAGTAGTAGTGATGACTCTGACAGTGATAGTGATATCTCTGTAGATGACGATATCAAGATCAAAGAGGATAGTGATAGCAAAGACAGTAAGGATGACTCTAGTAAACATGAAGAGACACATGAGGAGTCTAGTGAGACGACGACCAGTAGTGATGGTAGTAGTACTACCACTGTAAGTAGCAGTAGCACCACTAGTACAGAGAGCTACTACCACACTGAAGCATCTTTGCTCATGGAAGTACTATTAAGAAAGCCTGAGATCTCTTTAGAGAGCTATCGTCACATCGAGACATCATTGAACTACTTGGAATCTCGGTTATTCAAGGACTATGTTCCTGTGCTCTCAGTAGAAGAGCGTACTGAGAACAGAGCAAAGCTGATCAACAGAGCGATGAAGGTACTCAATGAGTTGCCTTTTAAGGCTCGTATGCCTGTACATAGACCTGTATTTAGTCTTGAAGACTTCATGTTAGAGGATAGTCATTACGCCATCATCGATCCTAGTAAAGATATCCCTAGTCAGATCACTACCCAGATCGATATCCTAGAGTCACGGGACCAGCCTAAACTCTTCAAAGTAGGTCATGAAGTCATCAACGACGATAGCACCTGTGATTGCGCGTTAAAAGAACGTGTTTATCATGCGCTAGAGAACCTACAGGACCTTACACCACTACAGGGTAAGGTACTATCCATCCTTCATCACTACGTCATCCACAAAGCCATCTAAGAGGTATCTATGCCTGCTGTCAGACTCAAACGCAATGAGATCACGTCCTTCATCCAGGAGAAAGTCTTAGACCACATCACCTATCCTTACACCTTAGTCTACGAGTCTGACGAGATCTATCGCAGTCAGTCTACTGAGATGGAGTACAGACTAGGCTTTAAGAACTCTGACAACATCATGCTGATCAGAGTCAGATACACTCCCATTGGTATCGATGATGTCGATGTCAACATGGTAGTATTAGCAGCACCATTACAAGGTGAACATCTCTATCCAGTGCTGACGATATCACGGGACTATGAAGAACAGCTGAAGATGATCACACTCAAAGTCGTCAATAAGCTCTTTCAAGTACCTGGATATCAGTGATGACGCTATAAAAGACGTCATACATCCTCAGTAGTACCACTGATAGGTACTACTGAGGTGCTCTTTATTGATTGCTATATATAACATCTACATCCCTACTAGGACTATCATTGGTCCTAGTAGGGGGTTTATGACGTTTAATCACAGTTGTTCCATTTATTTTTAACTAGCGAAGGATGGTATAACCTCGTATATGCCTTCTAAATGGCTCTGTAAGGCTTTGTAGAGCTTTACCCTTAGTGAGTATATGGTTTTGATGTTAAGATTCCTTAGAGAGCTTTATATAAAGGATTTAAGAAATAATGCTGTATAGACGTCATAAAGCCTTACCTAGGAGATAGTTCCTAGGTAAGGTGCTATACTGTCTATGCTGTTATATAGTCATCTGCAACAGACTGGCTGCAGAGATCGTCTCATTCAGACAGAGATCTTGTCCTTTGATCCCCATGTCTTTCAAGAGAGATGTCAGTTCATGGATGGTCTTGTGGTCTGGCTGAGGATACTTCTTCGCGATGTGGAAATGACGATCTCTTAAGAGATATCTTCCTTCATCATCCAGGATGTCACAGACGTAGTTCACACGACCATAGAGTCCTCTAGGTAAAAAGATCGATAGATAAGGATCAGCATCTTGATAGCCAGATCCTCTACTTCTTGCTTGGATCTTGATATCATAGACCTCGTGATTCTCTTTCACTGTCAAAAGGCTTGTGACGTAACCGTACTGTGTACTGATCACACGACTTGAGAACCCTTGTTTCTTTACTTTAACTAGTGTGTTATACACGTCTTCTAGCCCATATCCATGGATGATCTTACCATCTTCTCTAGCTTCTTCATCGCTACACTTGTTCAGCTCCCGTCCATCGATGATGATCTTGGGTTGTTGATAAGTGATCAAAGCTGCATCGATACCAGGGATCCCTTTAAAGAAAGATAATATCCCTATAAAAGCTTCTTCGGTATAGCTTGGTGTGTAGATGACTTTGTCTTTGTTGCCTGTCTTGTAACACCAGTATTTACCTTCAGGTGAGGTGAAGAAGTACTGATGCTGGTCATGATCGATCACGCCTCTAAGGAAAGTGATCTTCAGGTAGTGATCACACTTACTGGTATCACCATCCTGATACACCTCTTCTGGTATCCTGAAATCTACTTGGATCACTTTGTAGCCTTGACTAGATTCAAGCTGTAGTTCATAGCGGTGATAACGTACTTGACGTCTTCTTAAGTCTCTGTGGATCAGAGTAGGTCCTTGTAGCTGGATAGTCTTGGCATCATGGATGACGTCATAGAGGTAGTCATGCAGACCTCTTAAAGTGAGGAATGCATGATGGTAGTCTGGTCTAAGATCAGGGAGTTTCTGGTACATGGATACTGTCCTTGGTTTAGGTTATCCTGGTAAAAGTACTGTATTTACGGTGTTTTCAGTGTTTTCTGGTGTACGTAGCTACCGTGTATACACTTTCATACCAATCAATAAATAAATCAATCAATCAATGTAATAAATTAATCAAACAATCAATAAATCAATGTAATCAATGAAACAATCAATCAATCCAATGAATCAATCAATGAAGCAAACAAACAATGAATCAAGCAATCAATCAATGGAAAATTTTCAAAAATAAACAAAAATAGTATAGTATGATATTTATAGGTATACATTTTTAGAACTTCAGAGATAAAAATGTTAGAAGAAAATAGCTAAGATAGTTATCACTACACTCACTCTACCCCTAGGGGTAGAGTGAGGTGCTATGCCGTCTAGGCTATCTGAGAGGTTACTGTAAGTAACCTCGATGAAATGACGTGTAGTTATAGAAGCTCTCAGAAGAGTCTGTAGGGACTCTGATGAGATAGGTAGTGATTTTACTTAAGATAGGTAGGATAAGATCTCTGAAGAAGATCTGAAGAGATCTATGGATGATATCTAGGATAGATATAAAAGGATTTTTTCGAAGGAAAAATGATTGTTATATTTATATCTAAGCTTCGCTGAGTATGTCTCGGGATGAGATCCCTTCGACTTAAAGAAAGAGCGCGTGGCGAGGCGAGCGCACGATGATGATGATATTGAGATAAGAGAATAGGTCATATATGCCTCTAGAGAGCTCTGTAAGGCTCTCTGAGGCTTTATGACTGGTATACATGATTAAGGATATGGATATGGTGGTTAAGATGGCTTAGAAAGCCATTTAGAAGGGTTTTATGAAGTATGGTATTTTTAAGTGATTTTAAAGAGAGTCTGAGCGTCATAGATCCCCTATCCAGGACTCAGTATCCCGGATAGGGTGTATGTTGTCTATATCGTCATATCAACATCCTGATCTTCTTCCTCATCAGGGTATTCGTGTTTACTCCACTTCGGTATGATATCTCCAAGATAACGGTCAAAAGTCTTGTATTCTTCTGGATCACGTTTGAAATGAAGATTGATGTTCCAACGGTCAGCGTCAACAATGACATCCTTACCACCATTTTTGATGGTGTAAGCGATGTTAAAGTCTGCGACCACACGTCTTCTCATTTGGATCTGCATATCGAAGTCATCTACATGGTAGATCTTTTTAGGGTCTTTAGTGAGCACACCAATGAAACGACGTTTGTTGGTATCTGGATTATGGTAACGGATATGGTATTTGAGGTAATTGGGATCATCGTACTTAACGATAGAGAACGTAAAAGGTGTCCGGTCTATCATGGTCTGGATGTGATCAGATAGCGCTGTAAGTGTAGGGATCTTGTAAAAATCATCGAGATATTGGGGATTATCCATAGGTAGGTTTCCTATATTGACTATAACCAGATCATGGGTTTTGTCGTAGTACTACTCTTTTGATTGATGACATGCACCCTTATCCTCTCTAGGAGCCTCTTCATCAGGGATATCTCTTCGAGTATCCCTTCAGAGCGCTCTGAATGGAACGTAGTGACAACTACTAAGGTTGACATACCAACCTTAGTAAATGAGCGTGTAAGGCTCTCTAGGAGGATATTGATGTATTTATATTACTTTGTAGAGATATCGTCTGATGAGCTTATATAAGCGTCATACATCCCTAGTGATACCACAGATAGGTATCACTAGGGTGTTCTGTATGATGTCTATTCAGGTCTCTCGTACTTGGTAAGCTCAATGTAATCACCTCCACTGATACGGAGAGTGATGTTGTATCCACCAGATACGTATTCTTCAGGAGTGTTGCCTGTATAGCCTACTTCTGGAGAGATGAATTTCGTAGGATACTCCTTGATCTCAACCGGTGTGTGGGTGATCTCGATGTAAGGATGGATCTTGCGATAATACCGTTTGTTGTGGTTATTGATCCTCTCTAGCATCTCCATCGCCTCATGCTGAGTATAAGTGCGGTCTTTAACATCATTTACTGCACTTTCATATACCCGTTCTTTCCTGGCTGCGCGTTCCTCTTGTTCTTTTTCTTTCTGTCTAGATTCCTTTACAGATTCACTGACAGCAGTTGCGATTAATCCGATGGCGTCAAAGATGGACATGGTGTACTCCTCACGTTTGTTCATCAGAAGGACCTTCATCATCAAGGTCCGTAGTATCGGAGTCACTGTTGTCTTTAGTCTCAGTAGTAGAAGTATCACTGTCAGTAGCAGTATCCTGATCTGTATCTGTAGACTCAGGGATATCTTTCACATCTTCGGTGATCTCCTGTTCTTCTTGATCAGAGACTTCATTGACTTCAGGCTCTACTGTAGTATCAGGTTTTAAGGAAGGTGAAAGATCTTTGTACTTGTTCTTCAGGAGGAAGAAAGTATCAAAGAGACGAGAGACTTCTTCTTGGCCTTCAGGAGTCTCAGCATCTTGCGGTGTGATGATCTCTTCTACCTGGATAGGAAGCTCTGGGAATGATGATAATGGAGATTTCACTTCAAGATCTATCTTAGCCCAGGTATAGTAACCTGCTTTACCATCGGGAAAGACATCTACTTCAAAAGAGAGATCAGAGTTTGGGATAGGGAAAGTATAACGATCTTTACGCATCCCGGAGTTCGCCATGAAGGCGATCTGGGTGAAGTTCTCTTCTGTAGCAGGGATAGTGGTCTCGATGTTACCTTTCTTGGTCTTAGACTTAGTCGTGAGCTCGTAAGAGATAGTACCATCAGCAGAGGTGACTTTACGGGCTCTGATAGAACCAGAGCCTGCGTTCTCATCAGTAGAAGGTATCTTGATCTGCCATTGTTCATGCTTTTCTGCATGAGCAGCATTTTCAAGCTGCTTGAAGTTGGTGATACGTACATAGAAGACGTATTCTTGCTCTAAGATGGTCTTAGGAGAGTCAATGGCTTCTTGGGAGAGATAACGGGGATTCTTAAAGATAGACATGGGATACTCTTAAAAAGGGGGTTGAGAAGGAGGACTACCGGTGACAGTGGAGCCGATCAAGGTGATCACAGGGACTAAGATGTTCGCCAGGAAGTTATTATCACCTGTGATGATCCCGATGATAAGCGAGATGACGACGATGAGGACTAAGACACCTGAGATGACAAAACCTGCTAATTTGATCCATTCAAACTGTCTGACACGAGGGTCGGTATCATGGACATAATCGGTCTTTAGATACTTATCTGTAAAACCTGTGGTGAACTTAGAGATCTCACCCGTGTGGGTGTTCATCGCTTCAGCTAAAGCATCTTTGACCTCACCTAAAGTGGTCTCATCAGTCAGCTCTGGTAATGGTACGCCAGTAGCCCGAAGGTGGCGATATTCATCCAAGACATAGGTCACACGAGGATCTTCAGGCTTGTTATCTTTGACTTGCAGGTAGTCCGGTAGGGTTTTGAGATGATAGTGTACGGGAGTCATTCGTTACCTTTCCGTTGGTTTTCAGTTCATGTTGGATACGGGATTGATAGGCTCTAGCAGCTTGTAGTCTTATATTGCAAGCATTGTTGAGCTCAGAAGCACGGAGATAGAGATTGACCAAAGTCTTCTCTTTATCCAAGAAGTTCATGATAGCGTATTTCGTAGGACTGGGTGGCTGAGGCAGCTCACAGTCAGCGATCAGGTACTCAGGGATCGTAAGCATCTCTACTTTAGGCGTAGAGGTGCAGGCTGAGAGTAGGATCGCAGTGAAGAGATAGAGGGGTTTCATTTGCATTTCCCGCCTTTGCAATAACTGTTCCACATGGCTTTGGCTCTGGCTTCAGAGACTTTAGCAGAGCCTTCATTAGTGAGGACTTTTTGGGGTTGATCAGAGGTAGGATCTCTAAAGATGAAGACGTTGCCGACAGGAGAACTATCCGGTCTTAAAGCTTCATAGTTCGCAGGATCTTTCAAGATAGCATCTTCTTCTTGACTTAAGTTATCATGGATCTGCATATGTTCCATGCGTGAGAGATCTAACTTCTTATTGGTCTCTTCTACTGTGTCTTGGAGGACTTTCTGGACGATCAAGAGACTGTTGATCCGGTCATTCAAAGATGCGATCTCTTCTTGTTTCTCTTTGAGCTTCTGTTCTTGTTTCTCGTATTTTAGTTTAAGGGAAGCATTGTTACTTCGTTCTTTCTGCAAGAGGAAGACAGAAGTACAGAAAGCAACAATACAAAGTAAGATCAAAATACCGAAGAAGAACCTTTTTCCTGTCTTCAGGTTGAAATATTTCCCGAGACCGGGGGCCATAGCAAATAAAAATTGCAACATAGATACGACTACTCCTTAGTTTTTCAAGATGTGGTTATAAACATAAGCGCACACTGCACAAGCGTCTACGGCATGTTCATCTAATACATTTAGGAAGGATTCTGACAAGGAGAAGGGTTTGTAGTGTAATAATCCCAGTCTGACAGCATCTTTATCTTTATTGCCTTGGGCATTGACTGCTTTCTTGACAGACAAAGGTGACATTAAAGTAATAGGAAGATAAGGGTTATATTGATATAAAGCTTGCTGGATATGGGTGAGTAATGCGACTAATGGTTTATAAGAACCCGGATGGAGTCTGTGATAGAAAGGTTCTTCACAGGCAACTATGGAAGGATGTTGATCTTGGAATAGCTGATAGAGATAATGCTGATAAGCATGTATACGTGCAGTAGTCTCACCATGGATCAAAGCTGTCTGGATATCAAAGTAAGGTAGTCTTCTTGCGATGACAGTATAAGCTTTGATGTCTTGGAACTGATAGGTGTAAGGATCGATATCTAAGATACAGATCCCAAGGTTCACGGTCCCTGGATCGATACCAATGATCCTGAAATAAGGGATGTTAGGAAGTTGAAACACAGAGATTCCTTATAGAGAAAAGATCATAAGTCATACATCCTCAGTAGTACCCATAACAGGTACTACTGAGGAGTAAAGGGTATATGACGCGTATAAAGAGATTAAGGGCGTTGTGTCGTGAGCCAGAGTGGTAGGTTACTACCGATCTTGATCAGGATACGCCAGCCTAAGTTGTCGATATAGCAAGATCTGAAGGTAGAGAATACGTTACACATCTGTGCAGCCAGTACTTCATTCATGGTGATCTGGTTGCCTTGATGAGATACTTGCATACGAGTATCAAAACCAGAGACCAGACCAAACTCAGAGATGATAGCGAGTTCTTCATCATTGAACATGACGTTAGCGACATGTCTCAACTCTTCACAGTCCTCAGGCGTGAAGATGATCTCGATCTCATTAGTGACTTCGACGTATTTGGCATCTACTACGTTGATACCAGAGTTGGCTATCGCTTGTGGCTCAGGGTTTAGGTTAGAAGCATTAGGGACAAAAGGAATAACGTTTTTCACACCATTTTCTACTGAGGATAACCACATCTCTACTTTGGATTTACTAAAATCAAAGCGTTTTAGATAGTAAGCGATATAATCTTGTCCGTTGTAAGTCTCTTGTCTTCTTAAGGCATATTTCTCTCTGGATCCTGGTGGGATATCATTATCCAATTCTCTTAGGACAAAAGGAATCATGCCAAAAGGAGCTGCATCGGTAGAATGATGCTGCACTGGCTTGATCTTTGGTATGGTGTTACTAAGCTCAACCCGATGTCCTTTGTTACCAATACAGAGGTATTTGAGCTGAGGATAGTGATCTTGCGGTAGTCCTAAGGATTGTTGTTTATTGATCCCTAGTTTCTCATTTAAAGTAGTATTCGGGATGACCTTGAAAGGAAGTCCTTGGAGGATACAGTTGTTCAGATAAGCACCATAAGCGGTGCGAGTGATGGATTTCATAGATGACCTTTATTGAACTTAAGGAGTAGGATAGTAAAAACCTGTACCAGTGGTAAGTGTAAGCTTCTTCTTCGTCGGATATAAAAATCCTGACATCGAAGGACTGAGTTGTAGATTACGTCTTTCTTGCTGGAGATCTTTCCAGCGGTAATCATGTCCATAAAAATCCCTGATCTTGGTCTTCTGACTATCAGTGAGTTTATTCCAAGAAGAGATCCCTGGGATATCGATCAGATCGTCATCATTTCTAGTGAGTTCATCTAAGGTGAAGACATCGTAGTCATTCTCGATGAAGTAGAGTGAGACTATCTCTTCTTCGGTCTTAAGCTCACTAGACTGATCGACCTGATAGACTTCTTCCCCTTGTTGGTAGAGACGGTATTCGTCTTTACCCCCTGTGATGATCTCTCCATCCCAGAGTTCACTACCATAGCCATCATGATCAAGGATCTTGATCGGTTCTTCCTCAAAGAAGATCAGTCCTTCTCCATATCCTGCGATGTCCCCTGGAGTAGGAGGCGTGAAGTCAATGACAAAGAGATCCGTGTCGTTAGCTTCACCGATGTACTGCACCGAGTAAGAAGAGAGCTGCTTGAGTAGAGATAACATCGCACGATGTACCGCACGCGTAGAAGAAGTGGTATCTAGATTGGCACCAGTTGCTGCTTCAAAGATAGCCTTATAGAGCTTCGCCCAGTCATTCTGAGTATATCCACGAAACTCAAGTTGGTTCTCTTGGAAGAACGATTTATAAGTTTTAGCCTTCAAGATACCGTCAGTATCGGTGTACTTAGGCGCAAGCTCTACCCAGTGATCAGAGTAGAGACGATACACCATGTTCTCCTTATAACCACGAAGTACATAATGGTTCTCATCAAGAGCCAACTGGAGATTACGGTTTAAAGTACGACTGATGACTTTAACCGTCTCGTAGAACTGAGCGATAGAGACGATATTGGGTGTAGAGAGTTTACTATCCAAGAGTGTTTTAATAAACTCAGGCTCTACTTGGGCAAAGAGTTCACTCTTGTGGTTAGGTTTAGTCTGTCCAAGTAGCCTAAGCTCTGACTCTGGGATATGCTCTAAGATAGGAACAGTCTCTACTTTGATATCAGGGATACGATAGAAATCATAGCCAAATGACTTGTAATACGCGTAGAGATAGAGTATTAAAGCATCCTTAGACTTCAATCTGATCTGGTGTCCATTAACATGATCTACAAAGAAGACTGAGGATCTGAATATTCCCTTACTAGACCAGTCTGCCCAAACATTCAGTAATGTCTTACTGAACTTCTCGGCTTCAGCATCTGTGTAATCCGTGATCTTGGATTCAAGTACCTTGGTGTGTAGGGTATTTGATAAACTATTCTCTAGCTTTCTTTGGAACTGATACTCGAAGTCTTGTCTGGAGATAGGGTTATCTTTGGCGATCTCATCTTCTTTTAGAAGCATCTGGTGCAGACTAAGATCATCATCAGGGGTGGTATCTTCAAGACCATTGATCGATCTTTTCTGGAAGAAGTTAGTAGGATAGATCTCATCAGGCTGTTTAGAGCTATCATGCTTGAAGTTATATTCAGCGATAGGCAGATGACGCTCGGTCATCACTTCCTTGATCAGCCATCTTTGAGTTTCTCTTTTACCGATGTTACGTTCGATCCAGTTGATGTTCATGTAGAAGCGTAGCATCTGTTTCAACGTCATCGCATCTAGGTAATCATCCAAGAAGCCATGACTAGAGAGATAACGTCTGACATGGTAAGAGTGTGCTTCATTGGTCTTACACTTAGACTTACGGATAGTTAAAATGGCTGGTAGTAAGTTAAGATAGAAGATACCTAGGTTGGCTATAGGCCAGTATTCATCAGAGAAGCCGTATACTGGAGCTTCTCTTCTGAACTTATACGCTCTGATCCACTCTTGCAGATCTTTGATGAAGGTATATTCATTCTCCTCGACGAGATTAGGAGGATAGGAAAGTATCTCTCCATCAGGAGCAGCGATAGCTTTATCTTTATCTGCTGGATAGAGGATACCTAAGATCAAGATCTCTTGGTCAGGATAACGAGATAATAACTCTTCATAGAGCACTGTACCAAACTGATAAGCTTTGGCGGTTGCTCTATGATCTCTTAAGTTCTCTTTAGAGAAGATGATCGTCTCTTCAGTGTCAACTGAGACGACTACCATGTCTTTATCTAAGAAATGATATTCCCCACAGATGTTTTTGTAGTATCGCCATTCCTTAGGATCATGGGGATCTACGATGACATTTTTACTCCTGACGACCTCATTCATGGTGTCAGCGATATACTCAGATTTCACGACCATAGAGCGTGCTAGCGCGATACACTTGTCTAAGTATATCGCGTAGTAATAGTCGAAGTTAAAATAAGATTTCAGCATGTCTTGGTTATCCTTTGATTTTGAACCGATACAGGAGCATCTTAGATGGCTACATCTACCATCCAACACGTCATCAATGATCTTAAAAAGAATACTGGTGTCCAACCCATCCAACTGATCCGAGATCCGATCCAATCTGCTATTCTGTCTAAAGCAATCTCTGATAACAACTATAGAGTCGAATACGACAGACAAGGTAACAGAAAAGCCTTCCAGCCAGATATCAATTTCTTAAAACAGCTCTCAAGAGCTAAGATGCAAGATATCGCAGATGCAGAGACGGTGATGCAGTTACTGCCAGATATCGAGCTATCTTCACAGATCTTGATCTCATCTATACTTTCTCCGAAGGACATGTTGACGACGACGTTGTCATATGTCCCCCCTGAGACCGTCTGTCCTCCAGACGTGGCCTCATCGTTGATCCGGGTGATAAAACAGTATTTTTCGCTAAACTATAAAATTGAGTCCAAGCTTCCCAAGATGCTGAAGGACATCTTGTATGAAAAAGGCTCTTATGTCGTCTGTGTCTTACCTGAGAATGCTATCGATGAAGTCATCAATAACAACCAAAGACTCTCCAAAGAAGATTTTAACAATCTCTTTGGTGAGATCAAAGAGAAACAGTCTTTATTGTCTCCCTTAGGTATCTTAGGTAAATCTGATCGTAAAGAGCATAAACTATTCTCTCTAGAGAACTACAAGAAAACCATCACCTCTAAAGCAGATAGTGAACTAGTGTTCTCTTTAGAAGAGTTGAATCAAGAATTCGATCTAGGTATTCCACAGGGATACGATCTTACTTCTTATATCCAGGTCTCTGATAACTTCTCTATCCTCTCAGTACCCAGACTTGAGTCTTTCTTAAGAGCAAAAACCTTAGATGAGATCATCCATTCGCAAGAAGATACCTATCTCGCAGATCGTGATCTTGACAACATCCTCTATAGAAGGATGTACTATCAATCAAACACCTTGGTACAAGTCAAGACCAATGATCAAGGATATCGTAAGTCTATCTCTGAACCATTAGTGATGCATCTACCATCAGAGTCAGTGATCCCAGTCTTTGTTCCAGGTAACCCTGAAGAACATGTTGGTTATTTTGTCTTGATCGATGAAGCAGGTAACCCAGTATCCAAAGAAACCTCGATCGACTACTACAATGAACTTAACCGCATGACAGAGACGAATCGTAAATGTCTTACGTCTCATCTCTTGGATAAAGCCAAGAACCTCTACGATGGTAGAGGGGACCAAGGTTCTCTCATGTCAGCACGTAATAGATACGATAGTGCAGCACGTACTTACGCATCTATCATCGAGAAAGATCTCATCCAAAGACTTAGAAATGGTATCTATGGCAAGACTTTCTCTATCGGCGGTAGTGATGAGATCTTCCGGATCATGTTTAGTCGCGCACTAGCACAGCAATTTACTCAACTGCTCTTTGTCCCAGTAGAGCTCATGACCTACATGGCATTCAAGTACGATGAGAATGGCATGGGGGTATCACTTCTGGATAACCTAAAAACAGTAAACTCTCTTGCGATATCACTGATGCTTGCTAACAACAGAGCAGCCGTGATGAACTCCATCCCTAGAACCAAAGTCACCGTCAAACTCGATGAAGATGATCCAGATGTTGAAGCCAGACGTGAACAGATCGTAACAGAGTACATGTTCTTAAAAGCTGCTAACTCTGTCCCTATAGGTGTCATCAACCCAGTAGACATTGCGACATGGGCATCTCAAGCCAACGTAGAGTTTCAGTTTGAAGGCGCAAAAGACATGCCTGATATGTCAATCGACATATCAGAGTTTGCTTCCCAAGTACCCAAAGCTGATACAGATCTTGAAGAAGATCTCAGAAAAAGACGTATCATGGGACAAGGTATGTCTCCAGAGACAGTCGATGCCTCTCGAGGGGCAGAGTTTGCTACATCGATCGTCCAAGAATCGATGTTATTCGCACGTCGTACCATGCAGTATCAACAGAAGTTCACCCCTTTCATCGCAGATAACATCAAAAAAATAACCTTAGCGACACCGATGTTGATGCAAGATCTCGAAGAGATCATCTACAACAACTACGATGATGTCATCAAACATCTCTTACCAGAAAGACAAGATTATCAGTCTAGTCAAGATGACAAACTCAGGATCGTCAGAAAAGCAGCTATCGCCTTCGTCAAACAGATCGAAGTAGAGCTACCTAAACCGAATAACCTCTCAGTGTTACGTAAGAAAGAAGCTTTCTCAGACTACATCGATGCGGTCAATACCGCAGTCGAGTATTACATCTCTTCTGAGATCCAAGATCCAGAGATGCTAGGAGAGCTTGCCAACATCGTGGAACCTGTGAAGAAGATGATCGTGGCTAAGATGGCTAGAGACTGGATGGTAGAGAATGACTATCTCCCAGAGCTTAATGATCTTATCAGTCAAGATGAAGAAGGCAAACCTGCTTTTGATATCTACGAGACCACAGCAGATTTCTCTAGCAACATCATCAAGAGCCTGGGTAAGTTCTATGACAAAGCGAAAGTCATGAAGAAACTCTCTGACATGTATGCCAAAGACAACGACATCGCTGATGATGGTGGCTTTGGTGGTAGCAGCAGTTTCGACAGTGGTGGTGATAGTAGTAGTGATGATAGCTCATCTGGAGATGATTTTGGTATGGATGATCTTGGTGGTGATATGGGTCTTCCTGACATGCCTGATATGGACATGGATGAAGGACCCTCTGACGATCAGATCTGATCCCAATGAAAAAATAAAAGATGTCATACGACCCCTGATACACCCATGTGGTGTATCAGGGATATATGACGTGCATTATTTAGATAACAACTTGGTTGTTGCAAATCCAGCAGCATAGCCTACTGCTGCTGAGATTGCGACGACCGCTGTCATTCCCAAAGAGAATTTTAACCAACTTTCCTTTTTAGCGGATTGTTCTTCTTGCTTAGTTTGTTGATCTTCAGTTTGGTTTTGCTGATTTTCATTGCTCATGATTGTACTCCTGATTTAGATTTCAAATAGCTTTTATAAGCATAGTAGCATGTCCAGCCTAAGAGTGCTGTCCCTACTACACAGTTAAATGCAGAGACGATGAAAAGACCATCACCATCTCTTGCATCATTAGTAGCGGCTGCCAATATGCAGCCAGCTATCATGATTACAGATGAGAACATCATCTGCATGATAGCTTTAGCGTTTGGTGTGATTCCTGCTTTACGCAGGAAACCTACACCTGTCATGTGTAGCAACATTGCAACAAAGTAAGCGTTGCATGCTACAACAGTTAAGTCTGACATGAAAACTCCTTATTTACAGAAAAGTTAAGAAGATTGATGCTCAATCTCATGGTTGTGATATATATCTGAAAAAGTTTAGAATGCATTTTTGATAAAATCAAAAATGACATCCTGCTCCTACGGAGTAGAATGCAATATAAGCGACATACATCCCTGATACACCTATATTGGGTGTATCAGGGTGGTCTATATGACGTCTACTCATCTGTCTCTGGTAAAGAGAGATTCAATTTACCATAAGTACGGTAATCCACCTTTTCTCTGTGGAAGAAGTCTGTGTAATCTCCGTTAAACCCATGGATGTGTTCTACTACTGTAAACTTGTCTTTTAACACATGGATCAGTTTGTAGATATCAACAAAGTATCCACTATACTTACTCTCTAAAATGATCTCTTTCAATGGGATTTTGGTCTTTCTCTTGATATCCAAATGACAGACATAGTAGTCAGGACTATCACCTGGGTCGATCACCGTTCTTGTATAAGGTCTCGTAAGAGCGATACCACCGTCTTTGATGTAGTTACTATTGACCCCATCGACGATACTTAAGAGATGTTTATAATCCTCTCCCTTGGGAAGATTGACATATATATCCCCGTATAGACTCCATTTATCCTCAGCATCCATCAGCTTGTGATAGATCACGAACTGATGTTCGCCTTTGGGGATGATGAGGTCATCACCTTCGTAGCTGAAATGAAGGTCTTCAAAAGCGCTAAGATAAGAACGTAGACCAGAATCACTGAGTTTCTCCCAGATCATGATCCATCGTTGAGTGGGGTGATCGTAGCGATAGGTTGGATGATCCTCAAACGTGTCAGACAGGTCTATGTCAGGTGCGAAATAAGGGATATGGACAATCACTACGTCTTTGTCTATAGGGTTGTCTAACAAAGCAAACTGATCTTCGGTCAAGATAGTCTTTTGACTATAAGACTGGTACTTCCGATGTAAGGTCACCTCAGACAACGGAATGACATTTTTACCTCTCAGCAATGTGACTACTTTACGATCATTTAAGAAATCTTCATTATTCGGTTCAGACTGTTGACCATAGATGTTGGTTTTGATCAAGACATGACGAAAAGATTCTAGGTAGGTCAGAAAGTCTTTATGGTCATAGTTGGCTTGCGGTTTATTGGGTATTGTGGGTTTCATGGGTATACTCCTATGTTTAGATATAGATGGTTATATAGCCTAGACGACATTTCCTCGATGACGACTACATCGTCATCTCAGATAGCCTAAACGGCATAACTCCTAGGCATCCCTGATAAGAGGGATACCTAGGATATATGTCGTATGACGTAGTCTCTCCGAGACGCTATCGTAGATAGTGGCAAGGAAATGACGTGTAGTATTTAGACTTCCAGTACAGGTACTGCTACCATACCCAGATAGAGATCCGTATCATTGGTTCTCTTGATGAACTGGATATAGAGGTTGTCTGTTGAGCTTAATGCATCATTGATCTCCAGTTGTTGATTCCACTGGTTGATCGCAAATGGGAACTCTTGTGATGATGGGGTGATGATCTTAAACATCGTAGGTGCTGGAGCTTTCGCTTCTTTGAATTTGTCAAATAAAGGTTTACTACGATAGTAGAGTCTTTCTAACCAATCATCGATGTTGTTCTCATTCATGGAGATATTGACACGTTTAAGATTCTGGTTCACAGTCTGTACTTGAGCGAAGTTATTCTCACCGAAGTAAGGATACTGATCGATCTCAAAACCGACTGTCCACGGATAGTTGGTTTTATCGGTTGCTTGACGTTGTAATACCACATCGAGTACTTGGGTATGGATGTAGTTCTTAGATGCAACAGATGCTTCTTTCAAGTCTAGTGACACAGAGATGCGCTGACTGACACCATACAAGGTACCTTGGAATGGCGGCTTATTAGCATTGTACTTGACATGGGGGGTGACATAGAAACACACTGATCTCTCGAGATTTAAGAGATACCATTCCATGCGATAACCGTTGACCGCATCTACCCATGTCGGATAACCATAGAGCTTGACAGAATAAGCATCATCTGGTCTAACTGTCATTGCTTTGTAATGACGAGTCATGAACTTATCACCCAAGATAGACATATCGATGTTGTTACCTCTCTGGATACCAACAGCTGTCTCATCATCAGAGAGACTGTATCTTAGATCAAAGTCTACTTCATATCCCACGATAGCGGAAGTATAATCACGAAGTCCTAATACTGCAAACTTGGTACCATCGACCGGTAGTCTCTTACGACTACCGTCTGAGTAGTGCACTACACCAAAGAGGTTTAATCCTCTTACAGGGACGTTTAATGGATATTGCAGTAATGACGGATCGGTATCTGCGATAAATGGGGATTCCAGAGTGATATCGGCCACTTGTTTTTGTGCGGTATCAGTCTGTCTGATCACAGCTGTGTTTTCGATGATCATCTCTCTGACTGCGACGACACCACCTGTGTCGTTATAGACAACCACAGTGACAAACTCACCATCAGGCATCTTGACTGTGGTGTGACATGGTGGGATGGATTTTACAGCATAATTGGTTTTACCATCCGCTTCTGCAAGTTCTAATCGGATGTTCTGGTCTACCATGATCCCATGTTGATCGTAGACCATGGATACTACTTGTGCGGTGTTATTGAGTCTGCTACCCCGGATGATCTGGGCATGATGGGTCATGCTACCATAGACCTTAAATCTCGCATCTACCGTCAAGGTGTATGGTAATACCGAGGTATCTAGGTATACACGATAAGTCTCATGTCTGGCATATCTGTCTGTTGAGATCAGCTTATCGATCTCTTCGATACGCTGGATCTCACGCAGACCTACGATCTTTCTTAGCTCTGCGATCATGGTGGTAGTGTCGATAGAGACCACGATGTAGTACTCGTTGGTCTCGATATCACAGACGTAGTCATTGACTTTAGGGACGTATTTACCTTTACCTTCCTGACCTTTGAAGATCTCATCAAGGTTCCAGATCTTCCAGACGGAATCTGGTTCATAGACAGGTGCGATACCATCAGTCCCTGTGATGATAAGTCCTTTGTTATAGAGTTGTGGCATAATCGATTACCGTTCACGGATGAAGTGGGAGAGGATGACTTTACCTTTAAGGTAAAGCTTGGCGATCTTACTCAGTAACTTGTACTGCAAGATATCGATATCAATCACTTTGTAGTGCGGATGAGGATGGATGATGACGTATTCATAGTCGATACATTGGTTTTGATACACAGGATCGACTTTGAGTAACCACTCGTATTTCTTACAAGCTTCTAATACGTCTTTATCTGCATAGATAGAATCTAGTTTAGGGAATACGAAGGTACCTTTGCGGATATCATCCAAGATCCAAGAGAGAAATGGAGAGTATAAAGGATACAAAGACTTGATCGGAGGGAGATTAGGATCTCTGGCCTCAGGCTTAAATAAAGTCATGTAGTCAGAGATTGACTGTTCTACCTCGACCGACTCTCGTCGTAAGGTATAAGTATCTTTAGCAGTCAGTCCTCTCATCGGAACAATGAGATCTTTGATCTGATAAGGCTTACCCTCAATCTCTGCGAAGGGACGATCTTCGATCTTCAAAGTGGTGCCTTCTTCAGAGAAACCAATAACGGATCTATCATAGACCGCACCTCCTATGATGATATTTAATACCTTATCATCTTTTAAATCATATCGCTTGTTATAAGAGAGTCTGTTGAACTGCACATATCCTGTCTGTTCAGGATTCTGTAAAGAAAGATCTTTATTACAAAAGCCATGATGTCTTACGACGATCTTTTGTTTTTTACCAGACTCTACTGCATCTAGATATTCTTTACAGACGATCACCACTCTTGGGAAATCGACAAAGTAGTCAATGTTCCTCACCAAAGCATGACCATTTAGATAGATATCCAAATGCCCACGGGGTACTAACATCCGCATCCTTTTCTTGGTCTGACCTGAGGTGACCACCTCAGTCAGATAGAGGTCTATGATGCCATTATCGAGTGGTTTCTCGAATAAGTAAGCAAGCACCTGATCATCTTTACGCAGTAAGGTCGTGTGGTTGTCATTGTTGACCAACCATTCGATAGTTTTATTACCTTGACTATCAGTGTTGACCCTAAAGAGATTGTCTTCATTATCCGTGATATCTACCCAAGCATCAGGCTTTAACTCTAGTCCTTTCTTACAACGATAGAGTCTAAACTCTTCGTTGTAGGGAATAGTGATATCCACTGGGTTATAGATAGACCCTACTTCTTCAGTCGCTCTACCTGAGAGATGCTCTATCAACTTCGTCTCAGGATGCTGGATCTCGTAGTCTGTGGAGAGTTCTGTATTGTAGAAGTCTATCAATACCCCATGCTCATCATACTCCCAGTGCGAAGAGATCTGTCTTAAGTTTTCTCTCAAGATCACTTTACGTGATGATCCTTGTTGATAGATGTCTTTCTCGATATCAGGAGAGTATCCTGTCAACTGAGAGATGGAGTGGTAGCCGTAAGCATTCTCGACGATATTCGCATCATAGACGACATCAGGACTAGAGATCAGCTTAGTATAATCTCCTTGCTCTAACACATCAGCACGCCATGCATTCACGTTACTTCTAACGCCTAGCATGGCATTTCTTCTGTATTCAAAAGGCAGTTTGAATAACTCATGTAACTTGTGGCTGTTGTAGATCAGAGGTCTGTCTAACATACCCCGTCTGATATAGTAGTCTATATAGACATCTTGGTCATTTAAGAAGATCTTCTTACCGCCTCTTTCTTCATGCTGATTTGAGTGATCCATGAAGCCTACCACATACGGGACGACCAATGAGTAGTCCCGATGGGTGATCTGTCTTACGCTATCACTTTTCACTCTGTGATAATACACACCGTATCTACGTGTCAACACGTCTTCTTTGTGTCTCACGATAAAGAAATCGATATCGTCATGGTAGTCGATGGTGTTGTTGACATTACTATCGTAGGTTAAAAGATACTTTCTCTTCTGGTCTAGTAATGAATCAAAAGTACTCAGATCCGTTAACTTCAAGGATACCTTCTTATACACGGTAGAGTCGTAGACCATCTCTACTGTGTTACCGATGGTAAGATCATCGACTGTGATATCATTTCTAAAGACCCCATTGACATAAATGAAAAGATGACCACGATCACTGATGTACTTATCTTTAAAATCCCTGAGTTCTGCGACTTCTGTCTTGTCTTGGATGACAAACCCCTTGACCTTGACGAAGTCTTTCTTCAAGTTTCTTCTAAGGACATTGAAATACGCTCCTGAATAGAACCTGAAATAAAGGTCTTCTTTGTCAAGATCCCAAGGGATAGATTTGACTTCACGGACAGCAAAGATGAGATTACGACGATCTGTCCATCGGTACCAGGCTTTGACATTGGGGATCATGATGCCATCGATGGTGAAGATGTTGATGATCATCTGGGATCTTTCCATGATATCATCACAGCGGATCCATCTGTTCTCATCTGGAAACAACCCTAAGAAACCCGGGGTGAGTTGTCCGATCTGATAGACATGGAAACGATGTCCTTTCTCAGGAAGCTCTATCGTTCTGTACTGGATGGTGATGGTATTTCTCACTCCACCTATACGAGAGATTTTAGCAGCTTTCTGGATAGACTGATCATCTTGCTTAGGGTTAGCCCAGACATGTTTAGCACCATGCCAGGTGAGATAGTTAAATTTCAAAGGACTTGGCATAACTCCTTCCTTCTATGAATAAACCTATATACAAGAAGATCAGATCTCCTCATCCAAAAGACTCTTAATGCGTTGACTGACATTCTTAGCATCACCTTTGAGTACTCGCATGACTAACTGTGACAGTCCTGTTCTTCTATACAAGACTTCATTGATAGAAGCATAGACCAACCCTACAAATGTCGGTGGATGCTCGATAGCTACAGCCAATGTCTCAGACTTACTAGAACCCATCCAAGTAGAAGAGAGTAATGATATCAGAATAGCTGAGCTTAATTGACTCAGTTTAACGTTATCACACTTACTCTTGATCAGCTCTACTAAGGAGTGGATATCTGTCAAAGGTTCTTCGATATCGAGCAATGTTTCTTTTGCAATCAAAGTGGAGATCTTCAAGGTCTGGGTGATCTTGAGTAATGCATCATCCACAAAGAAACGATCGAACTCACGTTCAGGTGCAAACAAAGAGATATAGTACAAGCATGCCAAAGTCTCGATCATCACCTGTTCACGCATATCCAGACCAAAACGTTTGGTGATGACTTCAGCGATCCATCTGCCGTAGATCAACATGATCTGCGGAGAGATATAGCTGATCACTTTAGGATCATTATTGATCCAGATAGACTGGAGTTTAGCATTGTTGAAAAGGAAGTTATACTCTCCTTTAGAGGTAGCTTTGACTTCCAGATCTTCTAAGTTGTTCCTATAAGCACTATCGACTTTCACTTGAGATCTTAGATCGATCACAGTACCTAAAGTCTTTTGGTTCTCAGTAAAGGTAAAAGGTTGAGACAGTGGCGTGATATGACCACCAGTGATCGCAAAGATATCTGTAGTCATTCTGGTCAGTTCACCTTTGATGTACTGACTTAAGATCTCATCGTTGATCTTTTTGACAGGATAACCTTGAGTGACTGTCGTGTCATAGGGGGAATAATAAATCGTCATGGTTGAGTTCCTTATCTTAACGGATAACATACATAGATACCCATGGAGCATTTCTCCTATGGAGCATCTCTCAGGAAATAAGAACGTGTCTTTGTATAAACGTCATTTCTTCCTCGCTATCTACGATAGCGACTCAGATAGCCTGCGGCATATCACCTTACCTCACTAGGACTACTATAAGTCCTAGTGAGGATGTATGACGTCTTCTCTTTTATAAATAATTTTCTACATCACTACCATAGGGGGTCTTAAAAAAATAAACTATGAGACACCAGCACCTATATACGTTATATTCGTGCAGTTTACTGTTCTTTTAATAAGGGTTGCACACCCAGATCACTGTTGATCATCATCAACAGTAGTAAACAGTTAACAAGGTGTCTTTAGTGCACTAAAGACACATCACATCACACGTCTTGTCGTGATCAGGCAATGACGGATGTGGATTTCTATATTTAAAAATCATGGAGACTATCTATGGCAAATGTTTTTGTCCCTGTCAATGGGGCACCTACAGTCATCGCGCTAGGTACTGACGATAAATCGCTCAAGCAACGTCGCTATGAACGCGCTCCTCGTGCCATCCACTTACCTCTCGTCTATGACTTCGCAGAGTGGGGTGATCACGAAGATATCCATCACGTCTATGGCAACACCATCGGTCTCACCTATGGTGATAAAACCTTAGACATGAAGACCAAATACACCACTCACGCAACTCCTTACTTGCAACTCTTCCTGTCCAATGCCAACCCGATCATGTTTAAACGCTTGGTCCCGAAAGACATCGGTCCCAAAGCTTCCATGCGTATCTCCATGGATGTCTTGGAAGAAGAGTTGGATGAATACGTACGTGAAGTCGATGGTTCTTTCAAACGTGATACCAATGGGGACCTTGTCACTACCGGTAACAAGATAAAAGGTTATCTGGTTAAGTTCACCAAACAGATCATCCCGATCGATCCAGCTACTAATGAATCTACTTTTGGTAAAGCTACCATCACTACTGGTACACAGACCAATGCCAGAGGTGAGAACTCTAAAGTCTATCCGATCTTGGATCTGGAAGCACCTCACCTCGGTGAGAAAGGTAACAACTTCGGTATCCGTCTCTGGGCACCGACTACCTTAGACTCTTATCCGATCAAGACCAACATCTTTGAAAAAGACAAAGTCTATCCTTTTAGAGCATCTTTGATTTCACGTCTGGATGCTGAGTCTTCTGCTAAAGTCGTAAACAACATCTTTGGTGAGAAACTCGATGATTTCTGTCTGAAGCCTGGTCTTGTGGATAAAGACTACTCCAAAGAACGTTACATCAACGATATCTTGGTTGATAACTATCAAGATCTGAATCCTTCCCAAGGTAATCCACTTCGATATGGTCCCTTTGGTCGTCTGCGCCTTTATGACGACAACGTTGAACGTGTCGCTAAACTGATCCTGGAAGAAGAAGCCAGACAAGCTTATACCAATAATGATCTCTTTGCTAAATCTGTAACAGGGGATAGTGAAGACTTCTATCTGGTCAACCTCTTTGGTCTGCAGCAGAAAAATGGTATCCCTTATCAGTGTGCAAGATTTGTCTCTGGTAGTGATGCAGTAAGATTCACCGAGAACACCAACCACTGGTTGGATGGTGCTTCTGATGGTACCATGACCAATGAAGAATTTGCTAGACTTGTCGCACAGGAGATGGATCGTTGGGGTGATCCGGATGATGAGTATCAAGACTTCATCCAGTATCCTTGCTCTTACTTCTGGGATAGTGGTTTCCCCTTGGAGACCAAGTACAAGATCGCGAAGTTTATCGCACATCGTAAGAACACCAACGTCTCTTTGGCGACTTATATCGATGGTGAAAGACCACTGACTACCAGTGAAGAGTTCTCTCGTCACATCGCGATCATTGAGAACGTACGTATCTTTGCCGATAGTGATTACTTTGCCACCCCTACTTTTAGAGCATCTGTTGTCTCTCGCTCTGGTAAACCACTGCAGTCTACTTACAAGAAACGACTGCCGTGTAACTTCGAGCTGGCGAATATGATCTCTCGTATGGCAGCTGGTACTTCATTCAAATCTACCTATCTCTTCGACAGAGTCCCTTACAACAAGTTTGAACTCTTGGGTAGTGTCGAGTCCCTGTGGGCACCGACTACGATCCGTAATAGAGACTGGGCGATGGGCATGATGTGGCCTGAAAGACTGTCTCAGAATGAAGTATACTTCCCGGCAGGACGTTCTGTCTACAAAGACGATACATCAGTGCTCACCTCAGTATTTGCAGGACTTGTCGTTGCTGAATGTCAAACTGTCGGTATGTACTGTCAGAAACAGTTCTCAGGGATCATCGCGACCAAACCTCAGCTGAAAGCTCGTGTTGAAGATTACTGTCGTGAGAACCTGAAACAACGCTTCGCTGAGATGGTGCGGATAGAGCCTACTTGTTATTTCACCGATGCTGATAACTCCAGAGGCTACTCTTGGACTTTGCGTATCGCAGTCTGGTTGCCGATGATGCGTACGGTTGAAACGCTTTATGTTGAAGTCCATGACTTGGATTACATCGAAGCAGATAGCCCGGCATTTGTATCTTAATCTAAAGGAGTCTACTCATGGCTAGAAATAGCAACCTCTTCACCCGTCCTGCCAAAGCTCTAGATGGACCTGATGCAGGTCGTCCGCGTAAGGATGGATACAACGACATGTATGCTACCGGCGTCAACCGCCGGGTAGCAGACCTTCGTTATGGTGGTCAGTTTGGTTATTCTCCTGACTTCACCACTTGGGTCAACGCCCACCCTTACGTCTCCCGTAACCTCATCCCGATCCTGATCGAAGCACCACTGGCAATGAAAGCATTACCAAATGCTGACCACTGGATCGCAGCATTACGTTCCTTGATAGAGACCAAACCTTTATCTATCCAAGGTTTAAATGCTACTTTGCGTGTACAGACCACTGAAACACCTTTTGGTGGTAGTGGTCAGCAGTTTGAAGTATTTACCAACGTCACTGAAGAGAAACCGAACATCCAGTTCACTTGGGCTGAGACAGTAGGTATCTCTATCTATCGTTTCTGGAGTGCTTATATCAGATACTTCATGATGGATCCGAACACCAAGTTCGCGACCATCAACACCATCCCAGGCTCACGTCTGAATGACCTGATGGCAGACCAGTATAGTTTCACCACGCTCTTCATTGAGCCTGATGAGATCCATGGTTCTGTCAACCAAGCATGGCTCGTCACCAACATGTTCCCGAAAGGTACTGGTGATAACACAGCTAAACGTGATAAAGCCAACGATCTTGAAAGACGTGATGTCAACATCGAGTTCACGGGTATCGCTCAGTATGGTGCAGGTGTGGATGATTTTGCACAAACCATCCTCTCTGAGATCGATATCATCGGTGCAGATCCGCATGGTCGTGAAGCCTTCATGCAAGAGATCTCTGGTTATGTCCGAGACCTCAGAGGTCAAGGATACGAGTCTTCAGCTGAAGATATCAATCCGATCAACCGTATCCGCAATCCTAAAGCGAATGGATGATGATGTAGATCATCATCCATGAGCTCTCTGAGACAGATACCGATAGTGTATCTGTCGAGGAAAAGCCAACGGCTAATTCTGAGAGGTTACTGTAAGTAACCTTGAGGAAAAGCTAACGGATAATAAGACGTCATATACCCTACCCAGGATACATAGTCCTGGGTAGGGCTTTATGACATTTATGCCGTGTATACTTCTATCTGAGTCACTATCTCATCAAGGTTTCACATCACCTAGATTCATCTCTAGTGGTTCATACTTAGGCTTGACCATAGTGGTGATGCGGTGTTTGATGGATTTTAATATCTCTAACTGTTCATCTGTCTTGTATCGTGGTACCATGCTATCCATGATTGCATATCTTGCGATATTGCGATGTTCGATATCTTTATCATTCTCTACCATAACACAGAGTTCATCTTTGATAGCATCTACATGACAACTGTAGTTGTTCATCTCACAGGCATGCTTCACGACTTCTAGCAAAGTCGATGTTGCTTTTTCGATATCTTTCTCTCTCACTAAGAAGGTGAAATAGATGTTGTAGTGATCATCAGTCGCAGACTCCATGGTGATCGTTGCTGTATAGCTTCTGATATCTATTCTTTTGGTAGTGTTGATCTCTGATAAGAACTTGTGGTATAAGAATCTGTCTTTTAACACCTCTAGTGATAATGCACAAGTAAGTCTCAACGCGCTATAGCCTTTGGCATTAGCAGCGGTTTCTTCATTACGCAGTGCTTGCATGAGATCTTCATCATTGTCAAGATCATTGATGGTGTTGATGCCTGTGCCTAAGAGTGATGTGTAGATAGACTTCAACTCTAAGATCGGGATGATGGATTGGTGTTGACCGAGACGATTTAACATGAGAGTACCTCTTTAGATGTAGGTTTGGTAGGGGATGACTTGGTAGGACAGTCTTTTGTCGTAGTACTGTTCTTTCTTCGCAGACTGATAGTGCATGTGTTGGATGATATCTTCACAGGAGAAGAAGTAAAAGAAAGGATTGGTGTCTTTCAAAGGTCTTAGTCGTCCTATGGTCTGCTTGTTAGACTGGGTAGATGACAAGGCGACTGTTAAGATATTCAAAAACAGTCCTGGGATGTCGTGTGCTGTAGATGCTGATCCAGGGGTCGTGACTCTGATATCAGGATCCATGAGGTTGGTATAAGGGTCTTCCGAGACATATCTTCTTACATCCAGATCAGGATAGCATTCCTGTAAATACTTCGTCATCTCTGTAGCCATAGCAACAGTGGAGACGAAGATGATCGTTTTACGTCCTTTCTCGTAGTTGGGGATATAGACTTCATCGATCACGGATTTGACCATATCGAAGTATCTTTCAGTAGTGGGTTTATGTTTTAAGATAGATCCTTCGAAAGCAGTATGACTGTAGCCTTGGGCAGATTCATAGCGGATATATCTGGGATCTCTGAGTTTATAGACCAGAGAGCGGATATGGATATACGGCTGATGGGTATCTGGTTTAAATCTCTGGTCTAGGGGATAGACGAGATTGCTCATCTTCTTCAAGAATGGATCATCAGGAGTCAGTGTTGCAGTAGTCGTTAAACTCATCTCTACATTGGTGTATAAGAAGAGCTTAAACAAGAAGTGAAACTCCTGATGTCCTTCATCGATCATGAGACATCTGGTTTTGAGTAACTCGATATACTCTTGCGGTCGATACGGATAGATCTTATCAAAAGTCTCCAGATCAAAGTTCTCATACTGACTGATATAGCTTCTAAAAGTCGCTGTAGAGATGAGTACTGCTTTGTAGAGATAGAGCTTATCACATTCGATGATCTTAAAGAGCTTCATCAGAGAACTGTGTCCTTTGACGATATAGACTTCTTCAGGCAGGATTGAGGTATTCTGGGTGAGATCTAGATACCATTTGTCAATATACCCTGCTCTGATCATCATCACAAATCTACTCTGTAACAATGCTCCTACTTTCATCGATACCAAGGATTTCCCTTCCCCTGTTTTAAGTTCTACGATCTTAGCAGGATATTTCATTGGCTCTAGAGCATACTCGATAGCACCTTCTTGGATCTCTTTCAAGACGAACTTAGGATCGATATCGTATTCGACTTTGTCGTATTGACTCGTGTCTACGGGATGATCTTCGATGGATATTTTATCACCATAATAGCCATAGCTTCTTAGATGGTCTAAGAAGGATGGAAGTTGATTTATGTGTAGTCTGAATATCTGTTTGTTGAAGTCCATCGCGAAGTATCTCGCCTTGACTTCTCTCACGAATTTCCCTCTTTCTTTACGATAGCCATAGTGGAGGTTTAGTTTCAGGTATCCATTCATGATCCCCCGTATAGGGGTGTTTTGATAATGATCCGGCATAGTGATCGTGAAATGGTGGGAATAAGTGTCGATTTTTAACATCGTCATCCTCTTTTATATAAAAAGACATAGTGTTGTGGTATCGTAAAAATAAAAGACGTCATATTACCCTGATACACCCACTACAGGTGTATCAGGGATGTATGCCGCGTAGCAGTTACTTGTGATGATCTTTACAGAAAAGAGATTTGATCTTATCCCGTAGTCTCTTCCAGAGACTCGGTCTACCTTGGATGGTTTGGATGTAGATATCACCATCATGTTTCACGTAGACGCCTTTACGAGAAGGCGTCGTGTCATTATTGTTATTTGGGTCTTCTTGCATAGATGTCTCCTGTATATCAGCGTCATAAAAACCTTACCTAGGTCACCCTAGGTAAGGAGTATAAACAAAGGAAATACAAATGGCGATGGCTGTGATGTCAAAGATGTTCATGACCTAGGGTAACCCGCCCAAAAACATGATCATCATATCCAACACCACAGTCATCATAAATCAGCAGAGTAGCCACAGCACCTGTTCAGGGAGTACGCCACTTGCACTTGGAGGTATGGAAGCATGCGACAAGTGCCATGGCTACATATATTTACTTAACTTCCGTAGATTCTATATTTCATCACTTCTCTAGGCAACAACATATAGTCAAAGAGATGGTCAAGTCTATTGGTATTGGTGAAGGATATGGGGTTTGTCAACACCTTATCCTGCGTCTGAAATGCCATATAAGGACCCAATGACCGATGAGTCATGGTCTCTAGCATCACCCCTACCCCTGAGTCTGTCCAAGGTTTAGGCATGGAATAATCACCATCTTTAGCAGAGACGATCATCGCAGAGTATGCAATACCAATCAATACTGACAAAGGTAAGTTCATCTTGATCGCAATGTAGTCTGTCAACTCCTTGATAAAGTCTATCGGTGAAGTCTGATCTCGTTGGTTCTTGAGTTTCACCCTGGATTCTAATATCCCTTCGATGCCTTTTGAGTAGTTTACAGTAGAGAACTGTTTCTCTGGACAGATGAAGATCGGATCTTCATCGTTCCAGTCTACCAAGGGTATCTCATAATCCCCTTTACTGTCGATGTTCAAATGACCATTACGGATATATTTAAGCAAAGCACGTGAACCATGAGCATGACGAGATTGATACTCGAGTCTTACTAACTCAGTCTTCAGCAATGGATCTGCTTTGTTAGTACGATCCATATACGTCATCTTCACCTGACGGATATCGGTTGCTCTGAAGATCGAGATCTTATCGAGATCGACGATGTTTTGGATCTTGGTGATCGATAGCATCGACCTAGATGGGATAGTGAGCTTCAGCTCTTCTTTCTCCAAATAAGGGGAGAGTTTATAGCCTTGCTTATCATCCGTCAAAGTGAAGAACTTGATCTGGTTACCTGAGATCATCAGAGAGGAGGCAACAGCTGACTGGATGACGTGTTTGGTAGACAAAACGTTCTGTGAGTTCTGCGATGCTAAAGTCACACCGACTTGTTGACCGATGTTGGTACCATGGATGATGTTTCTCGATAGCCCACCAAAACAAGTCGCGCACGCTCCATTGGGATCTGGATGGACACAACCAATGATGGTACGGATCTTAAGGACCTGTCCGATAAGATCGGTTTCATTACCGTTGATCATCACCAGTTTCTTGGTCTGATCATCCAGATAGTAGACCCCTGTCATCGAGCGGATATCCTGAATATTACGCACTTCCCAAGGAAGATAGTGTTTACTACCACAATCCCCTCTGTGGATGGTGGCAAAGTTCATGCCGATGAGCTGAGCTTTACGAGAGAAATACTCTACTTTAGATAAGTGAGACTTACTAAAGTGGAGTGCCATAGATGCTGATCTTGACTCAGTGAGACTGTCGTAGAAATCCACAAATCCTTCACAGAAACCTTTCTTGATCGGCTCTGGGAAGATATAGTCATCGATATCTTTCGGATAACCATAAGGACCGATACATTGGAGCAGCTGAGAGTCTTTCACCAAACCTGATCTTAACAAGGATGCTGTGTTGTTATCCTTAAGATCAGGATCATTTAAGATCGTGTCTAATACCTGACGATGGATCTCTTGGATGCCTTTTTGACTGTAGTTACCGTTAGCACGGATCGATTTGACTTTGGGGTGATTGATGATATCGGTGATATCCGTGATATCAACCGATGTCACATACCTCGATGCTAATGTAGAGACGTTGTTGTAATAAAGATTGGTTGCATCATAGCCAATCTTTAACATCTTTAATTTGTCTTCCGTATGATCGATATCACTCACTTTACTCGTGTCATAGCACTGATACCAGTCATCGACGATAGAGGATAGCAATGAAAGATGAGTCTTGTTCTTAAGTCTTTTTCCTTTCAAGTGTGGATGAAGATGATGTTTTACTTTAAGTGGAAGTTTCTTATACTTACGGTGATACTCCCAGAAGTAAGAAGAGATGATGGTTTCTTTAGCGTTAGTCTGGATCTCCCCATCATCCATGACCAGAGTAAAGTCTCCAGTGATCTCATGGGGTAGTTCTTGTGGTGGGATCGCGAGTAATTTACGGGCAGAGAGTCGCATGGGTACAACCTTATATATCGATATCTGATAGCATCCTGATGCGCTATATGCGTATCAGGGCTTTTCCTTATTCACATACGTTCATTCGGAGCACCTCATCTAGGAGATAACTCCTGGATGAGGATATATGACGTGTACTGTAAAGATCAAGAGGACTGAAGATCTCGGATGTCTGTATCAGGGGACAAAAACACATCTGTGTGTGCTGGTACCTGAGTAGACGGATCAAAAGGTTTATAAGCGAGCTCATAGCCCGCAGAGTTCATGATGTGGGTCGTGAGCTGTAAGGGTTTACTATACCCAAGAGGGTAGACCTCACGATCGACGATACTATCGATATCGGTGGGTTTATCAGCATTTAAGATATTCTTCACGATAGCTTTACGGGTGGATAATGCATTACTGCGATCATGCATCTCGATTGCAAAGTCACCTCCAGCATACGCTGCTACCACTCGTATCTCGGATTCTCCTAAAACACGTGTAGCCTGTTGTTTGGTAGGAGATGCGTGTTTATCTTTAGGTGCTGTGAAGCTGATGATACCGTTGTGCTGAGTCTTAGATGTTGCAATAGAAGACCAATCATTACCGATCTTCTCTAAAAGCATCATGTAGACAGACCCTATTCGGATCTTGTCAACAGACTCAGTGATGTTACCATTCTCATCGGTAAACTGTACTTTGTCAAAGCAAGATGGATATTCACGATTGAGATCATCTACCATACTGACAAGATCTCGTTCAGTCTCTGTAGGATGATAGTCGATGATACATTCTGCTAAGCAGTCTACGAGATAGTTAAACTGTTTCTCAGGTGTTAAATTACGCATCCATTCTCCTTGCTTAGGAGAGACAAGATCATGATAACGATTAAGTCGCTGTAAAGCATGACTCAGGTGCTGATGATGATCTCTTATTTTACTTCTGATGGTACTTACAGATTCTCCTCTTTGGATACCAAAATAACCCATGAGTTCATTTTCAAGATCATACTTGATGGAGTTGAGATATTGTTCATAGAGGCGACCATTGTTCATGCGGTTGAAGGTAGCTGCTCCATCGGTGATGACGTCTGCACGAAGACCATTCTTCGCGACAGGCATCTCATGGGGCTCGAAGACGTGCGTTATGACGGACTTGCCGCCGTGGATATCAGTAAACTTAGATCCGATGTTAGGGGTGATGACGTATTCTACTACAAACTCTGCCCGCCATTCATCAACTGGTACTGTCTTATACGTCAGTTGCAGGTTAGTCTTCACACCAGAGATACCTTTATTCAAGATAGCCATCGTCTCGACGATATAACGTTGCAACTCAGGTGTGATTCTTAAATGTTCACCACGCTCTTGCTTTAATTTAAAATACTCATTCAACACCTGACTTCTAAACTCAATCATGGCATCACGATACCGTATAGGCTGTACCATCATCTCGTCACAGATGGTATCTCCTTTGTTAGGAGGCTGATGATAGATCTTGATATCTACTACCCGACCACATTCCCCTTGGACATAAGTAGCTTTGTCAAAGATAGGATCTAAGGTTTGCAAAGCTTTGATGGATTGGTCTATAGCGAGTAGATTAGGATCGTATTCTCGTAGAGCCATCAACAAGCCTTTGTGATGACCATTAGGATGAACATACTCACCGATGTCAGGGAAAGGTTTGTAGTTCTCATCATCACCGTAGAGATTTAGAGGATAGTTATTCTTACCCCACTCTACCACTCTTTTCTCGTATATCCTAAAGTTGAATCTTGATAACACGTCTCTAGATATCCCCATCCCGTCTTCAGAGACGCAAGGATGGGTCATGTATGCGACATTAAGTTCTGCACCATAGTTGTACTCACCATTGGGTCCTTTACAAGGGCTATCTAAGAAGATGGTATCTTTAGCGATCGATGCTCCTGTCTGGATCATCTCCGCACCAGGACATCTTTTATACTCATAGCCAAACTCAGGATGAAGACTCTGATATCTCTCTAAGGTCACCATGCCGATGACTCCATCTTCACTCTCGTATAAGAACAAAGTCTCTGGATTTAGTTTAAAACCATCTTTGATATAGTCATTTTCAGGATACCGATGGATCACTTTCAAGATACGACCATTCTCAGGCATCTTGACATGGAAAGTATACTTACCATACTCCATCTCCATCCCTGTCTGGATCTTCTTCACTGTAGGACAAGCGATCACGAGTCTCTGACTGATGTGGGAGGAGAACATCTGCTTACGAGAAGCAGAGTTCGTGTTCTCAAAGGGGTTAAGACTTAACACCCCTTGTAGTTCACGATAGATACGATTGGGTTTACTGGTGCTCATGGGTTATATGACTCCTTTAAATTTATAAAAAGAGAGTATGAGACAGTCCAAACTGTCCACTCTAGTAGTATATTAAATACCTAAAATAATATTCATCCCAGGTACATGACCATGAATGAAACTTACCAACCTAAGATCACCTTAAGTGATCTACAGGATGATTTTGATTACACTGATGATGATTTCAAAGTTGTCCTGGAGAACCATTTGCCCAGGTTGAAGACGTTGTGTTATACGGTAAAGATCGCACCTGCTGAGGCGTATAAGTACGACTATGACTTCTACAATCTGTTAAGGTATAAAAACATCGATTATAGACTCCATTGGATCACGCTACGCTGTAATGATCGACTAGATCCTTACAGCAAATGTAGTGAATTAAAAGCGATATTGGTACCTCCTATGGAAGAGATCCAAAGACTCTTGCTCTATCATCGTTCTATGAAAGCATTGAACGATGAGTAAGCATATAAGATATTTTTCACATGTGAAAAATATCTATACGTCATATTACCCTGATACACCTGTAATGGGTGTATCAGGGATTTATGATGTCTATTCTTTTGTTAGTCCCAAAATGAGAGCTTGCGAGCATCTTGGGATACTAGTCCCAAAACGGTGCATCTGTATCGATATCTGTGGTCACTACAGGAGACTCTTCCTGAGTCGACACAGTTACCGCTGGAGCATGTGCATGAGTAGGATCAGAAGACTTTTCTGTATCTACAGTTTCTACAGGTGGTGTAGCCTCTTTATCCTCTTTGTCTTTCTTAGAGGATTTCTTCTCTGTCTTATCACTTGCCTTATCACTGATAAAAGCACGACTGATGATCTCACTAAAACCAAGTCCTTTGACTTTACCTTTAAGCATTGTTGACCATTCATGCATCGCGGCTTTCACTTCATCGTTATCCTTGATACCCGTGATCACGTAGTCACTGTCTCTGATGATCATCTTCGGGTTATCGCCCATCCAGCACTCGTAAGCCATAAGACAAGATCCTTCGATATTGGGATCTATCACCAAGATCGCAAAGTCATAGTCGTTGTCATCGTAGTAGCTCGCATCATCCGTGATATTGGTCTTAACCAACATCGTGAAATCATCTCTCCAAGAGAGATAGTTGTTTAGATATCCATCTCTTTCATCTTTGGTGATACAAGCATAGTGGTCCTTAAGACGAGCTGTGATCTCAGAAAAAGGTTTGATCTCTGCTTTAGGGAGATCAAGGTTTACATGGGTTGGGATATCAATACCAAGACCAGTCAACTTAAGCAAATGTACCAACGCTCGATAAGCGGGATCGACAGAAAAGATCCTCCTTGTAAATAACGTCTTGTTCTCGTAACTACACTTGATGGTGTTATAAGTCTCATCAAAGGTGTATTCAAGTTCTGTAGTTCTATAAACACCGTAACCTGTCCTTAAGATCCATTTAGCATCGATGTTTTCCCCAGTGATAGTCTCTATCGATACAGCACTTTGTCCATATGCCGGATGGTCTACTTGGAAGAGGTAGTGGTGATGGATAGTCTCTCCTTGATAGGGATCACTTTTCTTATGGATGCCAAGATCTGAGATATCGTGGATCTTGCTATCTTTCAGATAGTCATAGATCGCAGTCGTTGACGGCATCTTGAGATGACGATAGCTTTTGGTCGTAGGGGTACATTTAAAACTCTGGTACATGTGGTATACTCCTTTTAGATAAACTTCAGAAAGATGATCAGTCAGGTAAAGAAATCATACACGTCATACACGTCATAGATCCTCAGTAGTACCTGATGCGGTACTACTGAGGTAATCTGATTTATAGCTTTACATCTTTAGCGTCCATGACGTGGAGAGAACGATCACAGTAACCTGCTTCATTGATCAATCCTCCAGCAACACCTTTGCTACCCAGATAGGACAATAACTCTCTTAAAGAGGGATCTTCTCCACCTGCGTAATGCTCATCTTTCCTGATATCAAAATACTTGTCTCTGACGCGATAACTACCATGACGATCCATGATCTCGATCACTTGCTCTTCCATCCCAGCGAAGTATCTGGGAGTATAGATCGTCACAAAAGGATCTGCTCCTGTATATAACCCTGGGTTAAAACCATCAGTACAGCGGATACGAAAATCATAGCGCTGTCCACCACCTTGCAGACTTAAGATGGTGGTGACAAAACCATACTCACAAGACTCAACATACATCGTCGTGTTGGTATAGCTTTTCATCCGAGTAGTCAAGAGATCCAGATCAAAATACTCATACTTCAGATGCTTCTCTTCCCGTTCGATGGTACGGTTGGTAGTAACATCACCGATCTTGGTCGATGGACGTTCATAGGTGATCAAAGGGATCTTGCGTTCACCAAAAGCTCTTATCCTGGCTAATAAGTGGATCAGTCCAATAAACTCTTCTTCAGCTCGACTGGGGTTGTGGACCAGTTTATCCCCGCAGTCTGTCTCATAACACCAACACTGTCCTTCACGGGTAGTGATGAAGTAAGACTGACGTAGGTCTGATAAAGATCCCCAGGGAAAGACTATCGCAAAGAAATGCTCTCCTTTGAATGATTTCCCTGTAGTTTCTCCTGTAGGATCAGTGTAGCTACTCAAATACTGTTCTTTCCTGGTGTGAAGTTCAATGATGATCTCTTTCTGATCTTTCATCAGGGCTTTGATGGTGTATTTGTCATAGGGGATCTTCTTGTTACCACTCATGGTGTCAAAAGGACCTACGATATTTAACCGTTCTGATTGGTAGATGGTATCATGGATTAGGTCGTGTAATCCTCGATAAGAATAGAACTTATTTTGGAAATTTGCTCTAGGGTCTTTAAAATGTTGGTACATCATAGGTTCATCAGTCTGTAAATAAAAACTATAAGAAGTACTGTAATTACAGTGTTTTTAAGAGAATTTATTCAATTTGAAGAATTGATAGGATAAATAATATTCCTATACTTCTTCGTAATAAACTCCTCTCAAATATCTCAAGAGATAGAGAGAGCGAGTGAAAAAAAGATCTGAGCAATCGATCTAGTTGAGTAGAGCAATCAATCGACAGATCAGAGGGAACGACCTATCGACCGAACGATTTGATTTGAGAGAGCGATCTATTCAAACGACCAATCCAGTTGATCGAACGACTGATCAAGCGATGCTAGTCGAGAGAGTCTAGCAATTCGAGTTGAGCGAGTTGAGCTGAGCTGATTCAAGTGAGTTGATTTGAGTAGAGATGATAGAGTTGAGTTGAGAACAATTAATCATCAGTGGGCCTATGGTCCACTGATGTAAAGACACTAAGGAATACCTTGTTCTTCAGAACCATGCATATCTCCGATAT